CACCCTCGTTGTTACCGGGTCGCTGTAAGTAATTTTCTACAATAGCAACAATCGTATTGGAAGAGTCTACCGTAACGAGCCCTAGCTCCCGTGCATAGGAGTGGTAGTCTTTCGCAAAAAAGCGAAAGTAGGCGCCAATACGCTGCTGATAACTTTCAGTGAGCGCCATTATGTCCTCTGAACGTCCACAAACATTTGGGTGTCACCCGTAAACCCCGCACCGAGGTCAGTGATGTGGTCCCAAGCGTAAGTGTGCTTCACACCACCTTCGTAGCGGCTTAACGTCCCTGCGCCTGATGCAACAAAGTTACTGAAACCAGGCCAGGGGGTTCCGCTTGCCCACAGTGTAGTCCCTATCGTTATACCGCCCATTACTACGTTTACCGGGCCAGAATAACTTGCTCCCGCTGGTGTAATGTCAGTCGGTGTTCCATCGGGGTCTACAATCATCGACCACACATCGGAGCCATCTCTGGCTATTTCAATCACATCACCTTCGATTACAGTCGCCACGCTCCCCGCTTCGACTATGTTGGAATCCAGCGCGCAGTAGAGGCTGTTTACATAGTATGTCCCTGAGTTGTTCCAGACAAAAAACCCATAAAACTCTTCCGCATCCAATTTCACAAGAACTAGCAAACAGTAGCGGCGAGAAGAGTAGGTCCGCAAGTTAGCCAAATTTGCCAGAGTGAAACGAAAGTTGAAAGCGCCATTAACCCACCATTTACTCTTCACGGCAATACCGGCGTAACTAGGAGCATTACTTGACGTAGTTGGACCGAAGGTTATAGCACCTCCTGTTTCATCCACTTGAAACAAATTGGAAACTTCTGAAAAGCCAAACCCTCCGTCATAAGTCCAGTTGTATGTCGCGGGCTGGACGATTTCCCAGAGGTCTTCATCAATGCTGGCATCGCCAAAATCGTCACTCAGATGTGAAAGAAGAGTGATTCCCGTAGGTTTTGTAGTAAGCCCAGTCACCCCTTCAGAACCAACACCACTTTTCTCAGTACAAACAGAATACGGAGGGGATTCTGCACCGCCCTGACGATAGCGCGGGTCAATATCGGCTGACCCGTTGCTTGCGAGGTCGTATGTCTCTATTTCAGTCGTGACATAACTCGACGGCGTAGAGTCCGCAGCCGACTTATAATCGGCGCCCTTAGTGTCCGGGTCGTAGATAACTCCAAAGTAAGGATATATAACATCGGAGCCGGATTGGACTGCCGTGAATGGTCCTTCCTGAAATTCATAAACCTCCCAACCTGAACCGTAGATTCCATTGCACCGCACAAGGAATACCTGTTCGATATTGGAGATGTCGTCCCTAACCTCAAAAACTCTTTCGTAATCACCCGCAGACGAGCCCTGCCAAGCTGCCGGAAGCCAGCTATTCCGCTCAGTTGAAGCTCCAGTAGTTTTGTCCATCTCAAAGATGCGAACTGCCTGACCGCCGAAACGCTCTGCAATAGCCCAGAACAATTTCCCATTGAATTTGAAAAACGCCACGCCTGTGGTGTAAGTTGACACTAATAAATTTATGGAAGAACTACCTACTGGCGTCCAAGTCGATAGAACCATTTTGTATAGAGTAGCCGTACCCGGAGAACCGCTTACGAGACATAGTGCGTAAACATCTCCATCGACCTCACACAGTCTATAGCAGTTGCTAAGACCACCATGCCAAATCCAACTTGAGTTGAACGGATACTGCCAAGAATACGACCCTGTAGCCGCTGTCAGAACATGGAGTTTGTCACCAGCAATACAATGGTCAGAGGAATAAGTATTAACAGCAGTTACCTCGTCTACCGGGTAAAAAGGAGAGTATCCCCATCCTTGGGAACCGTAGCACACGAAGACAACCCGGTCAAAAAACGGAATTATTCTGTCTTGACAAGAACGTATCATGCACTGGTACGCTTCGTCTTTTTCCTGGTGATACGCCCACCATCCCCAATAATCTTGAAATCTGTGTCCTCCTGCCGGAAAGAAAAGCCGTCCGCCATAGGTGAACCCGCCTTTGGCGACGTTATATGACTGTGTGCCACTTTTGTACTGCTGGGATACAGACACAAGGGCGCTGGCTCCTTGCGTTACCTTCAGCATGTTACCTTTGGCAAGAGCGCCCTGGTAACGCCCCAGCATCATCGTATGGTCAAGAGCCATTCTAGCTTCTCCCTTACAGGTCGATTTCCTCTTCCAGTTCAGTGATGATAGTTCGTCCGAACGTCCCGATGGCGTTTGCGCCGATAGGAATGTTCTTCGAACTGGACTGTAAAATCGCGTCGTACATGACCTTCACTTCTTGCCCGGTAGGAATGACGCTCGACAACCGCGCCAAGTAATGCCCAGTCTTGTGCGTCAATCTCGAGGTCGGGTAGTTGTCAGGCGTCGTACCCCACAGCTTGCCTTCGTTGTCTGCGTAGAGATAAAGCTCCAAACCTGTCGCCGTCAGAGCCTCTACCGCAAACACAAAAGCAGAATACAACATGGTAGTTACTGGCGCGAATGAAAGCGGGAACTGATGCGGAGGTGCGCCGGGTGACTGAGGCGGCACTGCAAAGTACAACTTACCAGCACCGGACACTGTATTGAATGTGCTGTCCCCACGATTGTCCAGGTAGAAGCCAAACACCTGGTCTTGCCAGTTAACGTACAGTACCGCTTCCGCTCCCCAGCTAGGGTAGGCAGAAAAGTCCATCTTGACGTTACCGACAGGAACAGGTGAGGGTACACCCGCAGGCCAGCCAGGCACAGTGAAGTCGAACTCCGTTCGTACCCCATCCGCATTTTGGGTCAATTGCGCAGTGTAATTTACTACGGGGTTGTAGTAAGGGAGAGCAATCCAAGTGAACTGTACCCGACCTGTCCGATAGTCAATGGTGTTCGTTGCAGTCGGGTCCACATCCCCCACGATGTTGCCTTTACCGTCGTCATAAGCGAGCAGGGTATCTCCACTGGGCGACGGCACAGGAGCCCCGTAACCCCCGATGAAGAAACACCGGCCTGCCACTACGGGCATGAGGTACGACGGTAGGTAGAAGTCAAGAGCAAGGCCGTCTCCAACGCCGATGGGCGGGCGCTGGATAATCGGCAGATACTCCGTAAGACGGTCGAGCTGTTGGATGCCGGGCAACACTAGCGTCAAGTCTTCTTCCCACTCCAACCGCGCCTTGTATCGTGCCTCAGCGGCTACTGTAGCGTTCAATGTAGGAACAGTTGTGAATGTGACAGTGACCTTGCCTGTATCGTAGTCAGCAGTGTTGGTGCCTGTCGTATCCACATCTCCCGACATAACGCCTTCGCCATCGTCGCTGGCTTCCTGAGTTTCTGCTTCCACAATGATTGTCTCAGGAACAATCGCCTGCCCGAGAGGATTGGTGAACTCGAACGAAAACTCTGCGGAAACGCCGTCCGCTGTCTGTGAAAGCTCCTCCTTCTCCGAACCGATTATCGAATCAATGTTGACAGAATACACACCTTCGACAGAGTTCAGTTTACGAAAGAGTTCGTTGATGCGAACGTCCCGGCCCGGCATCACTAGCGCCGAGTCGAAGAACTGCTGGACAATCGCAGTCAACTGACTGAATACCGTCGTGGCAAAAAAGTTCCGCTGAAGTGAAACCGAAAGGTAGACGTCGAAGTAGTAAGTCGTCCCGTCCACCATCTCTTCATACACACACTGAAGTCTGCGGGCTTGCAGGAACTTGCGAACCGCTGCCTTCAAAGACTCCCCGGCAGTCGTCAAGCGACCTTCCGTATCGCGGCTCCAAAGAGCTACGTCGATTTGGTTCGATTCAGGAACCTCCTGGTGCAACTTGGCTGCCGCATACGCCGGGGCACCGTACCGCGGGTCATAGTATGTCGAGGCTAATACCTCCCAATCATTTCGAGTAACCGCTCGATTGTTCGCCTGAACATAACGCGGCGCGTAGTGCTGTGCATGGTCGATAGCCTCGCGTGGGTTACCCCCAGTCCCCTTCGAGTAGTTGACAATTCGCACAGGAGTCGATTCCGGATTTACTCCTGCGGCAGGGTCAGGTGCCGCCCCGATGTAGCCTTGTACCTCCAAGTCCAACGCACCCGGTTCAATGTTGCCAACCACCCCGCCGCCCACTCGACACACTACTTTGACCTCGGCACCTATGGGCGGAATCTTACCGTTGTCGTCGTTACCGAAGGCAACAGTTGGCTGCTCAGTATCCGAATAAGTAAGTTCGTACCGTTTCTGAGCTCCTGCAAGAAGGTAGATGCAGTCTACGACTGCTCCAGCAGCGGGAGCCGAACCGTCTGCGGCCAAGCCGAACCGCACCCAGGTGTTGCCCGCGGCGTCCTGGTACACCTTAAACTCTTCAGGCCCACCCGTGTAATTCGTGACTTGAATCCATTCGACACCGTCGATAAGCACGGTGGGCTTGTCATTGTTGTTAATGTCTGCGATGGCATTCAGGCGCGTGAGCAGGTACTCCTGATTGTCCGTGCCGTCGCCCGTGAAAACATCCCGCGCAAGTGCATCACCTTCGATGTAGACCACACTGTCAGTCTCTTCCCACTCCTCGTCCGCAACGGTGATTACTACGCTGCCTTCGATGACGTTCTCGAACGGAACTAGGAATCTCTGGTAGGGAGTACCATCGGAGATGAAGGTGACCTCTTTTGTGATACCTTCCGTCACCACTATGAGTTCGTCAGTGGTGCTGTCGGGCCAGAAGTTCGCAAACGCCGGAATGGTTGCGTCTTCGAGGAACTCAAAATAAGTATCCCCGTAAGGCACCGCCGTACCTGCTGGTATAACTACTGAAACCGGTTGAGTCGGATTCGGATAGGCGCGAATTGCGGCGGAAGCCGCAGTGGGAGGCCGCATCCGGTATCCCATGCCCTTGGTAATTGCGTTGACCGTTTCCCGGTCGTCAGCAAGAACCAGGTAATCGTTCAACCAACGCCGGTTGAAATAAAAGGCGTCCTGTTCGTGAAGCCAAGCCATTGTGGACAGCATGGCTCGCGGAACGTCCTGGTCGAGCAGGGTTTCCCAGTAACCGTCAGGAAACTGGGCGCGAAGCAGCACTATCAAAGCCTCAATAGTGCTCTGGTATGTTCTTGCAGTGTACTGCTGAGTAGGTACTTGCGCCATTATGCTGCCCTTCTCATGTCTACATCCTTGACCTTTGCGATTCGCACCGTCTCCGACGGGTCGTCGTAGGCAATAAACGCTACGGTGAAGGATATAGTGTAGTTGTCCACATCAAACGAAGCGTCCAAACCTACCACCCGCAGCCGGGGTTCTTGCTCTGCGATGTCGTCGAAAGCATAGAACTGAATCAACTGCTGACTAATGGTGTCGTTCAGGTCGAATACATACTTCCGCAAAACTGAACCAAACTCAGGTGCCCACGGAACAGTACCCTTCTCCGTAAGCAGAATGTTACGGATGGCGGTTTCGTACACCTCCTCTACCGATTTAGGGGCGAAGACTCCCTCTACCCCGGACCCGGCGAACGGGAATGCCATGACTGGTTCGGCCATCGTCCTGCTCCATCTGCTGGTACCAGCAGATAAAAGTCTGCTGGTACCAGCAGACTATTTTAACTTAGTTACCGTCGAAAGTTCAGTACCAGGCATCAAGGGCGTACCCGGCGGAACTGCTCCCGCAACCGGACCCCCCGTCGTACCAGAACCGGCAGCAGCCGCCCAGACATATGGGTGTCCGTGGTTCAACCAGGTCTGGGAGAAAGTGGTGCCTAACACTGCTGCCTCTGTCGCACCTAATCCAATCTCCATAAGCGCCGCAGTTAGTATCGCCTTGGCGGTTCCGCTTACTGTAGCCTCCCCCGAGGCTTCGTTTATTTCCACCTTCTGACCTGTCGGTGATTCCATCGAAGCTGTCTGTGCAACCTCACTCAAGTTCAGCTTAAACCCCGTAGGAGTCTCCAGCAAAACCTGCTGTAGCGTTTCGTTCAGAATCAGCTTGTAAGGTTGTCCAGGTCCCGAATCAGAAACGACCTCTACCTTCTTCTGAGTGAGGTCCATAACAATTTGAGTCAGGCTCGGCTGCGGCATCTTCAGGGTGATGGTCTTCAGTTGCTCGTTGATAACAATGCCGTAACCTCCCGGCGTAATCCACATCCAGCCTTTAGGCTCTAACCCCTGCTTGGCTGCGGTGAACTCCGCTGGAACTCCTGGCGGCGTAGTCCGGTGCCCTCCCCCTATCCACATGGGATAGTCCTTGTCACCGTGCTTGAAAATCACATTGACGATAGACTGCACCGGCGGCACGCCAATCAAACCGCACTGAAATCCTGCAAACATAAAGTTCGGCCAAGCCCAAGGCAACTGAAGGTCAGGAGTATCAGTTGCCTCCCCGTGGATGTCGTAAATGCGAATACGAACTGCGCCGGGCGGCTCAGTGGCCGGCGCTTTCGTATCTACTACGATACCATCCCAAAAACCTGGATAGATTTTCATGTCAGCTTCCAAGGGGCACCGCCGCTACTTTCGTGGGTGAAAAGTTGCCTGCCCCTGCTCGATAAGTATCAGAGCCCATTGACATCGACACAGGCGCACCCGTAGCCGGTTGCGGCCCGGCGTAAGATTCTTGCCGGTAACCCACTACAGTTGTCACAATCCGCTCTGGCGAATACGACAACTGATACTCGTAAACCGCATAGCGGCCTTCTGTAAATGCCCCCGCGCCATCTGCATCCTTCGCGGAAATCTCTACCATGTCGCGCAACTGGATGGTTAAGTCGTTCAACACCCGCATCGCCATCCCGTAATAGCGCGGCGTGTGCTTCGCCTGCTCCCGCAGGGCAACCGCGCGAAGGGTATTGAGGTTACCAGTGCCGCATACTACTACTTTCTTTTGGCTCGCAATCGCTTGCGGTAGCTTGTCAGCCAATGCAGCGTTCGGAGCAGTTATCGGACTTGCGAGGTAGAACGCAGGCAACCCCGTAGCGCGGTTGAATCCTCGAGCCTCCACTACTATCCCTCGCCGTGCAACCTGGCCCCCGTAATACCGAAAGCGCACTCGAAAGACCCGGTCGTCGTCTTCTGTGAGGTCGTACTGCCGCACAGAAGGTGCTGCGAAATTAATGGGTTTAATAGTCAACTTTCGCTTTTCAATATTTAGATAGGCATCCCCTCGATTGTTCTGTGAAGGCACATAATCCGACATCAGTTCTTGAAGGAAATTCCAATCCGTTTGATTGGCCTGCCACCAGTTGTCCAAAATAGACGTTGTCTGAATGTCCGGCACCAACTGGTACAGAGCGGCAATCTGCTTAACAACCGAGCTGGCCGTCGTCTGGTAAAACGCTCGCCGCTTGTCTTGCAGCATCATGTTCAATTCAATCCCACCGCCTTCTATGCGCCCTTTCATGTAAGTTCCGCGCAGGTCGCCGTCAGACAGGTCTACAACCAAACTGAGCCAGCCTGTGTCAGAGATATTGCCGTCCTTTTGTCCAGTTACTTTGACTTGGAACTGAAGGCCGTTTCCAATCATGAAGTTCTTCCAGAAGTCCCACTGCGACGTATCAAAATACAGTCGCCAGCGCGTATGCCCGCGCAGAAGGGAGTTCTTGTAGACGAACCTCCTAACAAAGGGAGTGAGGTCCTCAATTCCCTTTTCCGTCAGCAACAGTAATTGTCCGCTACCCGCCACCTGTCGTTCCTTGTAAGGCTTGGTAAATGCGAGCCAGCTTGGGAACAATTAGGACCATCCCCGGCACTACATCACGGGGAACATAGTCAATCTTGTTCGCGATAATCAGCGCACCAGTCAATTCCCGCGTACCGTATTGCTCAAAGGATATGAGGTCCAAGCGTCCGCGGTCGCGCTCTGACACTCGTACCTTTTTCTCGTCGCCATCGAGGATAATCTCCGGGGGCTTCCACAGCCCAAAGAATACCTTGCCCTTGCTCTGAAGGAGCTTGGTTTCCTTGTAAAAGGAATTGAACGGTAATTCGAGTTCAAAGTCAGCCATTAGAGCAACCGAGCCACAAGACTGTCAGGAGTATAACCGTCCTTGATGTCGTACCAGTTGGGGTAAAACCCGCTTTCCGGCTGAAAAGTTAGTTGTACGTTCGCACCGTGGGGTTTACCGGAGATGGGTTCATACGGTCCCATCCAGGTAACCGTCCATGCTGTCACCTTGCCCTGCAAGGTCATAAACAAACCCCAAACAAACAACACAAAGGGAGGGTCAGCCGTCTGTCCACCGTAGCTGGACATAGCCGTTCGGGCGAACTTTTTCGCTTCGCCTAACTTGTACTTTGCCGCCCGCTGCGGCCGAAGGCGAGGGCGAGGGAACGGTGCTGCCTTTATCCAGTTCACCTTGTTCAACATCCTGCCAATGATAACCCCACGAGGACCGAAGGACGCTAGGTCCATACCCGCGCGGAATTGCAGGTTGATATTGATAGGATTCCAATCACCGCCCTGCCACAGCCTGCCGAAGGGTTCTGCGGCTCGCCCCGACGTCTTGACGTAGTCTGCGTTGTACCCTTCGGTGATGCCCTCTTCTACTGGAAAGGACTGAAACTCAATCCGAGACGTCGGGTCGTTCTTCAATACCAGCGCACAAGGCGAATAGTTAAAGTCAATTACGCTGACCATTAGAGCCCCTCCGGCAGCATCTCGTCTGTCGCCTCAGCCTGGTCCATCAGAACTTGCTCGATAGATTCCAGCGTTCGGTGGATACCTTTCAGAATGTTCACAGTAGTCATGCCTTCTCCGGCGGCTGCGCCGGTCGGCTTGCCTTTCATTACGCTTTTCAACATACGCGGAAGGTACTCCATCACACCTTCGGGTGTATCAGGTACAACCCATTCAGGCGTAACCTCCGCAACCTCGACCAATTCACGCTCACGCACATAGCCGCCGCCGGCCATCTGCCGCATCCGAATTTTGGCAGCCGTGACGGCTTGCTGTTTTTGAATCTCCATCTCCGCTTTTTTGAAGGCAAGACGTTGCTCGTCCCATCCGGCTTTACGGAGACGTTCGATAGTACGCGTGATATTCTTGTCCCATTGGGCGGCAACTACACCAGGGGCGGCCTGTGTCTGTTCAAACGCCGCTTGTCCGGCTTCTTCCTTCTCTCGTTGTTTCTTGACAGATGCCTTCTCTTCAACAATGCCGAGGATACGGAGAGCCTCGACAGTGTCGTCTATCATCTTGCTAATCCATTCGATAGCACCTTTGGTATACTCAATCACCTTGCCTAGTGCTTTAATGATGCCGTCCGCAACCTGACCGACTACATCTTCATTCGTTTCCCACCAGTTCACCATGTCAGTAAGAAACTGCCCCAAGTCGTCGATGGCAGGGTCCAGTGCGTCTACTAAATTGATTAACCCATCAACCATCTTGTCGAGTAATTTGATGGCAAGGGGCGTCAGGAACTTGGCAATAAACAGCGCCAGGAGCTTCATCAGTGGCGGCAGCAGTTTGACTATGATGGGAGTTAGTTTCTCGAAAAGTTCCACCATGCTCCAAAGTAGCCCGATGAACTCGGGGTCCTTCAGAGTCTTGGCAAACTCCTCCAACAACGTCTCGAAAGCGTCCCCCAACCCTTTGAGTATCAGGTTGGCTATCTTCTGCATAACCATGAAAAATCGAGGCAGGTACGGCTTGATGGCTTCGATGAATTGAACGGCAAAAGTGACTAAACTTTTGAACATCCGAATCAGAGTTCGGAACAGAGTGCCGCCTACCGGTTTCAGGAAATCTCGCACGAACGAACTGGCAATGTCTTTTATGAGGGGCAGCAGGTCATCAAAGACACTGAGCATATCGTCCAACGCGCCGCTGTCGATGAACTCACCGATGTTATCGACGAACTTCACCATCATCGCCACGATAGGGTCTAGAAACTTCATGATGTAGGGCAAGACCTTCACCGACAATCGGTGAAATGCTACCGACAGCGGTGCAAAGGCTCCGGTGATGGCGTTCTTCAAGGTATCCATCGCCGGTTGCAAGGTATCGGAAATAACACCTACCAACATCATGAAGGGCTTGATTAACGGAAGAAGAGGACCGAGCAGAACTGCGAGGCCGCCGATTTTACCAATGAACTTGAGAGCACTGACAACGCCGCCGAGCCGGTTCTCGATTTGGAACGTACTGCGTCCCCAAGCGAACAGACCTTTGCCTACACGCCCGACACTAGACAGCACTTTCTTGCCGCCCAACTCCGCGAGTTTAACGGTAGTCTTGGACACCCAATCCGTCACCATCGTCAAACCCTTCGTGGTAGTATCCACGAATATATCGACAGAATCGGTAGCCTTGGCAAGACCTTTCTCCAGAGGCTCTGCGACGTACTCGTAGAGAAAAGCGAAACTCTCGACGTTATCTCGTTTTGGCATTACGCTTCGCCTTCTGCCGTTCCTGCTCCAGCTTCCTCAGACGTCGATTCTCCCTGACGCAGTAATCGTCCCTCTGCCAGGGAGCCATCATCGCCCAGTCCGCCCAAGTCAGTCCCCCCTGCCCGGAGTTCAGCATCGAGTGCCTTTGCCGCCTTAGACTGTCTATGCTCGGAATCCACTCGACGAAAAAACGAGCCGTCTTCGGGCAACCTCACTTGAAAGTTAGCCCCACACTGCGGGCAATTCAGGTCGATGTTCATGTAGTAGCCCGGCTCCACGGACGCAAACTCGCGCCGCAGAGACAGCAGGGTAGCTCCGGTAGTCCCGTTGCGGACATAATCCAGAGCCTCGAACAGGTTCACTTCCTCCCCGTTGACCCCTACGATATGCTTTGCCATCGCAAAGGACCGAACAAAGTCGCCCCGCTTTCCAGCCTTCTTGCCCTTCTTGAAAAAGTTTTCAGCGGCAATCTGGTCTTCGATGCGGAGTAGGCGGAAGGTAACCGTGTCGTTGTAGGGAGGGAGCGGTTCCGTGGTGAACGGTTCGTGGAACTTGTCCCGCTCGAAGCCCGGTTCAGTGTCGTAGACGGTGCAATCCAGTTCCTCGAGGTCTTTGATGTGAGGCTCCGAGGGGAACTCTTTACAAACCGGACACTTCGGAGAAAAGGCCATCTCCGAACCGTAGCTGAAACCAAAGAAGTTGAAGAGGAGCGCGACCCAGTCGGAAAACAGCAGTTGCTTGTAGGGCAGGTTTCCCAGGTCAGTGAGTTGCTCCACTTTATCCCGAAGCACGGGGAGAGCGACGGCACCCTCCCCGGCTCCGGCGATAATCTCTTCGTCTTCTCCTCGCATCGCCTTCATGGTGACCATGCCGTCGGGAAGCAGGTCACCGTATAACCAGCCGCACGAAGGCAACTGGTAATTGCGAACGAGTCTATCCCGGTGTTGCCAGGATTTCAGTCTCCCCTGCTGCGCCATATGAGTATCTCCTTAAAACAGGCATCGAAAAATCCTAACCAGCGAACCAGGTACTAGAGATTCCGGGCGACAATGAAGTCCACGGAGAACCTCATTTCCATGACAGCCTGCTCGCCGTCCGCGAAGTCCACCTCCTTCGGAGGTTCGTTCATCGGGAAGAGACCGTCGAGCAGATAAGACCGCCCTTCGGTGTCGTCTTCCTTGAGCAGGACCAGGGTTGCCTGCGTCTTGATGTCGCGCGGCAGCCCCATTATCCCCGTCGTGGGGTTGTAGACACGCCGGAACAGCCGCTGGAGCGTTTCCCGCGAACCCGCGTCGTGGTAGTCGCGGAACGATGCGGTCATCTCCTCCAGGGGCTCGGGCTTCGTGGGGTAGAACACTGTCCCGTTCAGGTAAGTGATTTCACCCCGCCCGACGACGTATCCCGGCACCACACAGCTTTGCAGGGACAACATCAGGATTTCCTGACCACCGGGGACCAGGCCGTCGATGTGCATTTCCAGCATCCCCATGTTCTTCTTTTGGGGATTGTATTTGCCCTGGGCCTGGGCAACGTGGTCCGCGTTGTACCGATAGGTCGGCATGACTTATCCTCCAATGGTTTCTATCTGCGGGTACCAGCAGACTAGCCCGCCAGTCCCAGGACTTCCTCGAACGACACCGCCGAAGGCACGATGATGACGTTGTACTCGATGACTTCGGCCGCCTTCGTAGGCTTAATCATCAGGCGCGCCACGGCCCTCAACTGGTCGCGCACGGCCGGAGGATTCGTCGTCGAGTCGCAGTAGAGGTAGGCGTCTTCCAGCCCTCTCTTAGCCAACATCGGCTTGATAATGAGGCGACCCGTTGCCTCGATTTGCCTCCAGAGAATCGGGTCGTTCAACTCGAACTCGTACCGCATGTTCGCGAGTTCCAGCAGGTTGCCCAGCTTGTTGAGCAGAAGCCGCACGTTGATGCGGTCCCTGGCCTGCGTGACCGTGCCGCGAAGCATGGTCCGCTGCCCGTCGATGAAGATGCCTTCGCCGACCTTGTAGCGGATGGGATTGACGACGTTCTGCCGCGTCCCGTCGAACTCGTACATCACCGTTCGGTCGTCCCTGTCAGGACTGTACCGGATGGTATTGATATCCTCGAACATTCCGCGCTGAGTCCCTGCGACCGGATACCAGACCTCTTTCTCCTGGTCTGTCTTGGCAATGAGTTGCGCGAAGTCGCCCTCGGGCGGCTCCCACACGTCCTTGTTCTCGTACTGGTCGAGGTAATTGAGATAGAACGCATGGCAGGAGGCGTGGTCCGAGTTCACCTCGCTCAGAGGCGGATAGGGCACCCAGGCCGTCGGACGGGCCACACCGCCCGGAGTGGCTGCGTTGTAGTTGCCGTTCACGAAGTCCGTCACGTCCTGCGCCAGGTCCGTGGACCGCACGCCCGGCAACAGTTGGCTCATGTCCTTCGGCAGGCAGAAGTCAGGCAGGGAGTACATCCAGTGCGTCCGCCGCCCTTCAGCGACACTCAACGCGATACCGGCATCCCCTACCTGTCGGTGCCACTGCCCCGGCGATGCCAGAACGTCCACCGCGACTACATCGGTGTTGCGGAAGAGTTGCAGGCCCGTGTAGATGGAACCGGTCTTCGCACCCACGATGTCTGCGCGGGTGAAAGCGCCCGTCATGCCCAGGTCTTGCGAGCCCGTCACATCCGGCTCCGTCCCTGCGCCCGTATCCTCGATTCGGACCAGGTTCGAGCCGGTGCCGTCCGTGGCATTCACCGTTGCGACGAGGTCGTCGAAGTCGTCGAGGAGGTCCCACGACTCGACCGCGACTGAGCCGGTACCGTCGTTGAACATCACCCGGAACCGCATCTTGGTCGCGTCGGAAGGCGAAGCGTCAAGAATGCAGTACAGGCCGTCCGTGATGGTCGAGCGTTCGTTGCCGATGTCGCTCGTCCACTGGCAAGTGACGTGACCCACAACCTCCTCTGCGACGATGAACACTGCCTCGCCGTTGTAGGGCGCGGCAGTCCAGTTGACTGTGTTCACGCCCGTCAGGAAGTTCACCGGGTTCGACCCTGCACCGCCTGCGACGTTCTGGTCCCAGTAGTCCGGCGGCCCCGTCGTAGCGAAGGCGACTTGTGACTCGCCCGCACCGGGCACGGACTGTTGCCCGGCCTGGAAGTGCAGCATCCGGTTCGTCTGCCGCCGGATGGGCGCGTCCTCCACGTCAGAGGCGAAGGACTGGGTAGTCCCGTCGCCCCAGCCCACCAGCGTACCATGCTGGTAGACCGCGTGAATCGTGCCGTTGTTCTCGACATTCTGGTTTGCGCCGAAGTTCAGCGTGAGCAGAAACAGGCCGGTCGAATAGTCGAGCCAGTTCAGGCCCTTGTAGTCGTTGCCGCTCGCCGGGTCGGTGTTGTCCAGCCTGCGGCCCCGGAGCGAGTGCAGGTTCAGGCTGCCCGCGACATCGACGTAGGAGGCGTCAATGGTCGCACCTGCCTGCACGTTGGCGCTGAAGGTGATGTCCCACGCGCCCGTGGTGTAGTCGATAGACCCGACGACATCCACTGCTTCCGCGTTGCCTCGCCGCAGCGTGCAAAGCCCTCCCAGTCCGTCGTCGAAGACCGTTTCGGGGGTACCCGGCCCGCCTACGTCAGAGCAGACGAACCGAACCGAACCAGGCACGACGGGAATGTTCGCCAGCGGAGCGCAGTTGGCGTCCGCGCTGTCGATTTGCGGGGCGCCACCCGTTGCGTTGGTGCAGACCTGGTCGGCGGCGATATAGGACCCGGCCAGCCCGGCGAGAGCGTTGCCTCCCAAGTCGGACACGACCATGGCATACTTCGCCGAAATGACCGAGTTGGCGGGCACCTGAGCGGGGAAGGTGATGTCCCATGCCCCGTTGCGGTAGTCGATGGTACCCACCACCGGAGTACCCCCGCCGTCAGCCGCAGTGTTCCAGCCTCCGAACCCGTCGTCGTAGACGGTTTGCGTGCCGCTGGCAGTGGGCGCAGTCACTTGCACCGTACCTGGCACGATATACCCGTCCATTTCCTGACAGTTCGCGTCGGCGCTGTCGTGTTGTGCTGCGGCGATGCCGGAGTCAGTGCTGATGGAGTCTTCCATCGGAACGTGCAGTTGCGCCCGCGCCGTAGCAACGCTCGACGGGCAGACATCCGGCGTTGCAAGTCCGCCCGAATATACGGCCTGCCCTGCGAGAGTCGCCCCTGCCGAGTTCGTGCGGGCGCGGATGTGAATGGTGTCCACCGTCCCACCCAGGAAGAGGGTAGGACCGCCGACCAACTGCACGCCGAACTTGCCGGTGCGATAGTTGACGTAGCCGACGTGAGTAGAGGTTGCGTCCCGCAGCAGGCCCACGCCGTTGTAGGCCATGCCGTTCAGGAGCGTTCCACCTTCGTCGTCCGTCAATTCTGCCCACGACCCTGCGCCCGTAGGAACGCGCACCGTAAAAGCTCCCGGCTGCACCGCCATCCCGAGGTTGCCGCGAAACTCGGTTCCGCCTGCTTCCGCTGCGGTGATGGTGAAGTAGTTCGCCCAGGTGCGGCTGCCGGGCACGCTGTCCATCATGCCGAAGAACCGCTTGCCTGCGATACCGCCAGTCGAGGACTCCTCGCTGCGGGTGGAGGCGAAGGCCCCGTCGTCACCCCCAGCAAGGGCCTCCGGCGTCAGCAGACCCGTGACTGCATCTCGCGTCTCGTCAGGTGCAGTCGTGCCGACGCCACTCTCGACCGTGACCGTGATGTAGGCCGAGTTCCCGTTGATTTTGGTTTCCACATCACCGTTGGTGAGGTTCAACCAGTTCTCGCCAAGCACCGCCCGTCCCTTGTCGAACACTTGGATGTTGTACTCGGTGGACGAGTTCTGCGTGATGGCGATGCTGACATCCCCGTCCGCCCAGGTGCCGGGAGAGGCTGCCTTCACGGTGAGGATTTTGGTCCCTCCACCGTAGAAGGCTTTTTGAGCATAGGCGAGCAGCGAACCGGCGACCCGAACGTACTTGAGCCGGTTGCCACGCCGCAGGAAACGGATGCCTGCCCGCACACCGTACTCACGGTCCACGGGCTTTCCGAACTGGGCGACGAAGTCCGGCTCGGAAATGCTTTCGAGAAGGGTATCGGGCTCACCCTTCGACGCCGCCCCGATAAGGCCGACGATAAGGTCAGCATCACGGGGGATGTTCAGCGTCAGTTCTTCTTCAGTCAGGTAAAATCCTGGCAATGTCATCTTGATTCCTCCTTAGACGACGAAGTTTATTGTGGCTGTTTCGAGGACCACAGGAGGCTCGCCGGACTCGTCCTCCACAGTGTATTGAAACTGCTTGACCAGTCTAACTTCAAAGGGAACTCTAGGCAACCACCCGTAGAGGGTACCCGAAAAGGTTTTCCGAATATCCTTCGGCGTGCTGGTCGCACCAGTTGTCTGGTCCTGGTCCGTGATTCCCTCGTCCGTCAAACGGCAGGTTATATCTCCCATGTATCTACAATGCTCAGGGAGGCTGTACGGCGGCTGGTAGTATTTAGCCTCCCCAAAGCGAACAAGCAGAGGCAAGTCGTCCGCGACAAACATTCCTTTCAGTTGACCTGTCAGAAGGTTCGCGCAGTGCCAGTCATCCCCGCACCAGATGTCCGCCTGAACCGTAAAGTTCTCCGGGCGGGGTTCCATGACTGAGAGCCCAATTCCTTTCTCTTCGTCGATGGCGATACCCCGGTGAATGTGAGTCGAAAACCGATTAGGGTCGTACCCGGCATACGCCATAAACACGCTGATGAAAGGTCGGGGAACTGACGCCTCCTCGAACTCTAGCGTCACTTCTTCGACCTTCCGTCCCGTCTTCGACGCCGACAGACGGCGGTAGTATTCGTACATCTGAGCATGGGCGCGGTCGGGGGCGGCGTACACCACCTTCACCGGCTGCCCCAACCACTTGAGACGTCGGAAGAACTTCAACAGCGAATCTTGGTAAGGAGTAATCATGGGTAAAAGTCTGCTGGTACCAGCAGATAAAAGTTACTCCTGTAGTTGCGCCAACTGGGCCTGGAGTCGGCTAATCCGCGCCTGAATGTCAGTCGCGATTTCCTCGAAGTCATCACCCAAAGAAACGGCCTTGTCATGAAGGACCATCATCTGTAGAAGACGAGCCTGCACGACTTTGATTCTCGGATTTTGAGCCATCGTTCCTCCTACAACGGTGCGCCGTTAACCGCAACCGTCAAAACGTCTACAATGTCGCCCGTGTCTGTATTGACCACCAAAAGGTTTACATTCCAGTATCCAGTCGAAAAGGGCGGAAACAATCCACCCTGTGAATCCCACCAAACCTCATACACTGTCACTGTTCCCGGTCCCCACGGTATCTCTGACAGAATGTTACCGTTGCCTACTATGGCTTGCCCGCCTCCCCCGTCGTCACACGTCGCCTGTAAGTATAGTTCCTCTAGGGTATCTAATGGTCTGCGGACGACTACATATGCCGGGTCAAGCGGGTCAAAACCTGCCCCAAAATCGGCCATGGGCCTGGGGTCTAACAGCATGAGCAAACCCGCTTCCGTATACCCGGCTCCACTTCCGCCAAAGGCACCAGGACGTATCCAATCGCCTGAATCTTCGTCGCCCACCCACGGGCCGTAATCTGCGCCAGGGGTGTCGACAAAAATCTTCCGGCCCTCGTCGTCGGGGCTAGAATACGCTGGTTTAGCTGCCAGCGTCTCGTCGCGGTAGTTCTGCAACTCAAAGCCCTGAGCGTCTTGGTGTCCGCTCCACTGCATGTCTTGTCCTCCTACTTCTGCGTCGCCGACACCTTAGAACTATGAGGCAAAGACAGTGTTTCTGCCTCGGGAATCTTGGCTTTGAACTCTGCGAGAACTTCCAAAGGGTCACGGTATTCTAACACACCGTTTGCTCTGGATTCAGGAGTGCAGCTAATTACCTTGAATCCCTTCTTGTCGAAGGTAGGCTTCAACTCCTCGAGCCTGTTAACTGAGTTCTCGTAGAGGCGTTGGTTCCACTTAACCTCTTCCCCATCGAGCTTAGTCTCCCAGGCGTACTGAGCGTCGTTCTCCATGACAAACCCACAACCTACCAAGTACACCGTGCGGAAACCCAAACGGTAGGCAAGCTGTAAGGCGATGAAGAAGGTGTTCTTCCACCAGCACAGGTCCCGATTTCGTTCGAGGAAGTTACGCGGATTGAACCCGTCCTGCGTACCGAAGAAAAAGGTGTTGGGTCGCCTGCGCCAGGGAAACCCTTCGACGTCGTAGTCCCGCCTGCTGATTAGCGTGAACTTGAGCAGAGTGGGGTCACAAAGAATAGACCGGGAGTAACAATCCGGCTTGTCTCCACCCACCCACATGGTTGCGGGCACTACCGTAGCTGCATTGTTTATTGCCAGAATGTGCGGACGCGGATGTTCGAGCAAGTCGGCAAACTCCCCTAGCGAGGGCGCACCGCCCGCAATAAAACACGCCTCGTCCTGAAACAAATCGTCCAGGTCAATAGGCAACCGCAGGTTGTTTTTCGTATACCGATAAAACACTAGATACCTCTAAATAGTGAGGTCCCACCACCCGTACACTCGCTTGAACATCGGGTCGGGGATAACCTCCATCGGTTGTCCCAGGTTGAACGGCAGCGCCTCGAGATTGACCTTGGCGAAACCGCCCGGTTCGATGTCCCGAAGAGAATTGTTGAGACCAGGAGTAGTTTCGGCGAACAGGTAATCTCCGTACTGCCGGAAATTGGCGAGGGCGGCCATAATCATCTCGTTGGTCCAGTGAATGAACACATCCTTGCAAATGATTAAGTCACAGACGGCCAGTTCTTCCGTGATGATGTCTTTGACCTCGAAAGGCATAGACCGCCTCTTTCGGTCTACGACATCGTAGCCCTGGTAAGTGACGCCGGGCAGGAGCATCTCCTTGACCCAGTTGAAATCGCCGCAGCCGCAGTCGTCGATGGCATCGACGCCATACTTCCACAGAAGTTGCTGCAAGGCGCTCCGCATGGCAGCAGTGTTCTCCAGGGTGGAACCGTAGCCGCAAGGGGTTTCGCCCCCGGAAGTCCAGGCGCGACTGAACAGCTTTTTGAGTTCGTCCTTTGTAGGTATGCTCATGACTACATTTCCAAAATGAGGGTGCCGCCTACTTTGCTGACAGTACCCCACTGTGCTAACTGGCCCTCAGTCCACAGATGCCGGTGCGTTTCATGGTCGTTACCGAATACACCTTTCTGTGGAATCCATTTGGCAGGCGTACTCAGTATGCCGCTGTTGGCCTTCTCCCGAATAAGCTCCAGCAGCCTCGTTCCGTCCTCGAAAGAAAAATGCTCCAGTACGTCGGCACAGATGGCCAGGTCATACGGTTCTACGCTGGGTAGCACATCGAGTGCGTCTCCTACGAGGACCGTATTGTATACCTGACTATGCACCTGATTGACGTAGACAGGAAATACCTCAATAGCGTCAATACGAACCGTCCACTCCTCCTTGTGGAGCCGCCGCTGGTCGATGTCCGTGTACTGCCGTGAAAGCAGGCCGTACAAACCGCAGCCGCAGCCAATGTCTACGATACGCTTCGGTTTCGTCCGGATGATTTTCCATCCGATAGTCGTCAGCGCGTCTGGATACGAAATAGGCATTACACTGGGTTATTCAGTAATAGGTTGAGCAGTTCTCCGTGAAGCTCCTTGTGCAGCACGGAAATATCTGCGTTTTCACGCGCCCACGCGCGACCTGCCTCACCCATGTCCTTTGCGAGTTTGGGATTGTCAAACAACTCCTCTACCCGCGCACGGATGAGATATTCGTCGTCAGGGTCTACCAGAAACCCTGTTTTCCTGTTTTGAATCTGCTCCGCTATGCCGCCCCGGTTCTCGCCGATGACCGGCAGTCCTGACGCCAGTGCCTCGGTCACTCCCCGGCACCAGGTCTCGGGTCCGAAAGACGGCGCATTGACGTAGACAAACACGCCTATCTTCCCCATGTACCACGCGACCTTATGCCAGGACGGCAGTAGCGAAACCAGGCGACCGTTAGCGCTGCTGTAGAACTTGTTTGCTCCGGGCATGACCAGCTTGCTGTTTGTTTTCTCCGCAACCTTGAGCAGCACAAACGGGTATTTTTCAGGACGAGTTGGAGTAGCGATTTTGCCGATGGTGCGCTCGCCGGTGCGTGCGACCTTGGCATAAGTACCGACCTGAATGCAGGGAGGTATGACTTTCCATCGCTGAATAAACCCGTTAGAAATAAGGTTGTTGTACTGCCGCTTGAGGTGCTGTGACACAAAGACGTGCAGGTCCGTTTTAATGGTCCCGTGCACCTTGCTGTGATGCCAGGAAATCGTGGGCCACTCCCGGAGCCATCCCCACGGGGCCTCCCCTTCGACATTGCGGCCGCTGATGTTGTGCAGTATCAGTATGGCCGGGTCAATCTCCTGTAGTGCCGCCCGCGTGCAAGCGCCGTGCATGGCACGGATTCCACCCGCGTTCAACATCTGGAGAGCACCTCGGTCATCCTGGTTTTTGATGTGCAACGCCACATGGACAAACTGCGGAAAGGCCGCAGCCAGGTCGCGAATGAACGTCGGCACCCCTCCCAGGATACAGACGTTATGGACGTGTAGCATGACGTTGTTCACAGGAACTTCATCTGCTGGTACCAGCAGATAACTCCTACCACTTTGTAATGGAGCTCGTCTCTGCTCCGGAAGAGAAGTCGATGGTCATGCGAGCCAACTCAGACTGTCGATGGTACACATCGGAGTCGTTGGCATCGACTTGAATAGACGGGTTGAGCGTCCAGACCTTCCCCATGCCCTTGACATCAGGTCGGGTCCACCACTTGCCTTTGCCGCTTGACGCACCGTAGCTGGTGTCGGAAACGCCTGCCCCTTCAAGAGACGCCATCAACGCCCCAGTGAAGAAGAACTCGAACATACCCTGACCACCCGTTTGCGCGTCGAGAATGATTCCTCCACCTGCCACATTGATGCCATAGGTGGCACGGAGTCCCAGCATGGTGACTACCCGAGCCGCCCACTGTGCCTTCGGCTCGTAGTCCCCGGTGTAGGAATCGGTGTTGACCAGGTAACTCTCCATGAGATACCAGTCATTGATGTTCAGGGTGGACTCGACCTCTCCAGCGTTGTAGGTCGAGTTCGGGTAGGATGGGTCGTTGACCGTTCCGAGCGCGTGGTTCATGTTCCAGCAGTTTGCGAAGGCAACCATGCCCTCGTCGTGAACCTCGTCCACTCGCTCGTTCTGCTGGGCGCGTGTACTCCCGAAATCGTACCCGTACTTGTCCATGAAGATTCCGGTGACACCAACAGTCTTCCACTGGCCCACCTTGGTCTGGAAATTGGTGAGTGTTTCCGTGGTGTCGATGTAGCCGAAGATGATGCAGGACGGGTTGAGTTGCTTCACCCGCGCCACGATAGCACAGGTATTGGAGTAGTCCCCGTGGGAAGGGTTCTCCAGCCCCGCGCCCAGGACAATGAGGCCATACCGCGCAAGGTCTTGGGCGACCAGTTCGTTGTCCCAGTGCGCGTTGAAACCGGAAGGCCAGCCATAGTAAATCATCATGTCTCGCGGACGCGAGTACATCCCCTCGATGACTTGCTGGTTGTGCCATCCGAGCTTCGCGTGAATGTTCTCCAGATTCCCAATGCGCGAAGCATGGTCTTCAGCCCAACCGCCAGCGCCCAGGATAGGCGTATGGTCGGCTAGATAGATGGGGTTGTCACTGTCGTTGAACAACTCACGCCGCGCTATGAATCCCTGCATGAGTTCAGCCTTGGCTGAGATACCCGTCCTGGCGTCGGTCCAGATGTTCGGACCCTTCTCGTAGTAGCCCAGTTCGTTTGCAGGGTAGTCCCACGGCTGACCCGTGTGCGCCGTGACTACTCCCGCAAGGGTGGTCTGCTGCGTCGAGTCCAGCGGGTTCTCAAAGGTGATGTGCATGTTCGTCGGAGTTTCGTCCTCATTCCATGTCACACCTTCTGGCGCAGGAAGACCTGCTGCATCTATTTCGTGCAAAAGCGCGTCCACGTTTACCGGGGCGGCTTTCAGGTAGTCGTAGGTGGTACTCATTAACTAATTCTCCAAATCTCAATTCTAGCCTTACGAATGTGAATTGGGTCGATAGAAGATTGACAGGCATAATCCAAGTCAATCGTGTGTGTCCCTGATGACAAATCGGCGTAAGCAAAACCTCCCAAAGGATGCCAATTTTCGTCATCCTTCGGTTCCCATTTCATGTTCATTAAATCTGTCGAATCGTCCAGTTGAACTCTGGCATAAAAATAATCTGACACATTTTCACCAAGCCACTCGAACGACCACCCGATTCGGTATGTACCAGCCGGAAGAGAAGAGGTAGACAAGCGGAGTTTTTGTTCATACGACGGATACTCCGTAGTAGACTGAGATTCCCCTAAACTTTCTGTGTCATCTGCCTCGTCGCCAAAATACCCGCTACCACCGCCCGTGGGGCCAGTTGGACCAGTCGGACCAGTATCTCCTTCGCCAGTTGGACCCGTTTCACCCGTAGGGCCGGTATCCCCTTGGCCCGTTGGTCCTGTGGGTCCAGTATCTCCTTCCCCTGTTTCACCCGTCGGACCTGTAGGACCAGTTACTCCATCTCCGGTAGGTCCAGTCGGGCCAGTTCCCCCTGCATCTCCGGTCGGGCCAGTTGAACCAGCTTCGCCCGTAGCTCCAGAAGGGCCAGTCTCACCTTGGGGTCCAGTGCTTCCCGTAGGTCCTGGTATACCTGTTGGACCTGTAACGCCAACCCCCGTATCTCCTTGAGGTCCAGTTTCTCCTTGGCTTCCAGTCGGACCAGTTTCTCCCCCAGTTCCGGTAGGTCCCGTGGGTCCATCACCGCCCTGGGGGCCAGTTGAACCAGTCGCTCCCGTAGGTCCGACGTCACCTGTTTCTCCTTTCTCCCCAGTAAGACCCGTAGCGCCTGTAGGGCCGGTTACACCTACCCCGGTTGGACCAGTTTCTCCCGTAGGGCCGTCATCACCTTGAGGTCCGGTTGGTCCGACAACCCCTTGCGAACCCGTATCTCCTTGTGGACCAGTATCTCCAGTGCTTCCAGTAGGTCCGCTATTTCCGGTAGGACCGAGAGGTCCAGTGTCACCTGTCGGGCCATCGCTGCCCGTATCACCCTTCGGTCCTGAGACACCGCTCGGGCCAGTATTTCCAGTTGGTCCAGTTGGTCCCACATCGCCTGATTCTCCAGTGGGGCCAGTCAGCCCTCCTAGCTGGTCGATAGTTTCTAGTGCCGCCTGCACGGTAGTACAACCAGTTGCCAGATGACCGCTGAACAGAGCTGTGTCTACTTCAATTTCATGTGCCTCGTCTGGTCCGGTATTGTGGTACTGGATGAAATCGTCAACTTCCGCGATAGGGATATCCTGGCTGCCATCATTCAACGTAAGGGCACCTGAAAGAGCGTTCTGCCGCAGTTCTTCTGAAGTTAAAAACTCACGGATGTCCCGTAAGTCATTTACGACTTCAGTAGTGCCTGCGGCAAAAACAACTCCAAGGTCTTCAACGAGAATGTCAGAGCCGCCGCTGTTCTTGATTTTGAGAGTAATCGACACGCGATTAGAACTCCCATTCGATGATGACGTTTATCTTGTTGAAGGTAGAACGCCCCGTACCTGCTGTACGGTTAAGCCGCACACCGATGGATGTGCCCGCAGCAGTAGCACCGCCCGCCGGAGTGAGTGCAGCATTCCGGGCACTGATGGTTGAGACAGGCAGGTTAATTTTGTCGATAACTGCGGGGGCACCATCAGGGCTGCTCACCACTTCAACGTCATACGCACGGCTGGCATCTACCGCATCCACCCGGATGGAAATTCCTCGCAGAGTTGCCTGCCGCAAAAGGTCATACCCGGCGGCAGACATCGCGATACCATCCACTCCGCGCATATACGACATACCGCTCGATGCCACGTTGCCCGTGAAACCGAACTGCATCCAGACTTTGTTTACCTGCGGTCCAGTGTCACCTGTCCCGCCCGTGGGTCCTGTGGGGCCAGAATCGCCTGTTGCGCCTGTTGCGCCTGTACCAGTTTCACCTGTCGGCCCGGTCGGTCCTGTCACACCTGTAGGGCCAGTTGCACCTTGAGTACCCGTACCCGTCGGCCCTGTAGGTCCCGTATCGCCTCGGTCACCGGTTGGCCCGGTATCACCCTGCGGACCCGTTACGCCCTGGTCCCCCGTTGGCCCGGTATCACCTTGGTCGCCGGTATCCCCTTGGTCCCCTGTTGGACCAGTGACACCCTGGTCGCCCGTGACTCCCTGGTCACCTGTCGGGCCAGTATCTCCCTGGTCCCCTGTAACCCCCTGGTCACCAGTTGGGCCGGTATCGCCAGTAGGTCCAGTGTCGCCTTGCGTTCCAGTGCCGGTAGGCCCAGTGGGTCCGGTAGGCCCCACTTCTCCCGTATCCCCTGTCGCGCCGGTCGGGCCTTCGTTTCCAGTAGGACCTGTGACACCTGTATCACCAGTCGGACCTGTCCCGCTTGGGCCAGTGTCACCTGTTGGACCCGTCTCCCCTTGCGGTCCCGTTTCGCCTGTCGGGCCGGTGGGGCCTTGCGTGCCCGTACCCGTAGGTCCGGTGACGCCTTGGTCCCCCGTAGGGCCAGTGTCGCCTGTCCCTGTATCCCCTGTAGGGCCTGTTGGCCCTGTTGCGCCTGTGGGACCGCCAGGGGCACCCGTAGGACCGGTATCACCTTCAGGACCTGTCGAACCGGTATCACCGGAATCGCCTGTGGGACCGGCTGGACCGGTGGGGCCAGGGTCGCCTGTGGGACCAGTACCGGAGGGACCTGTCGGACCCACTGGACCTGTTTCGCCAGTGGGACCAGTATCACCCGTAGGACCAGACCCTGTGTCGCCGGTATCGCCCGTTTCCCCGGTAGGCCCTGTTACGCCTTGGTCGCCAGTCGGCCCCGTATCACCTTGGTCACCAGTCGGTCCAGTGGGACCTGTCGTATCGAGCGGTGACCAATTCGTGCCTGACGGGTCGTCGTCGCAAATCCACCACGACCCATCCGTAGTGTTCTGATAGCGCTGGCCGAGCAGTCCTGTGACAGAACCATTGGGTGAACCTGCTCCGGAGAGAACTTGTATACCGGTGTCGTGGTATTGGATAAACGCATCGACATCCGATGATGGAACATCGCTGGTTCCGTCATTGAGTGTAAGCGTACCTGCTCCAGCAAGGGAACGAAGGTCGCCTGACCGCAACGCTTCGCGGATTTCGTCGAGAGAAGTCAGCGTTTCCTGGGAACCGGCTGCTACGGCGAAGCCAAGGTCAGGAATATCAACGCTGCCGCCGCCAGGATTCTTAATAACGAGTGTCTTGAGCGCCATGAGTTAGTTCCTCAATCGGACGGCTACAACGATATTACGAAAAGCAGAACGCCCTGCCGGGCCGCCCGTTTTCTTTACACGGACACCCCATTCATCTCCCGCAGAAAGGCTTACTGCTAAGTCGTCGCGCTCGTTATGTAGCACGTTGTTCAAGGTGAGACTTCCCAGTAACGCAGGTATCGCCGCACTAGAATCTTTGACAACCTCAACGTCGTAGTCTCTTGCTGCGTCTGCTGCGTTTACACGAACCGAAATACCCGATAGGGACGTAGCACTCATTACCGTAACTCCTGCTTGGCGACAGTTGACTTCGCCCGCAGTAAGATACAGCTCTCCGTTATTAGGGACTCGAACCTTCCTTGTAAATAGGTACTCAACGTCAACCGTGCCAGGGCCGGCTATTGCAATCCAGTTACTGCCGTCCCAGGCGTATATTGTAAATGTGTCCAGCGTCAGCCGAACGTCACCTGTCGTATTTCCTACTGCGGGCAACGCTGCCGCATTCGCTACAGGTGCCTTCCAGTGTGTCGAGCCAAACAGGCCCAACAAATCGTCCAGGCGATACGCTAATGCCGCCAAAGCCGGCGTCAGCTTCACCTGAACATCTGGCAGCGGTAGTTGCCATTTCGGAGTTGTATCTACAGGCACAGTACAATCTCCGAGTTACCGCAGAGTCCTTAAGGCTTTCCGTAGCGCATCGGCCCGAATATCCTTCGGCAACCGTTGCCACCTGCGCCGAACAGCTAAAACCGTTGGGCGCCAGTGCGGTCGCGGAGGCATCCCGTGGGGGCCTGCGGTACCGTATTCCAGCCAACCTACCAAAACAGGCAGAGGTACTTTGGCATCCGGATGCTCAATGTCGGGGACGTACACCGAGTACAGCGTCCCTTCGTCTGAGTCTTCTTCCGTCACCTGGATGTTTTCGAGGTAAAACCCAGTCGCAATCAGTGGGCGCGGGTCCAAACCCGCTGCCGCTTTCCGCTCAACGTAGTCTTCCCGCAACGGCGGGAACCGAAAAGGCGACCGGGAATCGAGTCCTCTTGTCCTCGAGTCGTAGAAAGGCATCTGTTGGAGGCGAAGACGGGTCGGTAACCCTTGTGCGCTCCCGGCTAGCACCTTCTCTACGAGCAAGGTGTAACTGCCAAAGGCAAGGTTCCGCATCTGCGGACCCGTGGCTTTGATAGTCTCCGGATACACCGAGGGGAAGAACGCCTTGTTCGTCCGCAGACGATAAGACTTTCCGCCCACTTTAACGGTGTGGATTAGTTCGGGTTTCTTCGCCATCAGGCTCGTCTTTGAAAAAATCCTTCGGGTAGTGAAGGACTGGCTGCTCTTTTTGAATAGTAAGAGGAGAATCCGGCGCGTTAGCATCCATGCGATACTTAGTTGCCGGGGCAGCGTATAGGGCCTCGATGCCTGTCGTGCCCCAAAACTGGTCGGGTTGTGCAGTATCTTGCAGTTCGTAGAGGTCGTTTCGCCACTGAACGAGGTCTTGTGCGCGAGGAAGATACTGGTCATCTTCCCACTCCATGCCCGCTTCACGCACAGCGACAGCCAGGCGGAAGGTTTCTGCTCGGGAGATAACCACCCGCAGGGTGCGGCGATGGTCTACACCAGGCTCTACGACTTCAGAATCGTCGCTCGGCTCGATGTAAAGGAAGGAGGGAATCGGGGAAAGGAACTTACGGAGATGCTTAGATGTCTGGAGGAAGATGTCGTCTTTCGGGGACTCTTCGAGCAAAAAGACGTTCAACCAGACCGGCCGGATGTTGCGGTCGTCATTCTTGGCCTGACGAATCACCAAGAGGCGCTCACGCGCCGAGATTCTATAGGGCCATATTCCCGCCACTGGTCGCCTCTGTCAGTTCCTGCCGAATAGATTCGCGGCAGCGGTCCTCAGTTCGCAAGTCGCCTTGCCAACCGTCTCGGGCAATCCCCTCGAAAAGGTCTGCCCAATACGCGGCACGTTCTTCGAACTCGGTACCTTGTAGAACTTCAGAGGAGCGGCGGGCTACTCGGAGGACGGCTCGCAGTGAGGTGGGACGGCGCACAGGAAGCTGCCGGTAAAGGTCGTTCTCAGCTTCCTTGAGTGCCCGTTCTTTACGAGTCAACCATCCGTAGAAGGAACGAATGAGTCCTATTTGTGTCGCCATTTCCCGCGCCTTCCTTGTCCCGTTGCACCAACGAGGTCTGCAAGTGTCGGCCCGAAGATGTAAGTAGATTATCTCACAGCACCAGAGAAAAGGCAACAGGCATCAAGTGACTTTAACCAACCCAAATCGGCGGAGGAACGGACTTTAAGGAGTTCATCAGTTTCTCCTCAACCTCCGCAATCATCTCCTCGCCCTTCTCGCGCCACACCTGAGCGTTCGAGCCGATTTCGCCTTGGGGTCCGGGTACGACGCCTGCTTGTTCGAGGATGTCAGCAGCCAGCACTTTTGCATAGCCTAACGCCGCTTGCTCGAAGAAGTGTTCGTCGTCGTAGCGAATATCAGTCCCGTACTGCGCCCGTTGACGCGCAAAAAGGGCCATCGCCTTCAGAGGCCGGGAAGGATTGTAGAGGTAAAGGACGTTCTCCTCGGGGTCCCACCACCAGTCCGGTTGGGTACCGGAAAATCTTTCCATGCGGCGAAGGTCCGTCCACCGCTTGAAAAACACTCGCGCCCCTCGCCTACCCCATCGAAGCTGGAGTTGCCAAACGTCAGGCATGGGTGCCAACGGCCCTTGGTCAGCATCCGAGAACCGGATGTCAAGCACTCCGCAGATTCCCACCTCATTCTCGGTCAATTCGAGGTAAGAGATTCCCCCGGCGATAGTGCCGAGGTTCAACCAGCGGAGATGTGGCCGGTAGCGATTCCAGAGTTGAGTTGCCCGGCGAAGGGCGGTGTTGTAGTTCTCGTTGGTGAGTTCTACGTCAACACCGTCCCCGCCGAGGTCGTTGCGGAGACGCTCACGCCATTCGTCATGCGTTGGCATCTTCCTGTTTCTCCAGGATGAACTTGACCAGAGCCTTCTTGTCGCCCTTCCCATTCGGTCCCGCAATCGCTTGCAGTTCCTTCTTGGTCAAAGCCTCGAGGTGCGACTGCGTGTACCTGGGTGGGGCTTTTTCTTCGCTCTCCAATCTGCTGGTACCAGCAGATGAAGACTCGCCCTCTTGGGGCGTTTCGGTAGGAGCAGGTCCCGAAGAAACGGGCTGCTCCTTCCGAATGAGACCTGTGCCCAGATACTGCTCGTAGTGGGAATCGTGGAGACGCTGTCCCGCGCGAAGCGTCACCATACCGCCGTTTTTACCGGGCAGCACACACTCGCGGAGGACTAGGTAGGTGGTTTGTTCGTCCACAGCGGCTTCCCCCTACGACTGCTTGGGCTTGGCAGAAGGCTGGAGGCGGGCGCGGTCGCGGTGGGCCTGGCCGGTCTGTTCCTGAATGACCTGACCCAGGTTCTCAGCCGCTTCGCCCAACGGCTTATCGAACCGAGGGTCGAAGTCGTCCACCTGACCCATCTTAGCCTTGGCGTACTCCTCCGGCACAGATTCCCCTGTGCGAAATCTGCGCTCCTTCTCCAGTTGCGCCTTGAAGCCCTCGTCGAGGTCTTCCGCACGGATAAGACCCTGAACGTGCGGCGCAATCTGCTCGTAGTATTCACCGTCGAGCGAGTCGCCGCGTTTCAGGCTCTTGGACCCGCCACTTTCGGTGGGCACGACGGCCCCGACATCCGAAACGCAAATCCATTCCGACTTTTTGGGTTTCTCTTTGGCCACGGTAGCACCTCCTGAATAGAAAACAGGTACTTGAGAACTACACTTTCATTATACCTGGTATGAAAGTGCAAACAAGAAAGAAGGACCCCGGAATTGCTCCGGGGTCCCTCTTGCCCACACCTGGCTTGCTAGACGTTGATGACGAAGAGTCGGCCGATGGTCTCCGGGTCCACGATGTAGATGCAGTATTCCGAGAGGAGCGCGGTGTCCTTCCGGAACGCGACCTGGTGGATGGGAGCCTTGTAGAGCGGGATGTACATCCCGACGATGGCCGACGTGGACACGAACTCCGGCCCCTTGTAGGAGAGCGTGCCCTGGAAGTTCTGGTAGGTGGGGTCGACGTAGACGTCGATGTTGTGCCGGGTGAGCCGCCCCACCTTGCGCGGACCCGCGATGCCGTCGTTCGCCACGCTGGTCTCGCCCACGAAGCCGTCCTGGGCTTCGACGATGAACCAGATGTCGGGGCTGATGACCAGCTTGTTCGGCATCGTGGTCTGCGTCTTCTCCCAAATGAGCGCCTGGAGGCGCGTCAGGAAGAAGGAGAAAGTCTTGATGTGGAAGGAGTAGGGCACGCCTGCCGGGGCCGCGTTGTCGAACACAACCGACCCGCCCGCTGCCGCGTTGCGGAGGGTATTGAAGACGTGCTTCAGGGTCTCCATCTGGATGAGGCGACCCGCCGCATCGAGGATGGTCGGCTCGGCGTTGATGCCGAAGTCGTTGATGAAGTCCATGACGGACTGCACCGACCAGCGGGCTGCCAGGGCGCGGGGGTGGGCCTCGACCTGTTCGCTGCGAAGCACGATGCCAACCTCGGGCAGCTGGAGCGCGGCCTCGATGTTGTAGTTGTACTTCGCGACCACGGGGGCCGTGGTGTTGGCGGCGAAGGTCACGTTGATGGCGCCCGTGAGGTAGTTGATGGTGTTGACGCCTGCGGCGATGTCACCGACGAGGTTGCCGTTGCCGTCGTCCCGCACCACCTGGGTCCCGTCCGTGAGCTGGAAAGTGTTCGGGATGACCGGGGTGTAGCCGAGGTTCACGATGTAGCCGGGGCCGGGCGGGACACCGACGGCCTCGTCGGTAATCCAGTGCGACGTGAAGTCGTCGCGGCCGTAGAAGCCGGAGAGGGCGTTGAACACCCGACGGCCCATCGGGATGTTGCCCTTGGCGTTCTCCGTCTGCACGTCGAGGAAGTGCACTCGGCCCGTCCGGGTGGGAAGGGGCTGGACGGACACGATGTCATCCAGGATGTTCTGCGCGTAGGTCGAGGAAATGAGCGCGAGGCCCGTCTTGACCCACTGGGGCATGTCGCCGCGGTCCGTTTCCGTCAGCTTCCAGGTCTGCTGGGTGTGCTTGACGAAGTTCTCCATCACGCGGGCGACCATCGCCTTGAACAGCGGGTCGAGTTCCTTGACGTCGCAGTTGCGGGCAGCCGCGATGGGGTCGAAGCAGCGCACTGCTTCGTTCACACCCACCTGGGCGTCCTTGAAGTTCTCGAACCTTTCGACGAGCCGCTTGTTCATCAGAACGACCTGCTCGTTGAGTTCGGAGACGTTCTGGCGGGTTTCGATGCCTGCCGATTTCAACATGGTGAAAATCCTCCAGGATTGTGAGAAGTCTGGTTTGTCCTATCTCTTGGTGCGGTGCCTTCGCGCCAGGCCGGCCAGCGGGTCGTAGGTTTCCTCGGTGAGGTCCTTGTCGTCGCTGCTCACCTTCGCGGTAGCGCCACTTGACGTTTCCATGATAACAGAAGTTGGCTCCTTGTCCACCTCTTCTTCCTGGCTTTCCTCGACTGGAGGCGGCTCAGTCGGGGATTCCTTCAGAAGGTAGAGAAGTTCCCGCGCCGAACGGCGCAGTTCATCCACCGTTTGCGCCTTGCTCAGGATGTGCTGTGCGCGGTCGAGAACGGGGAACTTGATTACGAGGCGGTCCTGTTCGGCTGACAGCTCCTTCAACCGCACCAGGTCGTCCATCGTCTGGTTCATCTCCTCCAGCACTCCGATTTTCTCCTGAGCCTCGTCGAGCGCCTTTTGGAGTTCCTCGTTACGGGCGGTGAGGCGGTCGATTAGTTTCTGCGCTGCCTCGTCGATTTGCACCTGGGACAGAGCCGGCTTATCTTCGGTCACCGGTTCAGGCTCTGCTGATTCCTGCGGCGTATCTTCGAGGGACTCGCGCCACACGCGAAGACGCTTGGCTTTGAGGGCGTCCATGACTTCCTGGAAGTCTTCGTCGTCGCCTACGACGTCGATGATGTAGGAAGCAGGCTTGATGGAATTGCCCCACAGGAAGTCAAGGTAGGGAAATTCGCGTTCAAGCACCTTCTGAGCCGCCGCGCGGTCAGTTGCCGCAATTCCAATGAGACGTTCGGAAATGTTCCGGTGCTGCGCCTCCGTCTGGTACTTCAGAGCGTTCTGGAGATAGAGTTCCCAGGGCTCCATGCCCTGCTGCTCCTTCGGCACCTTCTTGTAGGCTTTCATCGCCTCCTTCTTGCACTTGCGAACCTCTGCCGCGAGGTCGGGGCGCATCCCTGCGGCGATTTCCATCTTGCCGCTGGACGGGCCGTGCATGGTCGTGGCGAGCTTGCCGAGCTCCTCGTCGGCCAGAGACATCTTGTCGTACTGCTCCTTGGCGAAGGCAGAGTAGTCAGGGAGGCTCTTTTTCTTCTCCATGAAAGCCTTGACGACTTTCTCCTTGAGGTCTTTGTCCGTGGATTCACGGAGCTTTGCGCCGACTGACTGGAACATCGCCTTGACTTGCCTCAAGTCTCTTCCGTCAAAGGCAAGAACGGTTTCGGTTTCGGAATCTGTGTCTGTGTACACGAAGGGATAAAGGTCGCTGTCCGTGAAAACACCTTCGAGTTCTTCCAGGTCATCGACTCCGAAATCACGGAAATCCCGCTCGTCGAAATTGATGAGAATCATGTTTTTCATGAGGCTGGCTTCACTGAGCTGTGCCTTCAACTCGTCCGTAACTTCCGCTTCACGAAGCCTTGCGCCAACCTTTGTGTATTCCCGCCGCAAGTCACGGATGCTGCCTTTGAACACGCCAATGAGACTGTCATTCAGCATCAAATCCTTCAAAACCATCACTTCATCGCCAAGGAGGTCTTCCAGTTTTTCCGCCAGTTCCTCCACATCGCTAACGCCGAATGCCTGATAATCATGTTTGCCGACAACAAACAGCACAACATCCGACACTGCGGTAGCTTCCTTCAGGTTCTTCGGCATGACTCCCTCCATCCAGTATTTGCCGCCCCAGACCTTCAGTCGGTAGATGCCTTGCGACGCGATGGGCCGCACGCTGGTCTTGAGGGTAGGCCGTTTCTTGTTAATGGCGTATTCGATAGCGACGGCGGTGTCCTTGTCGTCGAACTCCATCGTCACTTCACCTTTGTTCTTGTCCCACCAGACCTCATTCTTCCAGAGGTCGATGGGGTAGTCGTTCTCCACGAAATCGAGTTCGTCGGGAAGAGACTTGACCATGTGGCGCTGTCCCTTGCGCGGCGCCTCGTCGAGTTTGTCTCCTTCAGGCTTTTGCTTGCTCTCCAAACGGTCGAGGATGCCGTTGTACCTAACAAGTACCTTGTTCAGTAACTCGTCGTAGGTACGAGTGGGCGGCATCGCTTTCGGGTCCATAGCGATGTACAGTTCCTTGCCGTCGAGTTGCACCCGGTCAACTTCATCGAAAGCACCAACCCACTCTGACACAATGTCCCACGCTTTTTCAGCACCGCGAATAGTCTTGAAAGTATAGATGTGGACGTTGCCCTTGGCCTCGTCGAGTTCCTCAACTCTGCTGGTACCAGCAGACTTTTCAGTCTCGGAGAGTTCACCCAGGTTGAGCCAAACATCCCAGGCGTTCACGATACTCTCCCACTGGTCGATGGTGCCAGTGACAAACTCGTCCCAGTCCATTTCGTCCGGGTCGAGAAACTCGATGATACCCGTGAGCGCGTCGAGGTGTTCAGCGAAGTCCGGGTCGATTTGCTCCCGCTCCATTTTCTTCTTCCGCAGGAGCGCGTGAAGTTTTCTTGCCGACGGCTTGAGCTGCCTGGCGCTGGCTTTCAGGTCGGAAATGTCGTCGCCGTCGGCAGCCAGATACTTCAAGTCGCCTGTGTTACCTGTCTCGATGTCGGCCATGCCAGACTCGACCCAGGCATCCTTGTACTTGCCCGTAGTGCTGACGAAGAACTCCTTGAGTCCCTTGAGTTCCTGGCGACGTTCCATGAGAAGTTGCTTACCGGTCTTGGGACCTGCCTTGGATGTCTCTTCGGCCGATTCCTTCGCCGACTCTTCGGACGCCTGCTCCGCCAGCGCCTGTTCGTAGGCTTCGGTGAGGCGCTTTGTGACTTCCTCCGTCACGCGGGCGTCACCCACGGACGGGTCGGCCACACAGTCCCAGGTTTCCGGCTCGAAATCTTCCTGCACCTCGTCCACACCGTCTTCCATCTTGACGATGGAACCCGTCGCGCGGGAAGAGAGGCCGAAGTTGAGGCGGTCGTCGATAAGGGAAGCGATGGTGCGGCCGGGAATAGTGGAAAGTGTCTCGAAGTTGATAAAAACTTCGTCGCCTTCCATCCACGCCTCGGTGACAAGAATGGCAGCCTTGTTGAGGTCGGACCGACCGTCCTCGGGGTGCTCGATATGGCCGAACACCTGGCGGGCCACGATTTTCGTCATGAACTGGGAACCCTCTTCCAGGTGCGGCCCCCAGGTCTTTTCCTTCATGTAGCGGCGCTTGTTGCGGTTGGTCTTGTTGCAGTGCTGCGCCTTAACCCGCTCAACCCGACGGCGGTTGTTTTCCAGCTTGGTAATCTTCGCCTCTTCCAGGCGAAGGATGACTCTTTCAGTCAGCAGTTGTGGCATGGTTCACCTCACACTATAGGACGCCGAGTTCTGCGGATGCCGAGTTTAACCCCGGCCCGACGGCTGTGCAGCGGCGACTCTTGCGATTGTGCGGCACCGCTGAACAGCCGTTGGGTCATGGTCATCTCCTGAACCTCCTTGTCCTCAACCGGGACGACTTCCTGCTGGCGCGGGAAATACACAACGTGCCCGTAGAGTCCAAGTTGGTCCTTGATGTCCCGCGATTTCGGAAGGTGGTTGAACCAAGAACGGTCTTCCGCCTTCTCGAGGTCGATACGGAACGTATTGCTCTTGTTTGCCTTTCCCTTGACGGGAATTTGCAGAACGAGCCAGGAGGAGGGCAGTCGGAGGTCACGGTGAAAGAGTACCGTCTCCGTGTCAGAGATGTCCGGCAAAACACGCGACATTAGACAATTCCAACGTGCTTTTTGTACCGCTCCTCTGCACGGTCTTGTGCGGCCCAACTCAGCAGCGTGTATACGGCCTGTCGCAGAGAACGCGCCAGTGTAGGCCAGTTCACGTTGCCGTTGGGTATGTTCCGTATCTGCTTCTCGATTTCCAGCCAACGCATAGCGACGTTAGCCTTCACGGAAGCGGGCATGGCTTCGGTCAGAAGTCGTGCCGAAACTTCTGGCCCCCATACCTCTAACAAAAGAGCCAGGTCGGAGGGGGATTCCTCCCCCTCCGCCTGACTCTCGATTCGTAACATCCTCTTCAGGATACCGACGATGTAGGCGTAATCTTCTTTCCGCCCCGCCTTTGCTGCTGCCGCTTTCGCCTTCTGCCAGAGCTTTTCGACCGCCGAAACGGTCTTCCCTGACTTCTGCGCGAACGACTTAACTACGGCTGCGGGCATCGAGTTCCTCCGCCTAAATCTGGTTGATGTCGAACGTCACCCGGATGTCGATGGGAAGCAGGGTGCCGTCGTGCTCGAAGTCGGCTGTGATATTCGGCGGTCCCGCGACGATGTTCTGGTTGAAGGTGATGACGACTTGCCCCGTCTCGTAGTTGATTACGGAATCAACATTGGGGTCCACATCGCCAATCATCCGCCCCGTCACGCACGTCTTGCGTTCTTCCGCCGTCGGCCACGGCCAGTCTCTTGCCTCGACAGTCACCACCGGTCCCACCGCGATAGGTGCAAGGATTCGCACCGTACCCGGAATGATGGGCATGACATTGGCCCCTCCGCCCGTCAGGTCGATAGTGTAGGGACCTGCCACGCCCGTACCGGCCACCAGGGTGTCCCAGGCAGCTTTGACGACGTTGCCTCTCCAGCGGAAACGAAGCACCGGCTTGTCGTCCTCGTCGTTCGGTGGAACGAACGGCATGGCGAACGCATGGCGCAGTTTCCCGTGAGGCACCACTGCACCCTGCACAGCAGGAGCGAACGGTGCCCACACATACTGGTAGGCGTATTCGTCTTCGCGGGGACCCGGAGCGACCGGACCGCCCTGACCCAGGAGGGCGAGGGACTGGGGTACCCGCAGAGCCGCTGCCGTTGCGGGCGGAGTCCCTCCAGGCGGTACGTTGTACGCCGCTGGACGCACACCGTAGTCGATTTCGTAGAGTTGCGCGGCCGCGTTGCGCCAGCCGTGAACTCTCGCATCGACCTCCGCCTGGGGCGGTATCCCGTGGAAGAGGAGATAGGGTTCCGGCAATGCCAGCCGGCTTTGGTCTGTGAGGACCCTTTCCATCGCTCTCCTCCTTTCCGAGAGTAGAAAACGTCAGTTCGTTGAGCGTGCTTCCTACGGCTCGGTCAGGGGCGAGTTCAGGTTGCGGAACCGGGCCGGCGTCACCAGCTTGAACCCAGCCTGCTCCCCGGCGTTGTTGTCGTCCCCGGCGTGGTCGGCGGCGACCATGACGCTGGAGCCCACGCCTGCGGAATACATCATGATGCCGACGAGGGACATGCCCCTGATGCCGTCGACATAGTTGTCCCCGCCGTTGGGGAGCAGGACGAGGTTGGCTTCACCGCCGCCCTGCACGATGGTCCCCGTGATAGGCACCGTGAACGCCAGCCAGCCCGTGTGGCTGTACCCGGCCGTCACCGCACCGCCGCCGAATGCGGCCATCCAGGTGAAGTCGATGTAGCCGGTCTCGTAGTTGATGGTTCCCACCACGGTCGCCGGTGCCGCGGCGTCGACGATTTGGCCGATTCCATCGACCGACACGCCGTCGTCTTGGACGTTCTGGACGCCCACTGCGTCGTTGGCCGTGAAAGTTCCGGGCGTGATGCGCCGGTTGGCGAGCAGACCCTGGAACTGGTCCGTAATGCCAACCTGGAGCGCGGCGATGTTCTCACCGGCCACGACGACCGTGCGGCCCCTTGCGAGGACCTCGTAGGTCACGTCCTCGTTGCCCTTGTTCTTCAGGATGAACGCCTTGAGCAGATGCACGGGGCACTGCACGACGACCTGGTTCTGAGGGGGAGCGCCCCCTCCCTCTGCGGCGACGACGATTTCGTCCGTGCGCCTTCTGTACTCGGCTGCTCCGATGGGCATATCTTTTCTCCTAAAAGTGCCCTATTGGTTAGCGAATGTTCCCGAGGTCAGCGACTTCGCCGTCTTCCTGGCGAAGCACAGTGACCAGCAATTTGAGATTTCCGCCAGCGTGAAGTGCGATTTCCCGCAGGGTCGCCCCCGACAGGATTTGCACGTCCGACGTTCCGGGGTTGATGGTTGCGTTCGTCCCCGAAATGTCCGACCAAGCACCAGAGTCTCGCTCCTGGTACTTGATAGCCGCTGACGCCGAACCGTCCAGGTTCTCAACAAGGACTATTGCCGGGAGGTTCCCGTCATTCCGAAACGTGATGACCTGCGTTGCGACGCTCGGTGCGTCGATGGTCGTTGTCTTTACGTCGTTCATTACCGCCCCCTATTAAAAGTTGCTGACGGCCCTAAATGAGCCGATGGACGACTGCCTGGATTTGCACGGGGGTCAGCTCTGGGCACTCGTCCCTCACAACCCGTGCGATTGTACCATACGGCTCTGCACTCTGGAAGAGTCCTTCAATGAGTCGGATAGCTTCCTCGTTCTCCTTCAGGCTGGCTACAGCGGTTTCGATGACGCTCTCCGCAGGGGCGGGAGCAGGCTGCGGCGCTGCCTGGGGCTCACCTTCGGGGGCAGGCGCGGGGGCCGGTTCCGCTGGCGCGGGAGCGGGCTGAGGTGCCGGAGTCCCTTCCGGCGGCGGTTCCTCTGAGGGCGCACCACCCTCCGGCTCCTCGCCCTTCGGAATTTCGCTCTTGGCGTCGGGGAACTCGGCCAGGAAGACGTCGTGCGCCTTGTTGAGTTCGGTAATCTTCTTGGTGAGTTCCTGCACCGTCTTTTCGATGTCCATCTTGCCCGTGAGCTTCTGGACCGCGCCCTGCGTCTTCTTCCCGATGTTTGCGCCTTGCAGCATGGCGACCGCCTTCAGCATGTTTGCCTGAGCGTCCACCATAATCTGCCGGATTTGCTTCAGGTTGGTGTAGGCGTTGGTGAAACTCTGGTTCACCGACTGCACTACATCCGCGTTCTCGTCGTCTGCCCCGATTTGCTCAGAGATGGAGCGGCTCGGGTCGTAGCCGAAGGCTACGCGGCTCTGGATGATGTGGCCGCCGTTGTCCTCGGTGACCTTCACGGCGAAGGTTCGCGCGGTGTCGTCCTTCGGGTAGAGGTAGAGGGAAGTTGTCTCCTCGAACTCTCCGACCGACATCTGTTTCTTGAGTTCGGTCAGCGCCGTCTTGTACGCCTTGCGGTTCGGGAAATAGGCGACCATCAGCGCCGAATCGGACGCGACCTTCGACTCGGGGAGGTCGGTGAGTCGCTTGGACTCCTTCCTGCACCGCAAGCGATTGCGAGCCGCATCCGTGATGGACATCTTGCCCTCCTGCACGGCGCGGAGGCAAGCGGCAAGTGACGCCTCCTCTCCGAAGACCAGCACGTCCTTCGCCGGAACGGTGTGCAGGATGTTCTTGAACTCGATGACGGCGTCTTCCTTCACCCGGTCCACGATGCGGATTTCGGTCTTTTCGGGGATGTCATCTGCCGGTACCAGCAGTTCACCAATGAGGGGCTGGAACTTTTGCACCTGGTCCTCACCTCTGTCCTTCGACGGGGATTCCCGGCTTTCACCGACGTACCAGGCGTCATCGCTCGGGTCCCGCATCCGCATCACGGCATCCTTGAAATCCCTGCCTGTGCCGGAACGGTCACGGTATTGTCCCATGCCCTTGACCAGTACGGGAATCGCAGCCATCACGTCGTCGGTGTTGAAGTCCGTTCTTCCGTCGATTTCGGCCTGTGCGTAGGCGGCATCCGTCAACGCATCGCCCATGTGACGCCCGCGAGTGCTGTCGAGGTAGGTTTGGATTTCCTCGCTGGTCGCCTTGGGCATCACCATCGAGTATGCGACAAACATCGCGTCCCAAATTTTCTGCCGGTCACGCTTGGACCGAGCGAGAGAACGAAGACTCCCGTCGAACCCGTAAGTCGGGTTGGCGGTTGAGATGGGCCGCGCCATCTCCTCGATGGATTCGCCCGTGGACTGCTCCGTGATACTTTCATGCACGAAGGCGTAGCCTTCCTCACTTAACCACAAGAACAAGTCCTGCTTCGCAGACGGCGCTACCTCAAGGTAGCCGAGATTCCTCGACATCATCCCCGACCCGACAAAGGTGATGCCCATATCGTCCTGAATAAAATCTCGGAGAGCGGCAATGTTCTTACCTTTCAGTTGAACGTAGAACTTCACCGCCTTCGCTTCCTCGATGGACTCACCGGTAGGCTGCTCTTGCCCCTTCGGTTGCTCGGCGGGGGCGGCGGGAGGTGCCTGCGAGGGAGCCGGCTCGGGCGGGGTCTCCTCGCCCTTGGGTTCGGCTGCCTTCGGCGCTTCCTCGGGACCGGTCTCTTCGCCGCCCTCTTCCTCCTTCGCGCCCTGCTCCAGTTGCGCGGCGACCTGGTGGAGCAGTTTGCCCAGCATCATCTTGAGTTGAGGCTTGGGAATCTGCGCGCCGCAACTCGGGCAAGCGAAGGTTTCCTCGCCGCCCTCTTCCTCGCCAGGCACTTCCTTCGGCTGCTCCGGCTCCGTCTTATCGCCATCCTGCGAAGGAGTGGGAGCCGCTGCCGGGGGTGGTTCGGTTGCAGGGGCCGCGTTCGGGTCGGCCGCCTGCGCTCCTGCCGCATCCGTCGAGGGAATCTGCTCGACCAGAGCCGGAGAGCTGGTATAGACAGATTCCTTGACTACGGGTACCTGTATACCTGCCTTCTTCAGCCACTTCAGGAACTTGTTCAAGTCGCTCCTGTTCTCAATGTCAAAGGTATTGGTGCCGCTACCACCTTCGTAGTCGATACCAGCCTCGTCCGCGATAACAGAAGCGCGTGTATACTTTGCGTAGTCCTTACCGAAATACTTTTTCAAATCCTTGTCAGAGATGTACACTTCCCACCAATCGCCCGTGCCTTGGTCTACGATGTGAGAATCATAGCGAGCGCCGAACTTCGCCTCCGATAGGGCGGAAATCTGCTTGACCAGCCCCTTGACCTTCTTGAGGGCGGATTCGCCGATTGCCATCGCCTTGAGCAGTTCCTCGACCTCGCCGTATGCCTTGTCATCCTTGCAAGTGACCATGACGTAGCCCTCGTCGTTCAGGTCCACCGACACAATGGCATCCGTCTCCTTCTTCTGAAGGATGTTGGTCAGCGATGTAGCGTCCGTCTCTTCGGGGAGTTCCAGCGGGTCGATAAGGACCGTCACGGTACCCTTCTGCGTCTCGAACTCCTCCAGGGACTTCTTGAAGGCTTCACCGAGAGGCTTGGAACACTTCGGACAGGCCAGGCGCTTGTAGGCTTCGTCGAGGTGCTTGGCACGTTTCTTCGCGCCCTCACGGAGCGGAGACTGTTTCGCCTCACGGATAGACCCCGTGATTCCAATACGGGCTAGGGCCTTGTTTAACTTCGGCAAACTCTTGGCAGGTACGGCGAAAGTTTCCTCATGTGCGCCAAACAACTCCACAACCTCTACGTCGCGCAAACGCATGGCGTCCAAAAAGTCCCTAATGAGCAATTCACGGTCCACTTCCTCGTACTTGTCAGCCTGCCTCAGACCTTTTTGTTTCAGGTACTGAAACATCTTGCGTTGGTCTGGTACAGGAAACTTGATGTGGTAAATCTTGTTCACAACCTTCGCCTCGCGTAGCGGAGTCTGCTTCGCCTCACGGATGTTGTGCTTGATGCCCGCGAGCGTCATTGTCTTCTTCAGGCGGCCCATGTCGCTGCCTCCTTGCACGACGAGGACGTCCGAATTGCCGGTGCCTGTCGTGTCCGTATCGTACATTCCCTTGAATCCTGCGGCGTCTGCGAAGTCTCCGAGCAGGTTATCGAATCCGTCAGCCTCGTAGTCTTCCCACTCGTCTTCGGACATGAACTTGGGCTTGTTGTCCTTCAACCAGGCGAACATCTTCCTGAAATCGACAGGAGAAAAGGAGACGTAGTATTCGGCGCGAATTAGTTTCGCCTCGTCCACCTTCTCCTTCTTTTCGGTCCGCACCTCGAAGGGCGTGCCGCAGTTCGGACAGGCGGCGGGGTAGCGCCCGGCGTAAACGGGCACCACCATACCGCATTCCTCACAGCGGTAACGGGCGGTGACGCGGCGACCCATCGCGTTCATCATACCCTGCGTGATTTTCCGCATCTTTTCCACCAGTCTGCTGGTACCAGCAGATGGGAGAACGGAAGCAGCCTCACGACGGATTATTTTGCCGCCGTACTGTCTAGCGATAGTTTCAACATCAGCCAAATCTACCGGTTCAGTACCAAATTCTGTAGAGACTACAACGGTAGCCCGGGCCGTTTGCTGGACTACATCGCCATAGTCATCAGCGACGTGGTCCGCAAAATCTGCGGCTTCATCAGGCGTCGGAAAACGAATAGTCAGGGCACGCACCTTCTCGGAAAGAGGTTTCACCGGCTTACCCCCAACGCTTGCGGCGACCTTACCCCAGCCTGTCTTGGCGCGGATGGCGAAGGCGAGTTCCTTCATGAGACCGTATTCCTTCGACCCTTCCTTGTATGGCCCTTTCGCCTTGAGGGAGGCGTACCGTTTGCGGAGTTCGCTGGCCGTGCTGTCCTTATACTTGCCCTTCTCCTTGGGGTTCACCGTAGTCTTGGTGCCCCACTTCTCTTCCAGTGCGGTGAGGTCTTCATCGGACATTACCAGTAGCTCTTCGGGAACCTCCATCGGCTCCTCGGGCTCGGCTTCGCTGCCCGGCATGTCTTCCGGCTCCTCGTCCTGCTCACGCGGGAAGGGCTTGCCGCTGGCGGGGTCGTTCAGTCCGCCCGCCTGCCAGTAGACGTTACGCGGGTCCTCCGGGTCAGGACTGAAGCGGGTAGAATCCTTCAGGACCTTGAGTTTGAGGATAGTGGACTCCTCCATGTCGTCCTCTTCGTCATCCTCCTCGTCGTCCTGCTCGACGGGACGCGGGAAAGGTTTGCCCGTTTTTGGGTCGTTGCTTCGGCCCAATTCCTTGTAGTAGTCAGCAGGCTTGTCCGCACCTTCCTGGGAAAGACGCTGACCGCGCGTCATGTAGTGGACGTTGGATTCTTCCTCTTCCTCGTCGTCCGGCATCTCGTCGTCGGGTTCCTCGTCCTGCTCACCATAAGGACGTCCCATCGGACCTCTGCCTCCACCTCGGGCCATGCCGCGACCGCGACCACCCGACCGAATCCTCATGCCGGGCGTGGCGCAGCCTTCCTCCTCGTCGTCCGGCTCGTCTCCGTCCATCGGCATGTCACCCGAATCGGTTTCGTCCGGTTCCATTTCGTCATCGGGTTCCTCTTCGTCGTCTTGCTCGGCGGGGCACGGTTCACCCGCGGCTTTCCGCTTACCGACGCCAGCCGTTTGCGCCTGGTAGCTGCCCGCATAGGGTCCGGTGCCGTCTCGGCGGCCTCGGGCTCCCTTGCCTTCCTCCGGTTCCTCTTCGTCGTCAGGTTCTTCCTCGTAGTCCTGCTCCACCCAGTCCGTCTCGCCCTCGTACTCGATGTAGTCGAAGTCGTCCTCGTCGTCGAACTCGGTGTCATCCGGCGAAGGAAACATTCCCGCGTCGAACTCGTCGATGTCGGGGAAGAGTTCCTTGAGTTCGTCGCGGAGATGGTGGAAAACGGCGGGATAGTTGCTCGCCAGGGCGAACATGAACTCGTCTGCGCGGGTCGTCTCTTCCGACTCGGAGAGCCTGACGCCGTCCCAGTCCCGTTTCATTTCACGCACCGCCTCCTTGAACTCTCCCTCGTTGCGGAGCGCGAGGAACTTCTCGTTGTCTGCGGAGCCGGCTGCCTCGAACAGCGAAACGAGGTCATACTCGACAGCCGACAGGAGCTTCTCCATGCCGCGTTCGTGCAACGTGCCGAAACCTTCCAGCACCTTCGTGAGGTCAAACGGCGAATAGTTCTCGAGGATGGCGGCAAGGTTGCCTCGCGAATCGTACTTGACACGATTCTCCGTCAGCGGCTTCGTGCTCACCATGAGGTCGCAGAACAGACGCCGCAACTTCTGCGGCAGGGAAGCGAACTGGTCCGCTTCCAGAAACCCCTTGGCCTCGATAAGGGCCTTGTAGAAGCCGCCAGTCTTGCCGAGTTCCTTCTCGGAGAGTTCCTGCGGGCTCATAACCAGGCGAGCGAAAGCCCTGACGAACAGGTTGACGAGGGTGTTCATTGGTTTCCTCCCTAACAGATGTCTCCCACACTATAGGCGGGACGCGAAACTCCGTCAAGTTACTCGGCGGCTACAGCAGCCGCTACTTTCTTTGCCCTCTTGGGATGTTTCTTCAGAAAGTAATCGACCACCTTCATTAGTTTAACGAATGACAGGTCGCCGGACTTCCCGGTAAACATCGCCTTTATGAGTTCACGGCCTTCGATGGTCGGCGCGAAGAACGTCACGGGATACTGGTGCATCTCCGCGAGTTCATCGTCACCTACCTGCGTTTCCGTGAACTCTCCTTCGTCCGGTTCGGCAGGTGAAGCGTCCACCTTGCCTTTCTTTTTCTTGCCGGACGATTTTTTCTTTCCTTTCTTTTTCAGTCCTGCGGAATCGGGCGTCTCGATTTCCACTGACTCCATCAGCTCCTTCAGGTTCTTCCTGGCGATGGAGGTATCGAGTTCCAGTTGCTTCAGGCTGGTGCTTTCCAGTTCCTGAACGTCCTTCAACAGCAGAGCAACGTCCATGTCCTTCGCGGACCCGCGACGGTAGAGGAACGCCAGGGTGAGCTTCCGCGCCTGGGCGTCGTCTACGTCCAGGTAAATGACGGGCACCTGTTTCATGCCGAGTTTTCTGGCCGTCTTCCAACGGTGCTCTCCGTCGATGATTATGTTCGTGCCCTGCTGAACGTGGAGCGGGTCGATAAAACCTTCGGTTCGGATGCCATGCTCCAGGCTCCGCTTTTCCAGTGCAGTCATCTTGTTCGGGTTCCAGGGATTTGGCTTCAGCTTGTTCACCGAAACCCGCGTCACTTTGTCAATGATGGTTATCTTGCCGTTTGTCTTCTTGGGCATCGGGTATCTCCGCAACTAATAATAGGAAATAATCTGCTGGTACCAGCAGATGAACTATTCCATCGTGACGATGTTGGCGACCTGGAAAGTGCTGCCCACCGTCGTCCGCGCCAGCGTCGAGGTAATCTTGTCCACGAAGCCGTCCGCGAACTCACGAATCTGTACGGTCAGCATATCCTCGGGACCGACCGTATCGAGCCAGAGAGTGACTTTACCTTCCTGCGCCTCTGCGGGCGACTCGTACACACCGTTCGCTCCCGGCGCCAGCGGTGCGTTCAGGGTGTCCGCCAGATTGGTCAAAATGCGGTCGAGCAGTTCGTCCGTCACCTGACCCGTGAGCAGCACGGTCGTCACCGGCCCCGCATCGTCTCCCTGCGTCAGGTTGAACTCAGGAGGCGTAATGGGGAAATCAGTCACCGACCCGTCGTCTGCTGTACTCTCCGTCTGCCACTTCTTCAGGTAGCGGCTGTCTTGGAGAGCCTGCATCACGTCGATGTCGAAAATGATGTTGTTCCCGCGCTCCTTCACCAGCTCCTGATAGAAGGCGAGAATGGATTCGCCGTGCTTGTTGAGGAAGTCCGTCACCGCGCTGGCAGGGTCGGAAGGGGACTCCATCGCCAGCGCCTTGCCGACTACCAGGGACAGCAGGCGGGACGCATAGATTTCAGAACGCGCCAGTCGCGCATCCACCATCTTCTCTATCATCGCCGTGAAGGCGGGCGAGATGGTCATGTCGGAATAGTTCACCGCCTCACTGGTTTCGTCCGCCAACTGCTGCATGAACATCCTCTGTAGCGTCGGACTGGCAGGCATGGGAATGAACGGCTTCTCTTCCTTTTGCACGGAATCGTACACCCGGTGGTAGTAATCTGCGAGGTCGTAAATTACTCCCCACTGAAACTTCGGAACATTTCCAACATCAACTTTTGTTCCTACTAATTGCGCCGAACAGTCAGCCCAGGCGGGGTCACCTGATTGCTTGGCTGTACGAATGTGCTTTTTTAGCGCAGTCACAAACTTTTGTGCCATTTTAGCCGAAGGAAACGTCAGCACTTCTACGCGGCCAGTCTGCTCCTGCACCGACTCATAGAAGGCGACATCGCAAGCCGGGCAGTAGTCATGGAACCTTCCTCGGGCCTGAAGCGGACCACCGCATATCGGACACTTGTGTTTCTTTACTTTTCTGCGACCACCCCAACCCAGGGAATAGATGGAGACTTTATCAAAGCCTTCTTCTACCGCCTTCTCCCGGACCGCCTGCTCAACGCGCCTCGCATGACCATCCCCCAGTTTGTTCCACAAGACCATAAGGCTAATCTTTTGGGTTTTAGGAACATCGGGCGTCTTGAGGTAGGCGTACCCGCCAGCGACCTTAACCACCTCCCAAATCTTGTCGTCGAGTTCAATTTTCATCCCCGGTACAATGCGCGGCACATTCTCTTCAACGCTTTCCGATGACTCGCTCTTGAGCAGTTGGTCTACCGCCTGGTCCACATCGACGCCCTGCGCGATGTCTGCGACCGCATCGGCGGGGACGTAAGACTGCGGAGCGGCGACGGGTTCCTTGCCGCCCCACATCGGCGGGTAGGGAGCAGCCATCGCACCTTCGGGGACTTCCTGCGGAACGAACATCACCCACCACTCGGCGGGTTCGCTTCCCTGCGGCAACGTGCCGTCCGGGGACGCGACCACGGTGGTGTTCGAGTAGATGGTATTGATGGCTTCGCGGAGTTGCTCGACTTCCTCGGCGGTCATGGTCGCGTCGAGGAAGAGGTAGACGGAGTGCGACTCGTCCGCAAAGTCCACGTCCTGAATTGCGTCGATGGAACCGAGAACGATGGTCTTGCGGATGATGTTGTCGAGCACGTCGTCGAGCGTTTCCTTCTCCGGGTCGCCGTAGGCTTCCTCGAGTTCTTCGCTGCTTTCGACTGTGATGTCTGCTCCTGCGAACAGATTCTCGAAGTCGTAGACGCTGTCATTGTTCACAACGGCAATCCACATATTCGACGCCTTGGAAATCATCTCCGCGTCGATGCTGAACTTTGACCGAAGCGCCGCGCTCACTTCGTCTGCGGAACGTCCGCGGGTGAGCGCGAACAGCGTCTGGATAGCGGGGCCGAACAGCTTGTATGTCGTGTTTCGGCTTCCAAGTTTTTGCGTCACCACCACGCCTTCGGTGACCACCGCTTCCATCGAGGAAGCGTCCTGAGAAAAAGTGGACTCAACTAGACGGGCTGCCGGCTCGCTCAGGTACGTCTCGCTGACCACCTTGTACTTTTCGGTCAGGAGGTTCTTCGTTTCGTGCATCGTCGCGCCCGTCACCCTATGGATGAACTCCGCGAGGTCATCGAGGTTGTCGAAGTGCTGGTCCAACCCGTCTTCGAGGAGAACCATCAGCGCCCGTGACATGCTCTTGTATTGTTTCTCCGTCATGAGGCCGATAAGGCAACCGATGGCACCACTGGGCATCTGCACGTTGAGGCGAATCACGGAACGCTCCCGTCCCTCTGCTTGGTCACGCGCCTGTTCGTCGCAAATCCAGCACTCGGTCAACGACTTCTCTTCGGGTTCCTTTTCGTAGGTTTCCCCTGCCTCAATGAGTTCGTCGAAGGAAATGGGACGCGCAGCCATTTCCTTTGCCTCGACTCGGTAGTCGTCGAAAGTGGTGGACGCCTTCGTCACCTTCATCGCCTTGAGGACTTCGACGGCTTCCTCGTAAGGGTTGCCGAGAATCTTCGTGTTGACGAACAGCTCCTTGATGTGCGCGATGGAAAGCCCCTCGGTGTCCTCCACCCACCGCGCGATTTCCTCGTCCGTCGTCTCGTCGAGTGCGTTGAGCTTGGAACGGATGTAGAGTTCACGCGCCTCGGCGCTCGGCATCCCGATGTGGAACCGCTTGTCGAAACGCGAGGGACGGTTGAGGATGCGGCTGCCGAGTTTCTCCGGGTAGTTCGTCGTGGCGAGGAAGACGACGCGGTGAATGTCGTGCATGCCGTCAAGTAGGTTAAGGATGGACGACTCCCCGTAGCGCAGGGTCGCGTCGATGTCCTCCATCAGCACAACCAGGGGAACGTCCGGCTGAATGTGCCGCAGGATGGAATAGCCTTCCACAAACAGATTGGAACTGTCGGGGAAGTCCACCACGATGCCGTCCCATTTGTTGACTACATCGTCCACCACAATGCGGATGGTACAGGTCTTCCCTGAGCCGGGAGGGCCTTCCAGCATCATACCGCGTTTGTAGGGGACGCTGTGCTCGGCGAAGTGTTCCTCCAGGGTCCAGAACTTGTTGATTTCGTCGATGACCTTGTCCGACTCCGAATCGGGGAAGCGGATAAGGTTCTCAGTCTTGGCGACCTTGCGACGAAAGTACGGACCCTGCATGGACGACTCAATGGAGTAATAACCGGGCGGCAGTTTCTTCGTAACCTGCCCTGCGGGAAAGAACACGCCAGGGCCGGTTTCCGTCCACTGCGTTACGCTCGACCGGTCGTCCGATTCGTCGAGGCGCTGCTTGCCTTCCTTCTTTTTGACTTCGATGACTTCCGGCAGAAGGGTGTAGGCGACTCCCTTCGACTCGTCCAGGCGATAACCGAGGTCGTGGGTATGCCCGGCGACTTCCTCGACCTTCCAGTCGGCGATACGGTGCGCGTGGTTCTCGATTTGGTTCGACTCACCGTTGCCGTTCTCGTCCACTTTAGCTTCGTGGGTGTGCGAGACGTAGTGGGGCCAGAGCTTGTACTTGCCTGCTTCCTTCTGTTCAGGTGAGGCAGGCGTAGTTTCGCAACCGCACGACTCTTCGAGCGAATCCTTCACCGCCTTGACGGATTCGGTCTGGAGAAACTTGCGTTGCTCCTTCGTGAGGTACTTGCCGTACTTGTCGAGAAACTCGTTCGAACCTGTCATGATTTCACGCCACAGTTTCTCGTCACTGACTCCGGTAGCCGTATTCACAGCCATGACGATTTGGTGCATGAAGTCTTTCACTGCACCTTCCTTCACGCCTGCGAATCGAACCATGACGGACTCGTAGCGTCTTCCGAGTGTTCTCACGACAAGCCTCCTTAAACCATCCAAGTCCATCGGCGGGTAACCGAACTTGGATATGACTCTCTGCACGACCTCCTCGGTAGGGAGGTGCCGCAGTTTTCGGATGAAAGGATGCGCCTTGGCGACAAAGTCGTCAGCCCGCAACTGGTCTTCGCCGTCGAGGTCTTTGGGAACCTCTGCCTTCGGCTTGGGAGCCTCTTTGGTAGGTTCTTCCGGTACGGAAAAATCGTCCGGCTCTATCGGGCCATCGTCAGGAGGCATCATGTCGATGGGCTGAACGCGAATGGTCTTTGCCTTCGGCGCATAGAACACAATGCGGGTTTCGTCCACCATCCAGGCGCGAGGGCCTACTGGCTGAACAATTGCACCCACCGTCGCATCCGACAGGGCGCACTCGCGGAGAATCCGCATCGGGTCGTAATGGTCCTCGAAGACGCGAACCTCTTCCTCCTCATTCTCAGTGACGGCCTCCTCGAGAATGTCGAGGTGATTGTCGGTGAGAAGGTGTTCGCAGATGGACACGACTTGCTCGCCTGTTTCGCGGTCAGCATAGACAACGCCGCACGGCATCTCCTCCCGCGACTCGAAACCAAAGTGCTCGGCGGCTGCGGTGAAGAAGTCGTGCACGGTGAGTTCGTCGAGAACCCGCTCGACTCGCTGGAAGTCCTCGTAGACCGTTCCGACCGGTACAAGGCTTTTGATGTTCGCGACAATGCGCCGCTGCTGCTCCTGCCTGCCCTTCTTCTCGGGAGTGTCTACCCGAATGGCGCGGGGCTCCACCATGTAGATGTCGATTTGGTCTTTGCCGGGGTCGTCAGGATTGGGGTGCCGGTGCACGACGATGTCGCTAACCTCTCCCCGTCCCCTGGAGGCTTCGAGTTCCGTTACCTTGAACGTAGTCTTACGACTGTTCTTCACTTCAACGGGAACCGCTCCTCCCGTCACACGCACCTGTGAGTCGTGCCGCTTGTCCGGTCCCGGCTTCTCCGGTCCCACACCGTCCAGAATCTCCTGAACGATTTCCTCGAAACGGAGGCCCTCCTTTTTGTACCGGCGCTCTCCTTTGTAGACGACTTTCTTCCAGAGCCGCCTGCGCAGTTCAGGGTCTCCATTGGCTCGCTCGATTCGTTTGAACGCTTTCGCGGCGGCTGCTTTGCGAACGTCGCGCGGAAAGAAGTGATGGATGTTCCAGGGAACACCGCCCTTCTCCTTCCGATACCGGCGAAGAGAGTATCCCGGTGCGCCGATTTCCTCGGGGTCGAAGGACACTCCGAAGAACTCCTTCTCCGCCAGGGTGAGGATGTCCCTACCTTCGACAAGATGAAGGTTGTTGTCCGGGTCGAAAAGGAACAGCGTCATCTCGCCCAGGCAGAGGTCTTTGCCGGTCGTAAAGGCGCGGAGGTGTACAGGCTGTTCTTCGACCTTCGCAAACACACGCGGTCGCTCTGAGTTGCATACCCCCACGCCCTTATGAAACCGGCGGTCGGACCGCTCCTTCAGAAAGTTCGCCATGTCCTTGACGAATGAGGAATGGTCCTGCTGGTAACGGGCCTGTGCTTTGTGCCAACGCTTTCCTTCGTTTCCCTTGTGCCATGCCCGCGCCGCTCGGATTCGCTTGGCGAGTCCGCGACGGCTCGCCCGCTTCGCCTTGAGCACCTTATCGACGTTCATGGCGCGGTCACGGGTGCGGCGCTGATTGCCTCCTATGACGAACCGGTAACCGCCGTAAGTCGATTTCGTGCGGCCCGGAGTTTTTCTGGATTGGCTGACATGGGAGGGTGCGACCTCCCGTAAAGACTCTGCTAACTCAAACTCTCCGTAGTGGAGATTCATTCGAGCGGGCAACTCGACAAGGTCCTTTCCCTTCTTGGCGAACACAATTTCGTCGCGCATCTCGCCGTCTTTCGTGTAGACGCGGTATTGCACGAACTCAGAGCCCTCCTTAATCTTCAGACCCCAGATGGTACGTCGCCTCGCGCCACCCGCTGGGGTGAACGTGACACGCACATACGGCTTACCGCGCAGATGGGTCTGGTAACGGCCAGCTTCCGCAAGCGATTGCACCTGCTCCTCGATGGAGGCTCGGGGATTGAACCCGAGGTAATCGGAGGGGTCCTCGACTTTCGTAAACCGGAGGACCGGCTGGTCGTCGAGTAATTGAAGGTGGGCGAGAATGACGCCGTCTTCTTCCACGCGGAAGAAAATGTCGTCACGGTCAAGGGCGTCTTCAAACGCGAGGAGGAAGGCTCGGTCGAAGGAAGTGAGGTCGTGAACCTGTGTCAGGTTGAGGACCAGTGCTTCTCCGTCCTGCTCCGCTTCGGTGAAGACTGACGAGAGGAAAGGCGAACTGGTAAAAATCATGCGCTAGTTCTCCACCCCCTATCTGCTGGTACCAACAGATAAAAAGAAAGGCTGGCCCATAGAGGTCCTGTGCGCGGAGAGACTCGGTGAGTCTCTAGAGAACGGGACGCTCCTGGGTGCCAGCCAAGAACACTTAAAATTCTACCGGGTCAGGAGGCTGCGTCAAGTATGTCTAGACAAAAAATTGGGGAGGGGCTACAAGCCCCTCCCCGGAGGAAGTCATTGACCCCGGAAGGCCAAGACCGCGTTTCTACAGATGATGTTTTTCGGCTACGGGCATCAGTAGCGCGTAGAAGTTCTTGTCCGGCGATATGAACTCGACAGGCTCGTTCACCTCGCGGTACTTCTTGCCCCGCACCTTGTGGTACGGAATTTTATACATCATGTCCCCGTGCTTTTTCGGATGCCTTCCTCGAACAGAACGGGAGCGAAGGAAAATGTCTAATTCAGGCTGTGACAGGATAGGCTCCAACATCTTCCAGTCACACCGCAGGCTGATAGGATAGCCGTGCCCGTTTATCACAGAGAAGTCAAAAGGCGGCGCAAGGCGGTGCCGCATTCTCAACGTGAAGTGTTTGGGATTCGGAACCTTCCAACGGTTCTCCAACCTTATGCCCGCCTCGGTCAAAAGGAACCATAACAGATAGTAGTCGTATTGCGGCGACTTGCCTCCCTTCTCCTTGAGTTCCTTCTTGAAGGCTTTCAATTCACCGTTACTGCACGTTTCTAGTCTACCCTCGACCAGCGGCAATCGCTTCGGAATCGCGCCGTCGATGTTGGGTAAGGAGTGAGGAACAACGTCAGACAGGTAGTAAATCTTTCCGCACTTCACCCTGCACCGGTCCCGCTTGTCGAACAGCAACTGCACCTTCTCCGCTGACAGCTTCGACAGCATCTTTAGGTGGGGATACAGGTCGGGGGATATGAGGAAGAATCTTTCCTTTGAGTTGTCCGCGATGGTTCCCTTGTGGCTGAACTTTCTGACGTTCTGGATAACCAGGATGCGCCCGTTGGTGCCTACGAAGTGGAGACCTTTCGGGCGACCTTTTCCTAGTTTCTTCTGTACCGCGCGGACTCCGATGCAGGTCAAACCTGTGCGTCCTACATCTGAACTCTTCGTGGCTAGAAAAGGCTTCACCGTTTTGACTGCCTGGATAAACTCCTCCCTATCGAGGGTGAACGACGCTACCGCCTTGACCTGCTGTTCGGAAACAACTGCGGCTTCCTCCTCTGCGGGATACTTGAATGTCAGCTCCTCTTCCCCGACAGACAGCAGCCACGACTTCGGGGACTTCGCCCGCGTAACGCGCCGCACCTTCACCTGTGCGTCGTCTTCGGCCTTTTGGACGATTACTTTGAACTCTTCGATTTCGTCTGCTGGTACCAGCAGTTCCGGCATTGCCTTTACCGGCGGCAAACTGAGGTAGTAGCTGCTGGTGATGTGCGGATGGTAGTGAATAATTGTCGCCTTCTTGGTAAAGGCAATAGCCTGTATCGTCTTGGGATTAACGGCAATCAAAGGTTTGAGGTCTGCGGCTTTCATGACTTCCTCCTGCCCGATAACTGTGGAAATAAAGTGGGCCGGGAACCCTTGAGGGGAGGCGCCCGGCCCTGGCAAAAAAGAAGAACAGGTATGCTCTTGTCTATCGCGTATATTTTATCAGGAATCCTGGTGCGGCGCTATCCCTGCCTCCCGCATCTCGTCACGCAGTTCCTCTACCTCTGCGGCGCAGGTTTCGCTTAGGCTACACACTGCGATGTGCGTTCCTCTCTGCCGGATGTCTTGGAACTGGTAGTCGATGACTTCTTCGATGGCTTCGATGATGGGCTGTTCACCAAAAGCAAACGTCACTTGGCGCGACCCTTTGTTTGGGTCACCGCGCCTTTCTGCCTCCTCCAGCTTCCGGTACTGGCTTCCGGTCAAACCATCCATCCGGTACGGCTTCTGTCCGTTCTTGCGAAACCAACTCGCGGGACGAATGTTTCCATCGCGGTCTTCAAACTCACTCATGACTTCCTCCTATTTGATTTTCTTCAGAAACTCCTCCGGGGTCCAGATTTCATAGCCCTTCTGTTTTGCTGTCTTCGCCTTGCCCGAGTTGCTCGATGGGTCGGCGATGACCAGCACGTTCGTCAAATCCTTGCGCCAGGTAATCTCGGCACCTGCCTCGGCCGCCTGCGCCTCAAGGACTGTTCGCTTGTGAACCATCTTGCCCGTGAACTTGATGCCCATCCCTGACAGCGGTGCACCCTTCTTCACCTTCTTGGGCTTGGCGACAGTGATGTGAAACAGCAGTTCAGTAATGTCTTCTTTCCAAGTGAACATTCCGTCTGTTATCCGGCGCGCCAACTCAGTCGAAAATCCTGGCAGGTCAAGAAGGTCGTCCGTTTCGAGCAGGAGCAGTTTCTCCGGCGTATCGAAACCCGCCCGCATGAGCGCCTGAAATCTTCGCGTTCCGACATTGGGAATAAACGCAGCGAATACTCTGTCGAGCGGTATGTTGTCCTTCTTGGCTTGCAGTTCTCTGAAAACCTTGGCCCCGTTCTTGCCTAAGACAATTTCGTATTCATCCTTCTCCAGGTCATAGAAGTCTGCGGGTGTATTGAATTTAGCTTCCTTGATTAACTTGTCGATGTTCGACGGCCCTAATCCCTTGATGTCGATAAGCCTGACCCAGTGCTGCAATAATCCCTTCCTCTTCTCGGGACATTTCTCGTTAAGACACATCAGGTACGCCCCGACTGTTTCCAATCCCGACGCACACGCCGGGCACTTCTTTGGCTTGCGAAGAACCTTGCCTTTGCGGAGGACTTCCTCGACAGCGGGAATAACGTCACCCCTCCGGCTCACCTTGACGGTCGACTTTTCACCGATACCCATTTCCTTCATCCAGCCAAAATTGTTGCCGGTCGCCTTGCTCACCGTGACACCTGCGACGGTGACGGGCCGTACCCACACGACTGGATTGACGCGCCCGGTTCTGCTCGCCTCCCAGGTGATTTTCTTCACCGTCGTCCTGACTACATCGGGAGGGAACTTGAAGGCAATCTGGTTGCTCGGGCGCATGGGGTCGCCTTCGGGCCTGGCGCTGGTCTTGTCGATAGCGACCACCACACCGTCGCACTCATGGGCGTAGTCGGCTCGACCTGCTTCCCATTCCTTATATGTCTCAAATATCATCTGCCCGGAGTTGCACTTCTTGGCGCGAACGGTCGTCAATCCCAATCGCCGCATTTCCGTGAACATTGCGGAGAACGACTTGAACTTCTTGCCATTGGTCATGCGAAAGAAAATAACCTCGAGGTCTTCCGCTCCCTCTCCGCTGTGGCGGCGCATGGTGCCGGAGGTAGTGTTGCGCGGATTGGCGTAGTCAGCGGCATACTTCTCTGCAAATACGTCTTTCCGCAACATCGCTTCTCCCCGGAGAAAACCTGTAAAGCCTTTGATAGTCTTTTTGACATTCTGCATCAGTCGAGCGTTGGCGGTGATGTCTTCCCCCTTCATGCCGTTGCCTCGGGTCAAGGCTCGCACCAGCTTGCCGTTCTTGTATTCGAGACCGATGGAGCACCCGTCGAGCTTGTCCATGACCACTACTGGCCATGCGTTGTCCAGCCAGGCTCGCAGTTCCGCCATATCGTCAACCTTGCCCAGGCTGCCCATCGGTATCTTGTGTGGCATGACTGCTCCCTTCGGCTTGGCACCGACCTCGGTGAGGACTTTACTCTTGGGTTTGATTTTGCGAAGCCTATCTACCAAGTTGTCGAACGTGAAGTCCGACATGATTGGCTCGTCGTTGTAGTAGGCTTCGCGGGCTTCGCGGATTTTCCTCTCTAAGTCTTTTGCGGACATGACTCCCTCCTCACGAAAAGAACGCTGCCGCCCTGCGTTGACTTCAGGAGACCCCTGACGGTGTAGCGGGTAAGGCAGAGTTGGCAAAGGGATATGGGCTTGTCCGACTTGGCTTCCCAGGTATCGTAGAGTGCCTTTGCAGAGCAGCCGACTCCTTCGCAGTTGGGTTGTTCTTCTGGCATGACTTCCTCCTTCAGACCAGGCGGGCGACGGTGTGCCCGATGACCGGCGATTCGCCGATGTAGACACTGCCTTTGTCAATCGTCGTCCACGCGCCGGTAGCCCATTCGATGTAGTCCCCTTCCCGCACCGTATCGGTGCCAGTGAGAACTCGGATTTTCTTCCCTTCCCTTTCCGCCTTCAGGTTCAGTTGTTTTTCTGTCATTCTTTCCTCCTGTCGCTTCTCTTCCGCCACGCACAATCCAGACAATGGATGGTAGACCTGCCACAGTCGATGCACTCCTTCGCTATGTCGCTCGGTAGAATCTCCTCGACCGTCACAGCGTAAGCCGTCTTGCCTTTCTCCCGTAGAACCTGCGCCCGCCCCAACGCCTCACGTTTCGCGCCGGGAAACTTGTCCGGGTTCTTGCCGGTCCAGACATCCAACTGACCAGCGACTACTACGGTGACATATTTGTTTCGCATGGTTACTCCTCGCCCGGCGGGGCTTCCATGAACCAGAAGTCAGCCAGCATCCAACACTCGCCTCCGACTTCTTCCTTGTCGTTCTCGAACGCGGACGCGACTTCGATGTTGTCGTCGAGTTCCCACGACGGTTCCGACAGCTCCGGCCGCTGCTCCTCGCGCCAAGGCAGGCCGATTTTGTCCGCCTTCACCTTCTCCTCTACGGCGTCAAGAATCTGACTGAAGTGCTTCTGGATAAGCTCCCTCAACCAGGTATGCTTGTCGCTGTGGTAAATTTCGATAGACGACTTCATGCCTTTGTTCCTCTCAACTGCTCACATACGTCCTCATAACTGCCAATCAAACCCATCAGCCAAAACGGCAAAGAGTTTTCGTCCTCTCTTTCCGGCGCATACCAGCCCGCTTCCTGAAGAAGTTCCCGCACTCGACGATTCTCTTCGTGAACCTTCTTGTACTCCCTGTTAAGTCGCGCCAGTTGCTTCTGGTAGGCACGGTCATGGTCTTGCATGATTTCCGTTCCTCGTTGGTCTGACGTGCGGCTATCAACAAGTTTTTCTGCAAGCGTAGTTATTACTTCACTGTCGGTCTTCCCGCTTGCCCGCAACTCTGCAACCTCACGTTCAACGCGGAGTTTGTTTTGGTGTTTTGCCTGCTCGTACCTATCGAGCATGACTTCCTCCTACTTGCCTGCCAAGTAATTGTTGATATGCTGGATGGGCCTTTTCAGGTCCTTCAGATTCTCCAGCGCCCAATCCCGCATAGCCGTCGCTTCCTTGCCTGCATCGTTGTGGCCGCCGCCTTCCCAGAACTCGGCTTGCAGTTTTTTCGGTAGTGGTGTGGCCTTGTGCCAGATGTGCTCCACGACCTTTCGCGGGAGGTCTTCCAGGTCGAGGCTCACTGGCAAACCGTCACCCCCGTAGGTACCGGAGAGTACAATGTTGAATCCGGCGAGGCGAACCTGGCCCATCATGAAGTGACCTAGTTGCTTCAGGTGCACCTTGCGAACGCAGGCGCGAAGGGGAGGTCTGAGTCCCTTGTAACCCGGCTCGTCGAATACAATGAGAAACTGCCCGCTGGCCTTTTGCTGACCGTCGCGGGTGTACCCGCTCTTGGCGTCCTTGATGAACATCGGCTACCCCCTTTTCTCCTTGGCGAAGGCTTCCTTGAACGCCTTCTCCGGGTCGCCCCCATATTGCTCGATGGTGATGTGGTCGGTCGCCTGCTGGCGAAACGACGGCAGCCCTCCGTTGGGCCTGCGTTCCATCGGAGCGTCGTGCTCCTGGTCGTCTTCCTCCGCGACGAATCGCGCAGGCATGAAGGATGTGTCGCCCAGGCGCGAACTGTCGAGCGTTTGGTTTTCGTAAACGACGACACCGCCCCGCTCGGTCAGCCACTTCGGAGCAAGGCGCTCCAACTGCTCGTAGGCTTCAGCACCTACTATCCAGGGGCGCCGGTCTTGCCGGATGGGATACTGTTGGTTTTCTCTCACGACTTCCTCCTTTCAGTCTGCTGGTACCAGCAGATGCTACTTGCCGAACTTGCTTTTCTTCTCCGTCCCCTCCGACGGGTTCTCCAGCGAGGCCGCCTTGTCCTCCTCGGACTCTTCTTCCTTCTTCTTGGCGGCCTCCTTCGCCTCCTGCTCCTTGCGCTCCTTCTCGGCGAGTTCGGCGAGCGGTTCCTTCACCTTGGGGCGGTAGTGGTCGGCGAGCAGTTCGCCCAGACGCATTTCCCACGCACTCCAGCCCGGCGTGTTCTCGTAGTCGCCCCTCCACCCGTCCGGGCGCGGGTCCCCGGTGAGCAGGTGGACGGCTTCGGCGATGACGATTCGCCTCCGGGTACCGTCCCACTGGGAGACGATGTTTTTCGGTATCTCCCCAATGAGCGATATGACGAGCAGTTCCCGGTTGGTCGGCTTGTGCGGTTCGGGGTCGCCCTTCTTCTTGGCGAAAGGCATCGTCGCCGTCTCGACGGGAAGTTCGGTTTTCAACTCCTCGACCTCTTCCACCCCCGTAGCTTTCGGCTTCGGCCCTGCCTCGTTCTTCGGCTGCGGTTTTTTCGGCGCAGCCTTCTTGGTTGCCTTCTTCCCGTTCTTCTTTTTCTTCGCCATAGCGTTCTCCTCTCAGAAAAGGGATTACCATCTACGCAGTTCGTTGACGGTATCTTCCATCTTGACCATGCTGCCGCCGAGGTAGCTGTGGTCATTGTCCAGCGCCATCGCAATGTGCGCCAACCAGTAGCTCTTGGCTCGCTCGTAGACCCGCCCTCCGTGCTGCCGCAACAAATCCTCTGCCGCGCCCAGCGCCTCCTTGATGGTGACGAGGTGTTCTTCGAGTTCACAGGCCAATTCATCTGCCTCGTCCTTTGCGCAGTCAATACACAACTGCGAAGAAACACCTGTCTCCGTATTGCACCGCCTACACTTCATGACTTCCTTCTTCTGGTTGTTCTTCTTCTTCTTCGGCATGGTTGTCTCCTTGCTTGGTTAAAGGGGTTCAGGGTCGAAAATGTACCGACCATCCTTGATGGTCGTGACGTCCACCTTGGAGCACTTGGCGCAAAGGGAAATGGAGGTTCGCAGACCTTTGTGCTTTCCCTTGGTGATTATCACCCGAGGTATATAGACATTCATCAGTCCCTTGATACGACGGGAGCAGTTCTCGCAGTCCATCCCCGGATGGTTCATCGTCAATCTGGCTTTGCTAAAGTGCATGGCGTCCTCCTATCCGTTTCGGGAGAGCCCTCCCTTAATTGTTCTCGCGGTCCTTGACGATGACGATGGTGCTGCTGGGCATGAGCACCGACAGCGCGTCGTCGAACGCATCCTTGATTTCCGTCGGTACGAAACGGGTGCCGCCCTGGGGAAATCCGAACTTGCTGTTGCCCGTCGCGGTCTTGCCCCGGTCCACCAGGCGCAGGCGGACGTGCATCACGCCCTCGTCGTCAATGATGCCGACGTAAGGGCAGCCGTCCTCTTCCGGCTCCGGCAGGTGGACCTGGCCGTTGCTCTCCGGCTCGACCTTCTTGGCCTTCTTCGACTTCTTGGCCTTCTTCTTGGCGACCTTCTTGTTCGCCTTGGCCTTCTTGGTGGACTTCTTCGCGGTCTTTTTCTTCGACTTCTTCATGACTTCCTCCTGTTATCTGCTGGTACCAGCAGACGTCAAACGGCGAAGTAGTTCTTGCACGACCAGTTCGTGCAAGTCAACCACCCGCCGACCTCTTCTGCATACGCCATCTGCTCGCCGCACTCAGAACAAGCAGGGAGCGCCGTCGGCTTCCGGGGTTTCCTTTTCCCTTTCACCTTCTTTTCGGCACGCTCCTTCAACTTGTGATGCCGCCGATGACACGACCGATGGGTGAGGATAAGGTTTTCGATGATGTTGTTCGAGCGGTCCTCGTCGCAGTGGTGGATGGTCAGCTTGTCCGGTTCGTGACCTTGCATCAGGTCGTTGACCGTGATGACCTCGTTGCAGAACGGGCACACCGGCTCGAACTTCATAACGAAATAACGCGCCAAATCCTTCAGGCGCGCAACCTTCGCGTAAGGGGAAACCCTTTTCGCCATCGGTCGTATCTCCTACAGCAATCGCTTGCGGTCTAGACCAGCCCCACCGTCCGCAGAGCCTCCTTCTTCACGAAGTGCCCCTTGGCGTTGCGCCAGCGCCCGTTGATGTCCTGCTTCCACCCGAGTTCGGCGGCCTTGTCCCATGCCTGGTACTCCGGGGGCACGACTTCCACTTCCGGCTTGGGCTTGGGGGCGGGCTTCGGCTCCTCCTTCGGCTTCTGTGTGGCGAGCACCCGCTTGACTCCCGCCGCCGCGCGGAGCGAAGCGTTTCGCTTCCGCTGCTCCCGGCGCGTCAGCGGACGCCCCTCGTCGAGCTTCCGCTGGATGCGCGCCTTCAGTTCCTTCTTCCGGGCGCTGGTGCGAATGCCCTGTTCCCTCACGCCGCATCCGGCGCGGCGTCCTGCCTGACTCTTCTGGTTCTTCTCGGTCTGCATGACTTCCTCCTAGATAAAAATGATGAAAGATTAAAGCTAATTATCATTATATAGATATACAGAACTAATGCTATACAAACGCAACCAAAAAACTAAAAACTTAGTAGAAAAGTCTGCTGGTACCAGCAGACTGCAAAACCGCCGAAATCGCCTGCGTAGCAGGGGTTACGCGCCCTCTGAGCACAGCCGTTTTCGGCGGCGTAGAGGGGTAACACGGGGAGGATAGAACGGTCGGGGTTTGTGTACCGGCGGCGCAACGGGGCTATACTAGCCGAAATCGGGGAGTATTCGATACCCGCAGATAGCGGGTATGGAGCAGATACGGCGAAAGGTTACACCGGCTGGATTAGACTGATTTCCTCTGCCAGCAGAGTTCCTTCGGGGGCGCGGAGATACCGGACTCGCTCCTGGGACATCGTGATACGTCCACCTACCGCGCGAAGAGTGCGCCAGAACTCGCGGAAAGCGTCAAGGTAGCCGATACCTCGAGTTCCTGCCTGAATAACCAGGCTGTCTTGCAGCACCGCAGTAGGCTGAGAGACGTTCTTGACTTCACATTCCCATATTTCCAGGTTGCCTGCGGAAGGTCCGATGAAGGCTTCTGCGGCCGCTTTTGTTTTGAAAAGAAAAAGGTTCCCTACCTGTGCCTGCACGAACTGTCCAGGCAGATATTCAACCTCAAACTGTCCGCCGCTGATTTGGGCGGAGTAGTATTGCCCGCCGACGTTTCTGACAACTTTGTAATACATCAGGAAGCCTTTCGTTTCGGGTAGTGCTTCGCCGCACGACTACCGGGAGCCATGAAGGTTGCGCGGACGGCTTTTGGGGTAGCCTTCTTGGCGATAGTCGGAATCTTCTCTTTCCGCAGTTTGCAGAGTTCCCGAATCCTCCCCTTGAAGTAGAGGATGTGGTTCCTGACGATGTTCGCGTTGACTCCGTCAGGCCAGAAGGGGTCTGTTGTTCCCTTCTTCAGGATGTCTGCATGACGCCGGTGAGAGCGTTCCAGCTCCGCAGTGAGGTCTTGAATCTCCTTGTGGTAGCCGAACGGCTCCAGTTCCCCGAGTTCTTCGAGTTCGCGTAATAGTTTGGAACTCATTTGTCCGTCCTTTCATTCACTAGCCGCGTCTATCATACCCTTTTTACCGTCGTGTCGCAAAACCCAGTCAAGTTTGTATATAGATATAATTATTATTCACCCGCAGGAACTTTCTGTTGACCGCAATCGCTTGCGGTCAAAGTCTGCTGGTACCAGCAGATTTTTATTCCAAATTCCTCCCAAACTACCATCGCGTATTCACCGAAAGCGAAATATAATGATAATTGTCATTACTGACCGCGATGGTAGCAAAGGAGGAAGTCATGAAAAGGAAAGACGCAATTGTGCAACTTATCGGGCAGTTGTCCGGGCTGGACCCGGATGACGAACATTTCGAGGAGAAAGTAGAGCGCCTCGTTACTCTGGAAATGAACTTTCCGGGTACAGCAGAAAATATCTGCCGGATGGTGCGAGGAAAGATTTTCCAGAAGTATCCCATCGACGAAGACATGATTGCACGGGCAGCCCAGTTGTGCGCGGTAGACAAATTGCACGCATCCGGGTTGTCTGACCTCTACACCCCGGAGCTAGTGCAGATGGAAGTCGAATCAGAACACCGGTCGTGGGGAAGGATTCGTACCTTCGCTCCCCACTGCAAGGAAAGCCAGCACAAGTTCGCCCGCTTCCTGCGCACCGGCAAGTCATCCGACATGAAGAAAGTTATCACTGCTTGCAGATACAATCGGTAGGAGGCTCTAATGGCTCAGTTGGTCACAACCGGCGAACGTCTCACCACCCTGTCGGTCAGTAAGGCCGTCGCAGATACCATCAACAAACGAAGCGGCGCCCTAACTATCGACAATTACCTCCGCAAGCTCCTCAAGATGCCGTTACGGGAGCGAAAGCGGGGACGGCCTCCTGTCGCTAAAAAGAAAAAGAAGACAGCCCGAAAGAAGGCTAAGAGGTAGAAGTATGCTCAAAAGAAAAATTTTTGGATTCGGCAACTTTTCAATGAAACCCGGACGGAAAGGCTCAAAGTCTAAACTGTCAAAGACAATCATTGTCTTGATAGGACCGCTGCCCTGCTCGAAGTGCAAACCTGCTGACCCATCAAGGAACTGATATGTTTTCAAACTATGACACCAAGTCGCACATCTCGGGACGACTCGGGGAAAAGTTCTGTTTGGATACTTTCGGAATTGCAGAGCCTCGGTTTGAGATTAAAAGCACAAGTGCCGACCACAGTTCTTTCGTCGTACAGGCAACCCAACTGCTTGACCAACTTTGGAAACAATATGTCGTAGTTAAATATCAGCGGTCTACCAAGGTTGTTAGCCGCGGAAAAAATAAAGGAAAAAGACGATATACTGAAACAATAACTCAGGCATACCAACGAAAATTAGATGTCTACGTTTTACGCGGACACCGAATAATGCGAGGTATCCTTGACGAAGGATTAAAATGCTACTGCACGGCTCGGGGAGGTGACATACTCAAGTACGGCAAGTGGGGTATTGTGTGGAGAGTTCCCTATCGCGTATTACCCGACCAAGTCTTTGAGGAGACTGACCGATACAATCTTTTTGCATTTTCTGACGACCCTCCTGAATGGACTCAGGCGGCGGTGCATATTCAAGGTGGCCTATTCAGTGGCTCAAACAACGGGAAGTCTACGAAGAAAAAGACTGACTTGCCACAAGAGCCGGAGGAGAATGCTGATGTCCCCTTCTAGGGATTACCATGCACCGACTAAAAAGAGCACTACACGCTTGGTGGACCCGCCTTTGGTGCGACCATCTAGTATTGCGAAAAGCGTTGCCGCCTTTTAGACATAAATTAAAACCCGGCGAAGAGGAATGGGTATGCACACGATGCGGCGCTCGGCTGAAAAGATAGTCTGCTGGTACCAGCAGAAAGGCCGCGCCCAACGAAGGCAGAAGAGAAGGTAACACTCGTTTCGCCTTGAATCAAGAAAGGGATAACTCATGAAAACGCTAATCGTTATCGAGTCAGCCGATGAGTTGATTCAGCTTGCCAATCCGAATCGGAACGAAGGGGACAAGAGGCCATTTCTACCACCGGCATCATCGAAGCTGGTTTTTGAGAATTGCCTTGGCCGGGTGACCCTCGAAGCGGAGGGATTTGTCCTGGCTAACCATGTTACGTCAGAGGATGTCATTCGGGCGCTGGTCAAGCACGTTGGATTCAAGATTCATATCACCTAACAGATGATTGGGAGAGAATCAATGCTAGTGCAATTCTATTCAGGCGAAGGCCATGCGGCAATCTTCCACGACCGCAAGATGGTCGCCAATCTGCCTAGCTGCTCAGGTAGGGGAGATGCAGACGCAAGGCTGCGTCAACTTGGCTGGCGGCGACGGCAGAAATGGGTGGACACTGAATGGGGATGCGAAGCGAGGATTCGTAAGAACATTCTGTAGCACTAGACGGGAGGTGACTCATGGTATTAGCGGGCGTGTGTGACAAGTGCGGCCAAGGATACAGGCCAGCGGACCGAGAACACTTGGAGCGCAATGTCGTCGCCAAGTGCTGCCACCATCTGATTTGTGATGAGTGCATGGCGCTTGCCAGGCACGAGCACACGGGGATGGCCGCGTGGGACTGTCCCATCTGCTATCCCAACAGTTGAAATGGAGAGTGACATGGTTACCTTTCTAATTGGGTTTGCGGTTGGCATAGCGGTGTTCCGGTATGTCGTATTGCCAACCTGGGAAAGTCATTGTTGAGACGAGGTGATTCATGGAAGAGGAAAGCAACTGCCAGCAGCCCTGTCACCCAGATGTCGGGTGCCCAGAATGTGCGGCCTACTGGAATCGCATGAGGGACGAGGGATATTGGGTCGATGGAGCGGGGTGGACGGAGAAGGCGAAACGTGAATGGCTCAAATGAGCGGCTTTGTCGCGGAAAGGATGTAAGTCATGGAGAAAACAATCGACATCGTATTCGACGGACCCCCCGGACCCGAAGCTGGGCGATTCGTTGAGGTAGAAGACGAAAATGGCAAGAGTATCAAAGTGGGGGAATGGGTTCAGCGCGATGACGGTTTCTGGGTATTGAGAATCCCAAACGTGACAGTTTGATGGGGCTGATTATGAATCGCTGTAGAGACTGCAAGTGGGCAGATTTACCGAAGACGCCAACGGGTCGATTCAAGAAGAACGACTACGGAGAGTGCACATTCGAAGTCAAGATGCCGCCGATTCCAGCCTGCCAAGAGAGAGTCATCGTGAGGAAGATGGCTATTTGGTGGAGCGATGAATGGGAAGACGGGTGCCCGTGTTTTGAATCACTTTAGTGGGAGTGGATTGTGAAAATCAAAACCGCAGATGGGCAGTGGTATATTTGCGAGATTCGTGGCGCATGCTTTATCACATGGGTCTCGAAGAAAGACAAGGAACGCGCCGCAGTCTTTCCGGCAAACAAGGTGGCCGATTGGATACGACTTCTTTCCGACTGGACAGGGCTTAGTCTTGATGCCGATGTGATAGATTAGTGGAAGTGCATCATGAACGACAAAATCCCTCAATACGTGATGGGAAACCCGGAGATGGAAAAGAAGCGCAACTTCCTCTGGGACAGGCGCGGTCAAATCCTTGACCGACTGAAGCCCATTGTCAAGGAGATTGTCGATAGCGGTATCCTCATGAAGGAGAACGCCGTCGAGGTGACTTTCAAGGTTGTTGTCAAGGACAGCCTGATTGGTGAGGCCGCTAGCTTTATGAAGTTTCCAGATTGGGACGGTCCAACTCCCAAGAGAATCCACGTCGAGGAGGTAACTTTCAAAGTCCGATACTGCTTTTGAAGACACTTTAGCGAAACAGCAACCCGCAGCGCGGGAGGAGGAAGCATGAGCACGGATTATAGAGACGAGATGTATCAGAAAGCAATCGACACATGGAAAGAACGACACGGCTCCTTAGTGCGGACCCTTCGGCGCGCCAAAGAGGAACGCGCTGCCCTGGAGGCCGAGGTCGCCGCGCTGAAGATGGCCGTTGACGAAGCCAACGATTGGACAGAACTTGCCAAGGCCGAGCGCGACCGCGCCGTAGAAAGCTATCATGCCGAAGCGGAGGAAGCAGACAGGCTTCGGGAAGGGCTTGCCGCACTGAAGGAGCATGAACGACAGACGCACGAAACGCTCGGGACAATTCTCGGCACCGACGACAGCCTGGAACAGAAGGCGAAGGCCCTCAAGGCCGAGCGCGACCGCTTGCGGGACTGGAAAGAATCGGCTATGGCCCTGGAAGCAACTTGGGACATCCAAGCGGTGGGCAAGGCTCTTGGTGTGCCGTTGGGCGAGCCAATCCACCCTGCCGTCCTGCCGGGAATCATTCGCCTCCGCGAGGCCCTGGAGGAGATAGATAAGCACAATCCACCGGGGCGGCACTCTTGCTTATCCCCGGCGATGTGCCACTGCCCCGGATGTATCGCCCGCCGCGCCCTGGCCGGGGAGGGGGTCGAAACGCGATTCAACAAGCGGAACCCCAAAATAGAGAAGCCCGACCTCGACCCCATCGACGTTGACTCGCTTCCTGAGGTAGACGAGCCCCGCGAGGCAAAGAAGCCCAAAATCAACCGTCCCATATTTCGATGTAATGAGTGCTTTTCAACATACGGGACAAATCCAGAATGTGAGAACTGTAGGCGGGCCAAGCACAAGCCCCACGAAACTGGCTCAAAACAGTAACTACCGTTATCTGCTGGTACCAGCAGAGGAGATTGCCATGTCCTTCGGAGAACAACGGAATCTGGAAGAAGTAACTCAGGAAGTTACTGAACAGACCCGCGCACACTTAATGTTTTTAATCCAACGCTTCGGACTCGAAGCGGCTAGAACAATGTTGCTAGACGTGCTGGCTCAACAACAAGCCATTATCAAAGAGTTCACTGCTGAACATCTTGCCGCCGAATTTCAACGCGACGCAGGAGATACTCCCACTGGGCCTACCCTTGACCAGTTCTTCGACAAGAAGTTCCTCGAGGCTTGGAGCGAGAGGTCATCCTTTACCTTTCCCGTCGGAACCAAAATTGACCAAACGCTGACGTCAGGTATCTACATTCACCAACCCGATGGCAAGAATACTTTCGTACAAGTTGTACCCTACCACGACGCTGACCGCGCCCTTGAATTAGAGGCCGCACTGGAACAACTGCTCCGCATCCTTATTCAGTCTTAGGAGACATACCATGCTCGACGGAAATTGCTCCCGGTGCATACTTCGAGACCCTGCCACTTTCTGTCTTCACTTCGAGAGGGAAATCGACAACGACTTGAAAGAGCTGTGCGCCTCAAATAAGAAGGACCCGTTCGACCACTATTGGAGTAAGTTTCTTGCCGGGCAATCCGCGTTGGATGACTTGCAGCAAATACGAAGTCTCCTTCTGCACAGCCCTTCTGCTACAGACATAATTGGTTCCAAGGCTACCCGTCTAGTTGTGGCGGAATACGCAGACTTGATGGAAGCCCGTGTAACAAAATTGAAGGACGATGTGACGGAGTTCGAGCGTCGGTTGAACGCAGTGAAAGGAACACTAGAACGGGGCAAGGATGAAGCGGCATGGAAAGAGAACAAGCAAGCCTGCGGCTACTACAACGGGTTGGTTTTTGCTATCGCACTGCTGGAGGGGCGCAATCCGACGGAAGACTTCTTCTCCGCCGCTGATGTCGAAGAGGAACAGGCTCCTGGGAAGGTTCAACCGCAAGCGATTGCGGCCCGTCCCATCGAACTGAACATTACCATCAAACCTGAAGGTGTGGACATCAAAGTGAAAGACCTCGACGAAGGTGAAAAGGAAACCAAGCTACTTGGGTAGCGTAGGTTGTCGGATAAATATATAATGATAATGAAGTTTTCGTTTCAAATTACAGGAGGAAGTCATGCCCAAACAAAATGTGGTTATCGAACTGCGAAGCATGGCCCAGCTTCGCCAGGCACTGAACGACACATTTGACGCGATGGAGTGGACGTACAGTGACGTCGCTCGCCACGCCAGGCGCAAAGTGTCGTTCGCCAAAACAGTGTCCCGGTTCCTCAATGGAGAGACGCGGAGCCCTCATTTCCTGACGGTGTCGGACATCGTCTACGCCCTGGGCTATCAGTTCCAGGTTGTACGGAAAGCCAGCAAAGGCAGCCGGCGCTCTGCCCGACGCTATCGCATTGTTGCGTAGGAGGGGACATGCGAATATCCGCAGACATCGTGCTAGAGGTAACGCGCCAGTGCAACTTACGGTGTGACCACTGCCTTCGAGGAGAAGCCCAACGCCTTCACATGAAGAACGCTGTTATCGACACGCTGTTCGACCAGGTTAGCGTGTTCAAAATGATTACCTTCTCCGGGGGCGAGCCTACGCTAGTTCCCGACAAAATCATCCGATTCGTTCAGGGTGTTCGGAAACACCTTATCGAAGTATACGGTTTCTACCTCGCAACCAACGGTCGGGAAGCGCCCATGTCTATCGTCCATGCCCTTATCGACTTATTCGATTGGTGTGAGGATGAAGAGGCGTGTACGCTGGCAATGAGCCACACGCAATTCCACGGAGAGAATCCTACGCCGAAAATTTATAAGGCTCTCCGCTTTTTCAACAAGACAGACAAAGGGCCGATAGACGAAAGATACCTGCGATACGAAGGGCGCACAAAAACCAACCAGATGGGCGACCCAACAAGAATTGTTACACCGGACACTCTGTTATGGCGAGAGGAGCCGGAAGGTTACTTGGATGTATTCGACGGAACACTTTATATCGACGTACACGGCAATGTGATACCGGGCTGTGACTTCTCGTACCAACGGGCAAAGAAGTTTCACATGGGCAACATACTGCAAACGCCGCTTGACGAAATTGTCCGCAACTCAGAGTACGCCGAAGAGACTGACTACTAACCGGCCAAAATGTTGCGGACCTTCTTTTTGGTCTTGGGATGATGTTTGAAATAGAACTTCAACACCCGCCCGAGAATCTTGTGGTGGGAGTCATCTTCTGTCTTCCGCATGGCGTTGAGCAGAACACGCTGGCTCTCCCGAACCCGGATGGTCGTCATTTTCTCAGTGTTCGTTTTCGGTCGTCCGACTTTGGGCATTGGGTCACCTCCTGATATAATTTCCATATACACTAATTCAGTTCTGAAGGCAACAGTCAGTCTGCTGGTACCAGCAGATTCCTGAAGGAGATAAAAATGGCAGAGCCTCTGCGATTGGACCGGGCCTTTCTTTCCGACCCGGAAAAGGTTCGCAAGACCATCCGCGGATTGGAAAGAGAAAACGCAGAACTGCGAAGTGAAATCATGGACCTCCAGGCCGCCTTGGAAATTTACCGCGAAGCCGCGCGGCTTCGTGCTGAGAAAGGAATGGGAAAAGATGGACCAGAAAAAGAAGGAACTCATTTGGGAAGCACAGCGCCTCTGCAATCCTAACGTATCGTTCGGGTTTGATTCGGACGGTAAGGTTAGCGGTCTGCGGGACTACCCGTTCGTCGTACCCTACTTGAGCCGAAACTGGGAGGCGCGGCGAATCTTCCGCAAGCGATTCCTCAAGGCGTTTGAAGGGCCTGACGGTAAGCCTGTTCCGCGCCAGTTGCAGGTCCAGATTTCGGTTGACCCGGAGAAGGCTCCTGTGCATCGAGCCATCGGGTACGTCTATTCCTACGAGGCCCCGGAACTGTGGTTCCGAGGAGAGTTCGTTGAGGCATTCCATCGAACCTATACGCCAGGGCCGGACAAGCCCCTCATAGTCAAAGTAGACGGGCTGGACCCGGAATCCGAGCAGTTTATCGTCAACAACATTTTGAACGGAGCTCTGTACCACATCGAGTTGAAGAGATGGGACGACAGAGACCACTTTGTATTGACGGCCTCTCCCGCAGAAAAGCAGGAGCGCGTTCCACCCATCCCGCAGGACGTCCGCAACCAACTGTGCGACGATGTCGAGAACTATGGAGACGCTTTCGCTCGGTATCACCAAGGCGAATGGATGCGTATCTGCCCGTTAGATATTCAAAGGAAAGCAGATGAAGACAAAACCATCGGTTGATGTTCTGAAGGCTCTGGCGCTTTGTGTCTTGGTTTACCACTGGTGGTTGCTCCTGCGTTTTATCGGGGAAGTAACCGGCCTGCATCCTTGAGGGAAATAGAATGAAGGTCCCCATCAAAGAGGTACATGAGACAAAGCACTACGCGCCGTGCCCCACTTCAACATGAGCCGTGATGAATTGGAAGCGTTCATCGTGGACACTATCAAGACTTACGGACCTGCCAAAATGAAGAGACAGAAACTCATAGGAGAGTAACGATGCAGAAGTTACCTTTGTGTGCTTACTGCGGCAGGACAATTGCGCGACAGACGCGTGTCCTTTTCTCGTTCCCCGACTTGCCCGGCAATCCGACGATTGGTTGGCACTATGAGTGCGCCCATGCGGACAAGAAAATCTTTGAACTAGCGGTAACGGAGTTTTGTGGAAACACCGCGACTATTGATTACAACTTTCTGGCAAGAAGTTCTATCACCCTGAAACGGAGAGGTCCAAAGATAACCGACTCACTCGTCGTAGTGTTCAAACGTGACTCACGAAGGTTATCCGTGAGAAAATGGGGACCGCAATTAGAAACCTTGTTCGACCAAGCGTTAATGGGTCCACATAGATAAGGAGGTCGGAATGGATGGCTCACAAAGCAGCGTGTTTCTCGAGGAGCGGCGGAATCGGTTGCTGGTTCTGCTCAACAAGCTGGTGGCCCAGCCGGGCGGCGAAGATATGTATTGGCATAGCCGGCCGACTATGCTGGTTATTCCGAGTGAAGAGGCGCTGGCGCTCGAAAAAGAGTTTCCCGAACTGGGTCTCAAGAAACTCTCGGAAGAAAACTATGCCGTCACCATCGCGTCCCTGCTGGCAACCGTCACGGATGTTCTTTGCGGTAGGCGGCTTGCCTTTCAACTGCACGACCCGGAGGATGGGTCAGACCCTCGTGACAACGATACCGTGGGCTTTCAGTGGTGGACACCGGGAAAGGAGGAGAACTGATGTACCGATTGAGGCTGAACGAAAACCCGGACCTTGAGGTCGAGGTCGAGCACGCAGAGAAGGTCGGAACCACTGAGGTCGAGTTGAGAGACGTCGCTGTCTTTCCTCCCTCGATGTTCAAAGAGCCGGCCCGAATCTGGAAGGCTGAACTGTTCGACGACCAGGGCGAACTCTGGGCCATGCGGAGAATCCCGGAACACTTCGCGCCACTGGCTTCGCCTTGCATTCAGTTTACATTCAACTGGACTCTCCGTATCTACCAGGAGGTCTGATGTTTCATCGGGGCCTCATGAAACCGGACGAAAAAGGTCTGCTCAACGCAGTTCAAGCAAAGCCACGCAGTTTGTCCGTCCGCGCTGTAGTGCAAAAACTCGGCATACACGAAGAAAGGGCGGCAGCCATCCTCATAAAATGGGTTAACAAAGGATGGTATGAGTACGAAGTGTACATTGACTTAGGATGGCTCACCGAAGAAGGGAAAAACAAATAAAGGACCTCGACTTGAACATCTATAGTGAGCCAGTCGTCGCTACACCGCGCCGTCTTCCCGTCAAATGGGACATAAAGGTTTTCGTTGAAGACCACTCCATCGGCGCAGAGGTGATAGTGCTGGACACCATGGCGAAGGAGTTGCAGTTCAGGATGACGAATCCTTGGTGGGTTCTCACCTTCTTCGGTGCGATGTATTTATTTGAGCGTCTGCTGACTGGGGCAGCCAAAGCCTTGCTCGGGAAACCGTACCGCAAGCGGCGGTGGGTGGACATCAAGTCTGCTGGCACCAGCAGATAGGCGCAAGCGATTGCGGAGGAACCATGTGCAAGTATTGCGACTGGGAAGACATGCTCGCCACCATCGAGGAGATGATGGACGACGATGATTTCGACTTCGCCTACGACACCCTTTCAGGTATCAAGGATTGGGTGGAGGAGAATCACCACATCACCGAACGGCAAACGGAAGCCGTGAACAATATCAGGGAATCCATTGAGAGGAGACGTTGATGGTGGACGGGGAAAAGGAACCGCAGGAGGAAACTACGGAAACGGAAGAGGAGTACCAGAAGCGGCGCGACGAAACCCTCTGGCGCTTGCAGAACGAGTTCACTGTTCTGGACCTGGAGGATGTTCTCGTCGACTTGACGGACCTGGACCTCGACCCGTCCCTCATTTTCGACGACAACGGCAAGTGGGCTTGCGGCCGCAGATGGTTCGGCTACATCCTCTCCGAACCGGGCTGCGACTACCAGACCACTGTCGTCATTCCGGGTGACGACTTCTGCGACAATCCGCGCGAAGCGGTGAAGCAGTTCATCCAAAGGTGCATTGACCTCGACAAGAAGGAGAAGGAGAAAAACGATGCCTAGAGAGTTCGAGGATTTTGAACTGAGGCCGGTCAAAGAAGGCTTCTGTCACTTGTGCGGGAACCTCTGGCACACAAAGCCAGGAAACTCCCTGCCGGAATATCTCAAGTACGGCGTATGGGAGTTGGCGGGCTTCCAGGTGTTACAGAGAGGTAGCCGAAAGAAAACTATTCTCCTCTGTAACGATTGTCTCTCCCTCGTCCACCTTACCAGCATGGAGGTCATGCGGGCGCACCTCAAGTGGCTTGACCAGGAACTCAAGGTAGCGGACGCAGAGGGAAGGCGTCCTCGAATCAGTGAAGTGGGGTATCACCTGCTGATGGATTACCGCAAGCGATTGCAGAAGGAACTAGGTCCGAAGAACTCCTGGTTTGCGGGCAAGTGTACCCTCTGTACTTTCCCAGTAGTCGTGACGCAACCGGATGCAGAGTTGTTTCCGCACGCAGATTATTGGTGGTATTGTTCCAACCCGAAGTGTGAGCGCCACTCCCCTGGCACGCATACGGACGATATGGAGCAGCCCGAGTGGGTTCAATTAAGTGAGGTATAACATGCTGGTTATCAAGACTACCCGGTACGAGCTAACGGTAGAGGAAACCAAGGACGCCTTTGTGCAGTATCTCTACCGAAAGTTTCCCGATTTCGAGGTGCATCTCAAAAAGGGCGGCAGCTTCGATAGTGACTTCGTGCCGACGGAAGACGGCTTTGTCGTCAACGTCGAGTTCACTGTCAGCTTTCCCGCGACTAACGGAGGGGCCGATGGGATTGTTTGACTATGACGATATAGTCTGCGGCCTGTGCGAGGGCCAAAACGTCGCGATGGTGCCTCTAATGGAAATCCATTTAGAAGGACCGAACACGATGTACCCTGTCGCCGCTTGTCGTGACTGCGGTTTCCTGTTCATTCCCCCGAACGAGGTTGTCAAACAAAAACGCGCCGAATGGGGAAAAGCAATACGGACACAAAACCGTAAACCCGTACCAAAGGGGATAATCAAACTCGACCCTGAGAAAGTCGCACCAGTGTCTCCTGCTGAATCTAAGCGGCAAGGTTCACCTATTTGCGAAAAGTGCGGAAAGAAAATGAAGTTGGATAATACTTCAACCGCCCGTTACACCGTCTTCCTTCTTTGGATATGCCAATGTGGCTTTCAAAAGATAGAGAAACAGCGTGAGCACTTCGAAGAGGAACCTTCTGACGAAGAACTGAAAGACATTGACAAGGAAAAGGACGATGAACTTACCTCCTGAGTGCGAACATCAATACGAAGTCCGACCCGGCAAGTGCCCGTTCAAGGCGGTGTGGGTTATCTTCTGCAAAACGGACAACACTCGCACGCTCGTCTGCCAAAGGCACTTCGAGGATTACTATTTCGAGCCGGAGAAGACGTATGTGATATTCGGTGCAAAGGACTACTCGATTCACGGCGGCCATGACCTTCCGGCCCGAAAGAAGTTCCCGGAGCCTCGAGACAGGTACATCGCGTTTCTTCAGAGTCAGCCAAAGGGCGGCGAGAGAATTGTGTGTCCCGTCATGTGCGGCAAATGTTGCAGTTCTCTTGACTACACCTGCTCCCATCTGACGGAGACAGGATGCGACTTGCCTGTGGAGGAGCGACCGGTTCACTGCAACATCTATCTGTGCGAAGCAGCCAAGCGAGTCCTTGAATTGGAGAGAAACCTTCGCCATGAGTAAAGAATGGTATGACGAGAATTGGAAGGCCAAAGAAACTCCTGAGTTTGTTGCCTTCTGGCTAGAGTGGTACGGCCACGAAGAAGACTACGCCGACCCTGACGAGTATTGGATTCGTCGTGGCTTCGCGTTAGCAGGATGGATTAAACGTGACGAATGGCGCGGAAAGAAAGTTCCGAAAGGCCCCGTCGCAGGAACTTGCTGCGCCTGCGGATATTCAGGCTCGAAGTCATCCTATTGTCCCTCTCGGGAAGAGTTAGTTCACTGCGAACATTGGTGGGACGGCTCTACTAGCCGAGACAAACGCTCTGCTGGTACCAGCAGATAGCACTGTGTGAGGGGAACATGAAACCTACATTACCGGCCCATGCTGTGCCTGATGCCAACGGCTTCCTCGAATGGCACGGGCAGACTTTTGTTCAATTCGGCGGCGCGAACAAGCTCCACATTGCGAATGATTGGAACTTTCCTTTATGCGGCGCGTTTTCCCCTCAGCCCATGAACCATCCTGAATACGCTTGTGGAAGAAAGTGGCCAGTTTGCATAGCGTGTCGCCGCATATTCGCAGAAAATAATAGTAATGATAATTAGGAGATTACCGATGGAACTTAAACTTCGTCTCACCATCGAGGGCGCTGACCAGGAAGAGACTTACAAGGAGATAGAACTCCTGAGCACCTGGCTTGGCTGGTTAGCCTACGCCTCACCCATCGGACCTGTGCCGGGGTGTCTTCTGCGGCTGAATGAAAAGGTTAAAAAATGGTTGGAGAACTACAAGAACTTTCACAACTACCCCGACAACCGCGTCTGGAATCAGTGCCCTCCTGAAGGAGTGCTTGCCAAAGACCACTACGCCTCTTTCGGATGGTTTCTGACATACCTCCAGAATACGGTATACGCCCGCACGGAGCGGTATGTACCTGACACACTCCAAATTAGTCCTAACCTCTGGCCGGTAGTTGCGAATGTAGCAGGTTGGGAGGATGCACCTAAGGAGCAACTAGCCGTCGAGTGTAGTCCAAAACGAGTGGGCAAGTTAGCTCGGCATAATTTGACGGTGTGGGCGGACGCCTCCCTACCCCCTGGAGGCTTGCTCTATTACTCGTGTGGGGTAGTGCGGCATCCTGACACTAGTATAGACTTCAAGGTTATCGACGAAAAACCTGGTCAGGGATACTTCCCGCTGCCGGATGACGAATGCCCGCTCTGCAAGAACGGAACCATAGCTTTCGAGGAGGGTGAACTTCGCTGTCGCGGTGAATGCGGCACTATCTGGCGAAAGCCTTTGTCATCGGAATGGCTGGCGCACACAGGCGAGTTGCTCGCCAAGTTAAAACCTTACTTTGACGAAGTGAACAAACCTTCTCCGCCCCTGCCGCCTGGTAAGCGTAACATCTCTTACTACGAACAAGAAGGCGCTTTCGTCGAACCTATTGAACTTACTGATATGGTTGGCAATAAAACCTTCTTGACGAAAGAAACTAAACCTGTCTATTCGACAGGCAAAGCCTTTCACAAAATCAACGCCGCCAATATCCGAAAAATGTTAGAAACCGAAATGGCGCACCTCACTGCGGCTACTGCGACCAAAACAATTCCTGAAATAGAGGGGCAAATATCTGCGCTGTTAAAGCGTATCCTTATTCAGGCACGACCTATACCCAAGGTGACGGTGAAAGAAAAAGAAACAGGCGGCATTGAAGTACAGTTCAGTCATCCGAATACTGACTCACCAATGACTACGGAACAACTCTACGCTTACTTAGGATTGACTTAATAGTGACTATTCTCCGCTGCCACTACTGCGAACGAACAGATAACTTACAGATGCAACTATGTAGCTATTGGTTCTGCTTCCCATGCCTGCCCCGTGCTCTGAAGAAAGGCGCAAGCTACTGGTGGAGGCTCGCGCACAAAAGATAGCCCTGTAGTTCAATCGGATAGAACAACGGATTTTGGGTCCGTAGGTTCCCGGTTCGAGTCCGGGCAGGGCTTCCAATTTTGAAAGGGATGTCAGTGTCTTATGTCGAACTGAAAGCAACGGCGCTAAGTCGCTACCTGCGAACCGCCTACCCAAAAGGTGCGTGGGGTTTGCATGACTTCCGGTTCATCCCTCCCTTCGGTTCTTTTGAGAACTTCAAAAGGCTGATGGATTCCATAGGACCTGTTCCGACACACTCCGAAGCCTTACGGGCGTGCGTCACTGTCGAACCGTTGCCTGTAATGAAGGAGACAAATAATGAAACCTGTTTCAAAGAAAACAACAGTGCTGGAAATTAACCTGCGTCTCTACGAAGTCAAAGCGACGAAGGATATGCTAGATAGTCCACTCGTCGCGGAGAGGGATAACGTATCGCTGTTCCTCGAACCGGCTCCAATGCTGGTGCCGTTTCCCGACAAGGGCAAATGGGGAATGGTTTGCTACGTCACCATCGGAGAACGCGTATTCAAACTCTTCGCCAAAGACCTTGCGAAGACGTTGGACGAGGTAAGCAAACTGGGGGTCCTTCTTACAGACGACGAATGTGACCATGAGTAGGTCACTGACGGGATGCACCTCAACGTATTCTGTAGAAAGTGTTTCATCGACAAGCCGAAGGAGTAAGTCATGAGCTTTCACCTGTTCTACCACGATACTACCACATACAAAACCTACACGCTGTCCGGTCTGCGAAACCTTTCGGACCTTAGAAAAATTCTGGAAGGAATGACAGGAATGGAGCCTGGACCGGGAAACCCTACTGCTGACGAAAAGTATCTGTTGGACAAATACATCGAGAAGGTAAGTCAACCTGGCGTATCAGCCGCGGGGGCACTCTACGAAGCCGTGGCGGACTTGGAGAACGTATTCGCCTTACGGAGAAGGAAGGCGCAGATAAAGGCGGCCATACACGCTAGTGACTTTGAGGCACACATCATCAACGTCGTTCGACTCGATGCCACTCCTCTTGAGGCGTTGAAACACTATGTGCAGAGTGCAGGCGAAGGTGTCCCTACTGCCATCGCCAATCATCCCCAGCATGGATGGGCGGTTATCTCTTCTGCGGGACAAGGCCCGTTCTTCCTCTGGAAAGAAAAACCTGCAAAGACAAGCCTGTCGATGACGGACGCCATCGAAGAGGAAAATCAGTTGCAGAAGACGATGGATGCTGTGACATTTACTTCTGAGGGTGGGTATTCATTAGACAACTGTGTTGCCGATGACATCTTTCGACTGAAAGGTGACGTACCTCTCTGCGTCTGTGCAGATACTAACAAAATCGCGCGGATGCGGGCCAGGCGATACTTCCCTGACATCCCGTTGAAACACATCCTCATAGTTACTCCGAGCAACTGGGAGAAAATTCGCGGCCGAAATTTACTCGCCTGCTACACCAAAGGTAGCCTACCGCCCGGAGAGGCGCGTAGGATGGTTATGTATCGTATCGAGTCTCGAGGATGCGGCTTGTGCAAAGACTACAAACCGCTTCCGATGTTCCTTGGTTAAGGAGAACTCCAATGGGTTCCGTCCGCTGCCGTTTCTGTCACACAATTTCGTCTACCACTGCTTCACCAAACGATATTGATGGAGTCTTTGTCACCGACAAAGTGTTGGAATCGTTCTCCGCAGGCATCGACGGCATCAACAACATGGTAGACCTGTCGCGGGAACTATACAAAAGAGGCCGGCAGGGATTCTTGTGCCCGCACTGCCAGAAAGTAAACTTTCTCCAGCAACCGAAACTGTTGGGATACTGCGCTCGATGTCACTCGGCTATCACTGACAATGACGAATGGTTTGAGAGTGCAGACCGAACCGTTTGCCTTTGCTCGAAGTGTGCGGAGAATGAAACAGGCGCCCGGATTCCCGGTTCGATAGACGCTGAAGAGATTAGCTACGAGGAAGAGCCTTGCGTGAAATGCGGCAAGCCCGCCGATTGCCAGTACGCGAATCCTTCCCATCCCGAGAAACGTCCCTTCTGCCTGGATTGCGTTGTCGAAGAGCATGAAGCAGAACTCAAAGAGCATAAGAAGCTACTCAAAGCAAAGTCTTGCAAACGCTGTTTGGGAACGGGAGAGGCTCGTTAATCGTCGCCCTGGGAGTAGCGTGCTAGTTCCTTGACCGCTATGCGAACTGGGAACTCGCGTATGGCCCAAAGGTTGAGGGGAGAATTGACAACCTGGAGAAACGGATAGAGGCGTTGGAGAAAAGTAAGTAAATCCTGGTAAGGAAAGTGACCTATGCACATCAAAGCAGAACCCGAAAAGCTGCAAGGGTGTCCCTTCCGACACGACATGAACATCCCGGCACACGCCTATTGCTGGCTGAAGGAGGAAGCCGAAAAGGATGCGTGCCACTCTGAAGCCATTCCAGAGTGGTGCCCGTTGAAGAAGGGACCAGTGACCGTGAGCATCCCAGAGAGCGAAGAGAAGGCACCGCGCTGTGCTAGGTGCGGCTTGACGGAGGGCATCTTCTATCCCGAGCCGGATGGCACCGTCCTCTGCCAACCCTGCTCCAAGAAGGATGAAACTCCGCTCGTCTTCCCGGCTGGCTTCAAGGGCAAGAGTACCCAAGAGGTTTTGGCGTGGATTCTCAACTGGATTCACGAACACAACCAAGTGTCACACATCCCTGGACTGAATGAGATGGATGTTCAAAGGATGATAGACGAAGGGCCGACCTGTTTCGGATAGGAGGTATCCCATGTTCTACAGGGCAACCATGATGTCCATGAAATGGTACGCAATCGAAATCGACTCAGTGGAAGACGATGCAGAGAACATCGAGGAGTTCGCTTCCCAGGGAACGGCGGTTGTTATCGTGGACGACCTGGAAGTACTCTCTTCCTTCGGCGCATACGAGGTCGTTCTGGTTGAGGATGATGATTGATGTTTGGCAGACAAAAGAGCTTTAGGATAGGGGACACAGTTACGGTGTGCGGTTTCAAGTCATGGGGTCCGGCGCATGTAACTGGAAAGAATGAGGACGGCACATATTCTGTCGCCTTCGTTGAAGGTCCGGGGCACAGCAGCATCAAGTCAGTCAAGGTCACGAACCTATTCCTCAGAAAACACTTTTGAAGAGTTAGGTATGTCTGAGTCACAAGTGCCGAAGGGTGGGTATCATTCCGCAGACGTTGCTTATGCAGCGATGGACTACTTAGGCTACCCAAAGCGGGGCAGAATCTTCTTCCTTGAATACACCACTACCCATCTGCCTATCTATATCGCATCCACGAACCACAAGGTGAGAGCAGAATACAAGGACCAGATGCGAAGGCGCATGGGTACTGTTATCCGCGCACCATTTCCGAACCTTAGTGCAGAAGATGTCATGAACGCAGAGTAATGTGGAGCATTCCCAATGGAAATCAAAAGAACATTCAGGTACGAGCTTACCGCCGAGGAAACACGGGCTGCCGTCCTTGCCTATGTCTCCGCACGGCACCCATCTGTGGGCTTGCACGCGGAGAGGGGCGGGGCGGTCGATATAGACTTTGTTCCTGATGAAAAGGGTTTCGTCGCCAACGTCGAGTTCAGTACGGTAGGCGAGTAACTACAGGAGAAGTGATACCAATGAAGAGGATATTCGACTGGATAGAACGCATGAGGGCGCACAAGCACGCAGGCATCGACAACCTGGAACGCTTGGCGAAGGACGTAAGCGCGGACACGCAGGCACTCAAGGCCAAGGTGGAAGAAAAGGACCGGACCATCTCCATCCTGACCTCTGCCTCGATACACAAAGGCAAGGAGTGTAACAGGCTCAAGGCCGACCTCGCAGCGGCAAAGGAGATTATTGAATTGGGTATGGACGAAAAAGTAAAGGTGGGTAAACTTCGCCAAACTTTAGAGTCCATCATTATACGGTGCGAGGAAGGCAGTAAAGAAACTGACTGGCTGCCCATTATCGCCAACATCGCCCATGAAGGACTCAAGGCAACCCAATCAAAATAGACAATTCCATATATGGAAACTCTCCTATCCCGAACGGGCCTTATATAGAGTACCTTTGAAGGAGACCGTCATGTCGCTCGATGTCTACCTTGAATTGTCCGGCCCCATGCCCGCAACAAAGGGCACTGGCATTTTCATCCGAGAAGACGGGCAGACGAAAGAACTTACCCGCGAAGAGTGGGACGCAAAGTTTCCTGGCAAGGAACCTCTTGTCGTCGTGCCAGAGAAGGCAGAGACAGATGTGTACTGGTCGAATATCACAAGCAACCTTCACCGGATGGCGCAGGAAGCAGGCATTGGGGATTACCTGTGGGACCCGAAGAAGGCAGGCGTCACCCACGCCAGGGATTTAATCGACCCTCTGATAGTCGGGCTGTATAAACTCGAGAACGACCCGGAGAGGTATCAGAAGTTCAACTCTCCGAACAGAAGGGGCTCCCACGACAACCTTGTGAAGTTTGTTACCAACTACCTGGCAGCGTGCCAGAAGTATCCTGAAGCAGTAGTTCGTGTATCTCGTTAAAGGAAGTAGGCATGGGTGAACCTCTGAAGGAAAAGGAACTGCGTGAACTAGCGACCTGTCAAATCTGCAAAGAGAAGATTGGGCAGAAACAGGTCCCTATTCTGTGGAAGGTGAGGGCAGAGCGTCACGGGTTGGATTCCCACGCTCTCCGCAGACAGCAAGGATTGGGAATGATGATAGGCGCTCCTCTGGCGCAGGTCATGGGACCGGATGAAGACATGACCAAGGTGCTGGCAGATGTAACATGCATGGTCTGTGACGTTTGCATGATAGAACGGCTCCCCGAATTGTTTGAGAAGGAAGACTAAGATGACTGCATCTACTATGGTCAAGTGGAATGTCTACCTGGGCGATTGTCTGGTTACGTCAGTGTGGTACTCTAAGGACTGCAACAAAGAGTACGTCAAAAGGACGTTGATTGAACACGACGGCCACAATCCCGACATCGAAATAAAGAAGGGGTAGTAATTATGCGTTATCCAAAACCCTCTCCTGAGCAGTTAGGCTGGATAAAAGAGTTCTGGAACGCCAGGGAGCTTTCGCACGGGCAGGGATTCTTCCGCATGGTTGATGCAGTCAAGAAGCTGGAAGAAACGGGGTATCTGGAAAAAGGAATGAAAATGCCTTCCCTTGATACTTTGTACGCTCAACACGATATTCTCTAGAACCTGTCAATATCCGCGTATATCTACTCTCTCTCTCTCTCTTTCTTTCTCTCTTGTGACATGCAATCGCTTGCAGTGTGTAAATCCGGCGTGTATTCAGATACAAGTAACACATAGTCTGTAATTTCCATATATGCTAACTATCCCTCTGCGGCATTTTGCGAACAAGTAACAAGAGTCAGATGTTTACGGATGGTTTACGGATAATTTGCATATATGGAAATGGTGCTCTGAATTAGGGCATACCCAGGTGCATAATTGTCTGGTGCCCGCTGTTCTACCCCCGGTTCCTCCCCTACCCCTACCCCTCCTTGATGGTCCTGTTCCGTGGCGGCGTTTCCGGCCGCTATACGGCCCGTTCTGTAAGGCTGTTTTGGGAATAAACACACCGGCTATCTGCTGGTACCAGCAGATAATTCCTGTATGCCTGTAGTGTCCGTTTCCCCTTCCAAAATACGGCGGGTTATGCGGCGTTCTACGGCCCATGTTACTCCCCTTAAATAGTTGATAACGGCGATAGTTGATAACGTTGATTATGGCCTAGCGCCGGCCGTTATCAACTATATCGTTAGCAACTATTTATACGTTATTATGGCCGCCGCAGGCGGCCTACATCACACACGCACACGACACTATACATTTCCATATATGCAAATACGGCACACACTCCGTAGCCCTCCAAAACGGCGCCACGCCACATACTACCCTTACACAACCCGTGTAGCCCCAATGGCTTCCATTTCCATATATGGAAACTAGACGGTATCCCGTCCCACCGTATGCACGTTCAGCGAAACGGTCCTATACGTTTTCATGCCTACCCCTACGTTTTCATGCCTACCCCCTATTTTTCATACCTATCTCCTGATTCTCATACCTACTAATGCGTATAGTTACTACTACTATTAGTATATGCTCTCTTACTGCCGGCTTTTTGAAAAATACTATGCCGGAAGACTTGGTGCAATCGCTTGCGGTGACGCCATAAAAATAGCGACCTGACTAAACTACAAGTCTAATCAGGCCGCCTTATGACTTACCTGACGCGGTCAGCAAGGCACTACTGGGGCTGCGTCAGTTCGTCAGCGTGGTCATTGTCAAACTCCTGGAGTCTCTTCGCGACTAGCTGGTTTTGGGCCTTGGTCAGCGACATCTGCTTGTAGTTCTCGCGGACAGCACCAATGGTGGCATGGCCTACGTCGAGGAATTTGTTCCGCAGAACTTTGGTGAGACCCAGATTGCCAATGTGCCAATCGTTTAGGCAGTCCTGCTGGGTTAAGGTCTTGCGCTCCTGGGCTTTCTTGGCCTTCTTGGGCTTGTTGAGTATTCTTTTCTCAAAAGATGTGAGAACCGGCTGGTCATACGTGACCTGCATGGTAGGTGTGCGTCCTAACACGCCTCTTTTATCCGGATTACACGCCCACACCTCGTTGACTCTTTTGAGCATTTCCTCAGTCAAAGTAACTTGCCAGGTTGTACCCCAGAGACCCGCGCGGGCGCGCAGGAAGGCTCTCCACCGACCGTATGCCTTGGTAGGATTGTCTTTGGGATGGCAGAGGGCAATCCCGCGAGTCACTATTACGGGACAGCTTTTCATTTTTGCCCTTAAAAGGCAGACAGTGACAACTGGTTGCGACTTGCTGTCTCGCAGGTAGTAGAAGAACAACTCTGCTTTTGAGGAGCTGTGGGGTGGAAGGTGCTTGTCGAGCATTTCCTGCGGAGAAGGTCTGTGACCTTTAGGATACTTCGCCTCCCACACTGTGTGGGGAGCACTCTGCTCCTCGAGGTACTGCTCGAAAGTCAGCAGTGGTAGGCGAGGCCGACGCTTGTGGCGCTCGTTTTTGCGGCGCTCTTTGTCGAACTCTACGAGCCGCGAGAACCGCCGACGACACTGCGGACAGGCACAGCGCACGGTAACCTCTTGGCCAGGAGCGCATACTCCCATGGCAGCGAAACCAGGCGGCAGCACAGTCTTGACCAAACCGTTGCACTGGTGCTTACCTTCAGCGCAACTGTCACAAAGGATTTTAACTCTCGGAGCCATGCCTTCCTCCTTAATAGGGACTATAACTTTCTTGGAATTGCAGACAGATGCCGATAGGTCATGGCATCGTTGAATGGGAACTCAAAGCCGCAGGCGCACTCTCCCTCGGCGGCCAAGTGCTTGGGCTTTCGCATGACTATGCCGTCAATGAGTTGAGCGTCCCTCTCGTTGTAACAGCACTTGTTCATGCAGCGAGGGCACAGCCAATAGAAGATGTCGTAGTCCATCATGACTTGGGCGCCTTGAACACATCGCCATCAGGAGTTTTGATGACGAACCCCTGCCGGAGCATTTCCTTCGCCGTGAGGTAGAAGTATGAGAGCCACTGGTCGAACCGATTACCTGCACCGTGCTTGGTAAGGTAAGCGATACGGGCAGCCCTCTGGTCGAGTGTCTTGAACTCCTTTGGCTCGGGAGGATTCTCCGCGTACTGTATCAGCGGCTTAACCTTTGCCTTTCCCTTTCCTTTTTTGGCTTGCGACGACTTTGGGCTTGCCTTCTTCTTTGGCTTGCTCACCGACTTCTTGGAGCTTCCTTTCGGTTTCGCTGAACTCGTTTTCTTTGCGGCCATTGGCTTCCTCCTTCAGTACGAGTTTCAGGTTTCCGCAGACGCCTGTGGCATAGGTCGATGCCTTGCGGTGCTTCTGCAATTGTGCTGGGGACCATGTTACCCGGAGAACACTCTTCATTGTCTCCTTGCCTTTGCCAGGGTCTCGCATGATTGTGATAGAGTACCCGGACGGGTTCTCATTCTTGCGCCCGTAGCGCTGCCCGAACACAACCAGGTCGGGCTGGTCGAGAGTTGCTACGAACTGAGCGACGAGCGCCTCGATTCGTTGACCCATTGCGATGCCGGTGTCGGGGACAGGAGGTACGGCTGTCTCTTCGACGACCTTTTTGAGAACCTTCCTGCGGGCAGCAGGCTTCCTGCCCTTCTTCCCGAAGTGTTCGTTCAGGATTGCTCTGGCCTTGGGGCTGAGAACTGGCATGACTTCCTCCTATGTCTTGACGAAAGGTGGAGCAGGACGAGGAGCGCATCCTCGGCGCTTCAGTTCTGCGTAGATGTTTCCGATACGGATGATTGTGACGAAGTTCATGTCACCTTGCATCAGTTCGTTGTACTTCTTCCTCAAGGCTTCAGTTGTTCCGCTCATGACTTCCTCCTATAAACTGCAATCGCTTGCGGTTGAGTTATCTGCTGGTACCAGCAGACTGAGTTAGTAAAGCAGGAGGCGGGGACGAACCCAGGCAAGGCGGTGGCTGACCGTTCGCAGGGTTCAATCCCCAACCTCCTCATTCACGTCGATAATAGCGTCGAGGATGTCATCCTCAAGGAAGTTCAGGTTGATTGCTAGACCTAGTTCCTTGCAGCGTTTGATGTAGAAGTAAGCGGGTAGGTCAAATTCATCGTCGAGGTAGGCTTCAAAATGGTCAGAGCATACTTTCCAATCACCGTAACGGGTATCGCCTTCGTTCTCGCATCCTCCTACGTCGCATTTATTTCCTACTACCTCTTGTGTATTTGCTGCCCGAGCGGATTTGCCCTTGCGCCTTGCCATTGCGGGTATCTCCTATCATAGCCAGCCACCTATCATACTAATATTCTAGATGGGAGCCAAACGATTATCAATCCCGCAAGGCGAAAAAATAAAATTATTTTAATGGGAATTTTATCTGCTGGTACCAGCAGAAGTGAGAGGAAATAAAAACGCCGCTGCGATTAACAGCGGCGCTGGCACGAAGTTGCACAAGACCTGTGAAGGCCCGTTCTCTGGAAGCATTAAAAGTTTGGCGAGCGGAATGAGGCGCGAAAGTGCAGTACGGTGCGGTAGTTTCTGACTGGTAAAGTCAGCCTGTTTGTGCGCCCCAGGTCAAGTCGTCTTGGTCTTCTTTTTCTTGCCTATCCGCTTGAGGTAGTCACGGCAGACAATGCGGAAGACTTCTTCGTCGTCTGCGGTAATGCCCTGGAAGGCTCGTTTGAGGCGATGCCACATGGCAAGGTCTTTTTCAGTCAGGGAGAACCGCAGGAAACCTTCCTGCTCCATCGGATTTGTTATCTCCCCCAGCTTCTTGTTACGCAGAGCGTCGAGGTCGAAGGAAAGCAGGTTCATGTAGCCCTCTAGGTCTTCCCGGCTGAAGGGCATCGTGGTTTCGAGGTCATCCAGCCCGTGCTTATCGACGAGCTCCTGAACCAGTTCAGCCATCTTCACATGGTCAGACTTGAACCTCGTTTCGTTTATCTCCATCGCCATTCGCTTGGCTGTCGTAACAGGCACCTTGCCCAGGTTGAACGCAACAGCCATCTTCATTCCGGCCTCGTGGAAGGCATCGACTCGGTGGTTACCGTCCACCACTTCGAGCGTACCATCAGGCATTTCGCGAACGATGATATTCACGACCTGCTTGTTGCGTTTGATGTTGGCAGCGAGTTTCTTCGACTGCTCGTCGTCGTCTTCTTTGTAGTTCCAGGGAGCCTTCCGTAGCTTTGCTACGGGAACCAGCTGGTACTGCTCAAGGGACGCTAGAGCGTTTACCGCTTTGCCTTTCGACTTGCTGGTTTTCTTTTTCTTTTTGGCTTTGGGCATGGTCCGTCCTCGTTAAAAAAGATGCCACGCTTCTCCCACAGACGGGTGACGAATTGTTCGTGCTCTTTGTAGTGCTGCACCATTCTGTGCGTGCGCCGCTTGTAAGGTTTGGTCACTTCAATCAGGGAAGGCTCGCAGTTCCGCAACAGCCGGCCACCTCGTTGCTTCAGGTGATACGAGCGGCTCTCCTGCTGGACTACTTGCCCGTACTGTTCCCCTGCAAGCCAGGAGGTAGAGTCAATCGAACAGAATGGAATGGAGATAGCCAGCTTGGTAGTGGTGCAGCCGAAGCCGTGATGCCAGCGGCCTGCGTCATACGCCAAGACACTCATACCTGCCAGGGTGTCGCCAGGGATAAAACGCCAACCCTTGCCGCCTGTGGCAACCATTTCGTAGTTCTTTACCAGCTCTTTCCACCCTTTGATTCCTTCGGCAGGGTGCCATACAGGCATAATCTTCGGCGTCAGTTTAAGTAGAGCCCGTCGCCACTTCTTCACCTGTCGCAGGCCCACTTGCTCTTGGATGTCCATCTCCGCGAACCAATCTATCCTCGGGTTGTCCCGGTGTGTGCGAACAAAATCCATCCATCCCTTGACGAACTTGTCCAGGTCATATCCTTCTGTGCTCTTTTGCAGCGAGTGAGCACCGGAGTCGATTGCGACGTGCTGGAACACCTTGCTTCCTAGCACAGCGGTCACGTCTTTATCGGTACGCGCCCGCCAGAACGCAGGATAGGCTGCCAGCACGCTCTTTGTGCCGGCGTCTTCCAGCTTTTCCCAGTGGGTCTCTGCACCAGCGAAGTAGTAGCGCATGGTGTCTCCTATCGGAACAGGTTGGCCCCGCAACAAATGTCAACAATACGTTGCAGAGAAGAGTCGTAATACTCTAGCCGTTCCCTGGCCCGACCAAACGACTTAGTTGGACCTGTCATTGCCTCTTCGATTTTTACCAGAGCGTCATCAAGGCCGGTGTAGAGCCAGCTAGAATTGAAACCGACCACTTCAGGGTGAGAATAGTCATTGGGTACTACAGGTATCGTACCTAACGCCATAGCCTCGAGAGTGCAGTAGCCGAAGTTCTCTTCGATGGTCGTCGATACCATTACCTTTGCCTCGGCAAGCAGACGGTAGTAGTCCGTCTTGGAGAGTCCTTCGTGAATTTCGACGATACCTCCCAGTTCAAGCGCCCTGGCGTACTCGCACAGCCACACTTGATTGCTCCGAAACATCTCTCGGGAGGTGCAGACACCAAACCGCCACTTGGGATGCCGCCGTTTCAGAATAACAGCCAGGTCGAGGAAAAGGTTGGGCCTCTTTTCGTAGTCGAACCGGTTGGGGAACAGGATGAAGTCCCGTTTCACAATGTCCGGAGCAGCCGCTTGGACCTCTTTGGAGCTAAAGGGGTTACCGGTGACATGAATGTTCCGCAGAACTTGGTCGTATGACTTGCCTGAGGATTGCAGGCGGCGGTCAACAAACGCAAACTTGTGGTATTCAGTGCCAACGAAGATACCGTCTACTGCGAACGCCCAACCGATTTCGAGATACTCCGCCCAGTATGCCATCGGTGCGGCGAAGTCTTCCTTGGTGTACGTTCCAGCGTGAAGGAATACGAATATCTTCGCGTCGATACCGTTCAGTTGAATGAGGTATTTCAACATTTCGATGGGGAACCACATATCCGCGACGAAGAAAATGTCACCGTCTTGCACCTTTCCTGCGTAGAACAGGGCGGCAAGGTTCTTTACCTGCTCCGCCTTCCAGTGCATCGTACTGTTGACATCAAGGAAGGCTCCTACCTCTATCTTGTCGCAGAGAGGCTCGCCTATCACCTCGACATACTCGAAGGTATGATAATCGGCAGCCCGAAACCACCGGAGCCACTGCCCTGTATACCGTTCCTCAAGAGGTTCCAGCGCCAAATGCCAGAAGGTATTGCCCATGGCTGTTCTCCTAGTCCAAGCCTATGTAGAGGTTTTCGAGAAGGGTCATCCGAACATCTTGCAGGTCGCGGTCCTTCTCAGCGTCTTGCAGAAAATAATTGTAGAGCGTCTTCTCGTTGCCGTACCGCGGATGGGGGAAAAGGTACACCGGACAGGCCGGCTTGTGCTTTTGGATGATGGCGATGGCTTCGTGGTATTCTTTGGCGTTGGTAACTACAAACTTCACCTGGTCAGTTTTCCGCAGAAGGTTAAGGTTACTCAACGCTGTAATACCTGGGCGGACAAACAGGAAAATCGTCAGTCCTTCGACCGACACGAATCGGTCAAGGCGTTTGAATCCGTTGGTTTGCAGCGTCGGAGAGAAACCTTCTTCGATAAGACAGGTGATGAACCGCAGCAGCTCCTCATGTGACTGTAACAGCGGCTCCCCACAGTCGAGGTAGACGTGCCTGATGTTCTTCAGGAGACATAGTTGCAGTAAGGCATCCGGAGACATCTCTTTGTACTCGTCGTCTTGTCGAGTGCAGTAAGGGCAGCGTGAGTTGCAGCCAAAAAACTCGATGAACAAGGTAGGCAGACCCGCCTTTTGGCCTTCGGCTTCGATTGAATACATATCGTAAACAATCTTCATGGCAGCTCCTTTACCAACGCGTTCCAGTTGACCTTGTGCTTGAACAAGGCGACCTCCGCAGCCGCCTCACGGTACCGCTGCCGGTCAGACTCGGACAGATTATCCACCGGAGTGAGGTTGCGTAGAACCTCTGCTGCCGTCAGCAGCGTACGCACCTCACCCATGATTGGGTGCGGCGCGAAAGGCGACAATGAGTATGCCTCAAAGAGGTAGTACCGCTCGTCGTTCTCCCAGAGTTTCTGCTGACTTGGGTAAAACCTGTCGAGCATGTTTCGCTTGCCAGCCCGCTCGTCAAGGTCAAGAACCTCATGAGGGACATTCATGGCAACCGAGTAGTAGATTCGCTGGCGAGCGGGGATGGCTTTGGCCGTGTGGTAGACGTATAGATGGTGCTGGTGTTTCTCTTCCGCCATCGGAATGAATAAGCAGTTGATGTCGTCGGGCATCGCCGGCCACTGGAAGGGACAGAAACCTAGCTGACTGGCCGCTACTTGCGATTCCTTCACCCGCTGTCCTTCTCGCTCGAAGAAGTAGACCACAGCGTCAATCAGTCCCGCCCGAATGACCCGATGACAGCCAATGACCTCGTCGTCGGGATGCGGCGCAAGGATAACGCTTCGGCCGCTCCCTTGCTGTACCTGTTTCACGACGTCGGCGAAGGGAATCATAACTCCTCCATACCATCCGTGATGGCTTGCTCTAGTTTCTCGTTAACTATGAACAGATGGTAGTCACGCCCTAGCAATCGCCGCATGGCCCAGTCGAGGTTTTTGCTTTCGCGCCACACGAAGGTAGGGTCATTTGTCTTGACGAAGATGTAGAGGTCGATGTCGCTGGAGGCGGCAGGCTTTTTAGGATTGTACTTGCTGTAAGACCCCGACAGATAGATGGAGACTACTTCACTGCCACGGAGGTTAAGGAGCAGGGGAACGAGTTTCTTCGCCCGAGGTCTATCCTCTGCGTTGAACTGCGCCCTTCTCCCGCTTCCAAATATACTCCGTGACAAACTCTTCCCTATCGACGCCATCAGGGACTTCAGTGACATTGGGTAGTCCTAGAACCAGGGAACGAATGATGGGGTCTACTGCCATCCTGAACTCGTCACTCGGCCGCTTGCCGTCCGACACCCAAGGCAAAGGGCCGTAGAAGAACAGTTGGGAGTATGTCTTTACCCACTCATGGACAAACAGCTCTATCGCGCGGTAGGTAGGCTGCTCTTTGTCTTCGATGCAGTAGACCGCGTAACCGAAAAAGTCGATAACGCTCCGGTCTGCAAGCACAAAGGCCATGTCCCCTCGCAGGCACGCTCTGGTCTCGAGGAGCGCCTGCTGGAGAATGATGTTCGCCTGCGCGGTCGCGTCATAGTCGAGCAGCACAGGGTCAAAGTACCGCTTGCGGTCTAGAGAAACAAGCGCCTCGACCTGGCACCCCCGCTTGCGGAGGTCGCCTGTTATGGAGTAGAGGGCAGTTGTCTTCCCTGAGCAACTCGTCCCCACGACAGCGTACTTGCGAGCCGGTATGTTCACCTAAAACTCCTCCTCCCAGAACCGGTCGAGGTAGCGTTCGAGGATTGCGGCATCGCACTCTGTTCCCTCGCCGTCGTCCGTTATGTAAATCCAGAGGCGGCCGGAGGGTAGTTCCTCGACAGTGTATTTGCCTACCCGCATCTACTCCCCCGGCCCGTATGTTGCGTGCCACACTTCGAGGTCGTGTACCACTGACGCCTGTGCAGTCAGTTCACCTTTTAGAGTTGCGACCTGGCGCTCTAGTTCGGAGAGGCGAGCGATTAGCGAGGAATCACTCACGGCATCACGCACTACTTGGGCACCGTTCTCGGCATCCTCCCAAACCGCTACCTCGACCATCTCCGGGAAGGCTTCCAGCAGTTCCCCGCACATCATTTCGCAACTGGTAGCCCCCAGGTCTGCCCGGTCAAAATGGTTGCGAAGATAGTCGGTAACTGCCCGCTTGAACTGGATGAACTCGATGTCGCGGTCATCGTGGTTTACAGCGGCTTTCGCCTTCACATGGAAGATGTGCCGGTGCTTGTCGCGCAAGAAGGCGACATCATCGTGAGGACATCCTGGCCAGTGATGGATGGCTTCGAACTGAGTCTTGATAAGGATGAATGTTTGCATGGCTTCTCCTAGTATCTGCACAGACGATGAAACTCTTCCTTCACATCCTTCTCGGTGAAGCATCCGCGTAAAGCGGAGGTGACCATCACTGAGTTTTGCTTCTCTACTCCTCGCGAAGTCATGCAGAAGTGTTGGGCCTCTACTATGACGCCCACTCCGCGTGGAGAGAGGTTGTCGTTCAGCGCGTCGGCGATTTGCTGAGTCATCTTCTCTTGAATCTGAAGCCTTCTGGCGAAGCACTCGACCAGGCGAGCCAGCTTGGAGATACCTACCACCCGCGTACCCGGAACGTACCCGACGTGCGCCTTACCGAAGAAGGGCAGGAGATGGTGCTCACAGGTCGAGTACATTTCGATGTCTCGCAGGAGCACCATTTGGTCGTAGTTCTCCGTCTCCTCGAAGACTGTGCAGAGCACATCCTTCGGGTTTTGCTTGTATCCGCCGTAGAGCTTGTCCCAACTGCGGACAACCCGGTCAGGAGTACCCACCAACCCTTCGCGTTCAGGGTCGTCTCCGATGTGTTGCAGCAGTAGCCCTATCAGGGTATGTCGAGAATCTTGTGCCCTTGCAGACTGAGTCGCCATTTGGGGTTCTCCTTTACAAACTGAACTGCCCTGTTCATCACAGGAAGGTTAATAGTCAGGGAAGTCGAATATCCGTGAGGACTGGCTTCCCAACAAGGTTGAATGAACAGCCGACCGGGGGGCCAGTCATCCGCGATGTCTTCAGCCATCGGGATAAGGCTCAAGTTTTCCTCGGTCAGCACGATTTTTATTTCGTGGATACGGTACGGGTCAGTCAGCGTCCACGGTTCGGCGCCGACAAACGTTTTGGGGGAAACAGTTATCCAGTCTACCCAGCTCCAGGGCAGGTCTTCCGGCAAGTTGATGGTGCCGTTGGTTTCGATGTGAATTTGGTAGCCCTGTTCCCGAAGAACCGGTACAAGTTCTTCGAGGTCGAAGAGTTGCCACAGTGGTTCACCCCCTGTGATGACAACTCTCTTCGCGGGGAACCTGCGCATCTGGGCAAGGACTTCGCCAGGAGTCAATTGCGCGACGATACTGTGATAGTCAGTGTCGCAAAATTCACAGTTTTGATTGCACCCGGACAGGCGTATGAACACCGCAGGTGTCCCCGCCCAGGTTCCCTCCATCTGAAGGGAATAGAAAATGGGCTCGGCAAGGTCTAGCGCCATGATTTACTCCTTCGTTTTAGGTCTGCCTTGCGACTTCGTCACATCAACCGCAATCTGGATGACCAGCACAAAGACAATCAGCATCCACATCACGTTGAAGTCCCAGTCCCATCCCTCTACTGGGCAATACTCCAGGACCAGACAGACAAGAAAAACTACATATCCCATGACAACCTCCTCTGCTGGTACCAGCAGACTATCGAGAGTCGTGTCGCACGATAACCATGCTCCCCGGCGACTCGTTCAGATGCACCTCGACCGCATAGGGCACCTTGTCGAGCAACCACGCGCCGAGCAGTTCGGCAGTGGGGCGGTCAGTCTGAAGCACCTCGTTCAGGTAGCAGTGGTCGAGGGCGTTGATGATTTTCTTGATGTCGCCGAAGTCGACCAGCATCCCATCCTTGAGCAGGTTGGCAGGTCCCCGGCAGACCACCTTACCGAACCAGGTATGGCCGTGCAGATTCGCGCACTTGCCAGGATGACCTTCGAGGCAGTGGGCAGAGTCGAACTTGAACTCCTTTACCAGGGTGAACACCTTGCCGGCGATGACTTCGTCAGGCTTCATGGTACCTCCTATAGCCCTCGCGGGATAAGTTTGCCGAAAGCGAATGAATCCATGACGCTCTCGATGTAGACCTCGTACCCTTCATCCAGGAAGAAGACACCTTCCTGGGTATGCTGGTCGTTGATTTTGATAAGAGCGTCATCCAGCATATTACGGATGAACACGATAAGGCCCGAGACCTTGTGCCCTAGGCGCGTCACAGGAATCCAGCCCGAGCCGTTATGCTCCCACTCGCTATCTTTGCGAGTGTACGGTTCCACTTTGATGAAGTGGGAGGCGTCGGACTTCCGCTTGTTCTTCAGAACAACGATTCGCCGCAGATGGTCACCCTTGTGCAGCGGGCCGATACGGATACCCGTCACAATGGTCTTGCCTTTGTCCGTGCTGCACAGGAAGTCCAGCACAGCGTGTTGTTTCAAGTCATTGTACGCGACGTAAGACGTAACCAGGTTGGAGTCGTCCAGTACGCACACATAGACATTGAGAACGTTCTTGAACTTCTCCAGAACAATAGCCTCATTTCCCTGCACGGAAATAAGGCGAGAACTGCCCTGGAGCACCTTGATGTTTTTGCCAATTAAGTCTTTCATGCACCGACCTCCTTCGGCGGAGTGATGCCCAGGTGGGCTTCCACAACACCCTTTAGGAGTGGCAGTATCTTGTCGGTTTCCTTTTTCGTTACCTTCAGTAACAACTTCGAGGCTGTAACGTCTTCTTCCGCGGTAAGGCCCTTCCGAACCTCGAGATTCCCTTCGAAGTCTACCACGAAGTAGAATCGTAAAGGTTGAGAGTGGCCCTTGAGGCGGAACCGAAACGCTTGCCCATCCTCCAGAAAAGAACCGAGCGTGTACCCTTTGCCGATTACATACTCGGACATCTTCTCGTAGACAGAATGCAGAATACTTTTGTAGTGCAGGAAGGCTTGGTAGGTGGGGGACTCAACCAGACTCTTTTTGAACTTCTTGAACGTCTTTCCCACCTTGCCTGTACTCTTCTTTATACCTTGCATCGCCTTAGACAGGTTAAAGCCTTGAGTCGCTTTGAGTCTAACTAGGAACTCTTCATGTGAGTAAATCTTCATGTTAAGCTCCTTGGCATACTTGCCAAAGACCTTCTGTACTTTCCACTGGGGTGACTTCAAGACAACGGACTTGAAGTAACGGCCGGGCGCCTCAACTATGACAGCCGTAACCTGCTTACCGTCTTCCTCCAACACGACTGCTTGCCCCGGAGGCAGCGGTGTATCCTTCTGTACCAACGTCTTGGGTGAAAAGTCTGTACCCATTTGAAAGCCGACGTACTGTACCATTCCTTGTAACTGCGGCGAAGCCAAGCCTAGCAAAGACACTGGGCTGTGGGCAGCCCATTTGTAGTCAAGCCACTGCTGTATCCATGAATAGGCAGACCCTCCCGCCCATATCTTGTTCTTGTTGAACACGATGTTCGTGTTGTGATGCAAAGCAAAAGCGGTGTCGATAAGGTGAACAATTTCAGTAAGGTCTATGGCATGCCACAGCGCCAAGAGCGTCTGAGCAATTCGCTGCCAAGCCTTGCCGCCGAATGCCCCTCCCCACTTGACTTTGCCTGGGTCAAAGGCTTTGCAACAGACCTCGATAAGACTGAGCCCGTGCTGTAGCTCGGCGCTTTTGCCTGCCAGGTAGGACCCCTTCCTCTTTTTCGAGTTACTCGCGTTAATGTGCATGACGTACGCGAGGTCATCGTTGAACTCAGGGTCTTTTGACTGAGGAAGAGTTGGGCTGGACTTTAACGACTTCCACTTCGAGTACCACAGGGAACCTATGTCCCCGAAGTGCGACTGAAACCAATGGGGCCAAGGGCCGCCATAAGGCTTGGCAGTGTTGTCGTCGATGTGGCGCAGTTCACAGGCTATGCAGAACTCAATGTCACGGATAAGAGTCCGCTTCCATGAGTTGATAGTCGCCAGCCGATGCTGCTGGAGGATGGGTGAGGAATTGAACTGAGAAGGGATGCCCTGACTGAGGATGTAGAAGTCTATCAGGGCAGGCTTGAGGTCTGCGGCTGCGAAAGTTCCATTAGGCATTGAAAACTCTCCATCGGGCAATAGGCATCAGGGACTAGGTAACTAGCCTTTAATCATCTCCATCATTTTATCAGAAACTCTGGCAAAGGGAAGGGTTCCCGGAGCCAAGAAAACTGAGGTAACTTCGTCGTCTATCCCCTCAAAGACAAGCAAAGAGTCGCGCACCCTTACAGGCAGATTCCACGCTTGTTGCGAAAGCGTCACAAGGTTGGACTCGCCGAACAAGGCGACCAACCTACGTCTCCGAATACCCGTAGGTGTCAGCCGGAGCAGACGCCCGGCGTGGACCTCGCTGATTTTCTTGGATAGAAAATAACTGTCCGCCTTTGCTGCCAGGTAATCAGGCTCGACGCTTTCATGGACGCGCTGTTGTAGCAAGTCATCCCCAGACCAGACCGCAGCGGCAATTACACGCTCCACGCCCCATTCTTCCAATACGTTCTGCAAGTAAAATAGCCGGTCATCGTCGGCGTAGCAGGACTCCAGCAGCACTGTACCAGGCATTACTGCGCGGAGACGATAATCGTTGAAGGCTTCGAGAAGGTACACAGCTCCGCAGGCTTCGAGTTTCTCGCGCACCGTGTAAAGGGCAAGACCTTTCAAAGGTTGACGCAGAGTGACATGCACTTCAACCATTTGGTTCGGACTGGTTTCAAAGGTAGGAAGCACCTGGGACTCAAAAGCCTCAATCACCTCCTTGTCCAAATGGATACGCCAGGAGAACGTGCATAGCCAACCATCAGCGGCCTCGTTGCAGGTAGGCGGGTCAACTACTGCCCGCGCTCCAAAGCGGCTCAGGATGGCTGACATTGTTCGGTCGGCTTCTTCCTTCGTCATTTCCTTCTGAGTTCGAATCGCCGTATCGACAATAAACGAATAAGTAGGCAACCCGCCGTCTGTCTTCTCGGGGTGCCGGTAGTAGGCGACCGAGTTGCTGTAGTGTTCGGGTGTCTTGGTTGCGAAGACGTAGTTGAACACATTCCGAAGGACTGTGATTTGTCCGTTGGCAATCTGTTCGATAATGGTAGGAATCGTCCGCGCCTGCGGAGGGCTGCCTAGGTCTTTGTGAAGGTCCATTGTTAACCTCTCTTTGTCCAGTCGATGCAGCACAGGTGCCACTGCTGGTTGAAGTCCCATGTCATAGAAACAAAATGGGTGCCAGGGTCTAGCACAATAATCACCCTACCTTGGCTATCCTCAATTCGCACCTGTTCGGTTCCCACAACCACAAAGTGCCGAGTAGCGTGCTGGCGGATTACCTTGTCCGCCAGCATTCGATGGATGGGCGCTAGGAAAGCGTTTGCCCGGTCAGGTGTTCTTTCAAACCCTCCCGGCACCGAAACAGAATCAGGGACGTTGTGCTTCTCGGTCATTCGTCGTTCTCCTTGTCTGCTGGTACCAGCAGATGTTTAGTCATGCCCAAGGCGTCAACTACCTTGTGGCTGAAGAACTGGAAGTGTGCTTCATCCGCTTTCCGTTTTGAAGCGGTAAGCGGCAGGCGCTTACACTTCTTTACCGGGCGCAAAGGTACTTTCTTAAGTACCCTGAGTTTCTTCGACTTCATCTACTCTAATCCCTTCGACCATGGCGATAAACTGACGACCGTAGATACGCAGGTCGCCTACCTGCTCCTGCGTCCGGGTATGGTAAGTAATCCAGCGGTCGTCACCCAAGTGACATCGCCGCTGACATTTTATCACGCCCTGTGTCTCGTTCACAATGGCCCGTAACTTCTTGCCTGACAAAATGGTCATGACGACCTCACCAGTGACAGCACCGCCTTGGCGATATTCGCCTGGGTGCATGACACATAATGGAACCCTATAGAGTTGACCAGCGCAATCGACTCCGGGTCACCAGCATGGTTTCCGCAGATACCAAACTGCACTTCTGGATTTGTTTCCAACGCCGTCATTACGCTTAATGTAATCAACCGACCGACCCCTCTGGCGTCTAGCGACTCAAACGGGTTGTATTCTAGCACACCCAATTGCGCGTAATTGGGCAGGTAAGTCGCGTCGTCTCGGGAGAAGGCAAAGGTGAACTGGGTTAAGTCGTTCGTGCCGTAAGACAGAAACTCGCAGTATGGCGCGACTTCGCCTGCTATCAGGCAGGCGCGAGGAGTTTCTATCATCACACCGAACTTCAGCTCCGCAGGGTCCTCACCGCAAGTCGCCCACACCCGCTCGACCAAATCGCGCAGAACGATAACCTCTCCGACCTCAGAAACAAGGGGCACCATGATGCCAACCTGGCACTCCTTTCCTGCGGCGATGTAGGCTTCCGCAATCGCTTGCACCTGCATGGCGTAGAAGTCAGAGAACAGAATCCCAAAGCGGCAACCCCTCAGCCCCATCATGGGATTCTCCTCCTCGAAGCCGGCACCAAATTCATTCAGGGGAGCGTCGAGTAATCGAATGCAGATGTAGCTGGAACCCACCGCCTCAAAGGCAGCCTTGAACAATCCCTTCGACACCTTGAGGAGTTTCGCAAGAACCTCCCTCCGGGTATGGTGCTCGTTCTTTAGAGCAGCCTTCATGTACGCAGACAGCAGAACTGTTTGGTCCTGAAACATATGCTCCGTTCGGAACAACCCGATGCCCATAGCACCAGCATCCAGCGCGGCTGTAATGGCTGACGCCGATTCTGCATTAGCGTAGACTTCCAATTCTACAAAGTCATGGGCATAGTTGAGGATTGTCCCTACCTGCTCTGACCAGGCACCTTCATCAGATTTAATCTTCAGTCCAGCCAGGTACACCTTGCCGCTGTAAGCGTCTACTGAGACGGCATCCGTATGACTGTTGATGGCGAAAATATCCTTCTCCGACAGGCCAACTACACAGGGGATTCCTTCGCTGGCTGCAAGGAGCGCGGCGTGGCTCAACAGACCTCCGCCTGTAAGGATAACCTTTGCCTTCTTCATGTCGCCTACGTCTGCGGGCGTAGTCAACATAGCCGCGAACCGGTCATGGGCTTCGGCGACCACCAATCCTGGGTGCGCGGGTGACCCCGTACACAGGGGCTTGTACTTTTTCGGAATAATGAAGTGCTCCTGTTGCAGATTGCCAAGCTCCAGTGGAAGGCTTTTGAGTATCTTCAGGCGGTGAATCCGATTGGCGAAGTTGAGCAGTTCGCCATAGGCTTTGACCTTCGCCTTCAATGGAAGCTCCAGCGGTTCTTTGTGACAGAGGAATATGCTCCCCTTCTCCCGCTTTGCGAACACAACCTTCAACGGATAACCGGAATGATGCTCCATGCTCGACACCAGTTCTTGCATTTTGTTCGACATGGGCACCACTACTGGCGTACCGTCTCCTAACCGCGACTTGAGGATGTCCGTCTCAACGTCCCCTTCTGCCGTGCGAGAGTTTGTCTGCAAGATGCTAGTAGTGTCAGAGGGCATCTTGTAGATAGCCTCGCCCGCCGCGACAATGCCTGCGACAACGGGGAGGTCTTTTGCTCTGGAGAGGCGAAAGGTTTTGATGGAAGAGAAGTCTTCGTAGAGGATGATGTCTTCTGACTTCTCCTCGAACTTTTTCTCCAGAGTTGTGCGCGTCAATTTCAACGGCTTAGTCATGACAGCACCTCCACTACTGCTGGTACCAGCAGACTAGATAAAGGAAGCCATTCCGTTGACCTCGACGACCTGGGTGAGCTTGAACGACTTGTTAGCCGTCGCTTTGGCGCACGGGTAGAGATGGATGACGCCGTTGCGAACGGTCAGCGCCCAGCGGTGGTTCGGATTGCACACCAGGTACTTGAGCGAGTGGCCCGGCGACACCGTCATGAACTCTCCCTCTTCGATAGAGGCGAAAGCCGCACCCGGTGCGTCAGTGTTGGGCGAAGCGGGAGACCCTTGCGTAATGTCCGCAGGCAGGTAGTCCCCTGTCTCCTTGTTGAGGTCCGCTTCCTTCTGAAGGTCCTTGAGAAACTGGACATTCGAGGTAACGGTTCGGATTCCTCTGAATCCATTGTCGCCCAGTGTTGTCCGGATAAGCCGGAGCTTGTTGGGCACTAGGTAAATGAGCCCGCCCTCCGCGACAGTTGCGAGAACCTTGGCAGATGTAACGACGACGATACCTCCGATGGATGCGTTCATGACCTTTCCTCCAACTGGCATTTGAAAATAAACGCCGCCAATGAACCGACGGCGCAAACCTAAAACCGATTACTAATTATCATTATTATATATGGCTTGCCTCGAATATCTAGCCTAGCCGCGCAGGAATCTGAAACCAATAAAAAAGCCCCGACGACTGCTCGCCGGGGCCTTTTGCAGGCAGCGCCTACTTCTTGGTCTTGGGCTTCGACTTCTTCTTGGAAGCCTTCTTGGCGGCCTTCTTGCCGTTCTTCTTGTCGTGCGCGTTGAGCGAACCCTTCAGGGAGTCCGCGACAGGCAGGTTGAGCACGGTCAGGTAAGCGGTCATCTGTCCCCTCGCGTGCGCGAGTTCGACCTTGTCGGGTGACTTCTTCTTGGTCTCGGAGAGGATTGCCTTCTCCTGGACCTTAATGAGCTTGATGACCTGGTTGGGCGTCTTCATGTCGACCTCGGCCTCCTGGGCGCCCTTCTCCTTGACCTTCTTGCCGGTGTAGATGGCCTTCTCCGCCTTGCCCACGCCCTTCGACTTCGCCTTCTTGCCCGCTTCCGTGCGCGGCTTCGACTTGCCCTTGGCCCAGCGGATGTCGCCGTCCTTGGCCTTCTTTTCGAGCAGGTGCCGGAAGGGGTTGAGGCTCAACTTCTTCATGGCGGGCACCAACTGCTCTCGGTCCTTCGGGTGAACCCGCATGAGTTCGTGGCACTTCCCGATGGTGACCTCTCCCGGTGCGTTCTCGTCGAGCGCCGACTGCACCTTCGCGGGCAGGTCGAGCAGCCCGAGGTGGTCAGCCACCCACCGCGGGGACCGCCCGAGCGCGTTCGCCAACTTCACGTTGCTCGGGGTCTTGCCCGTCGACTTCTTCAGGAGCTTGGCAGCCCTCTGCATCACCTGAGCCTCCTGGACGACGCTCATGGGCACGCGCGCCTCATTCTCGTCGAGACCCATGTGCAGCAGTTCGTCATCCGTGCCCTCGACCGTGATGTAGGGCACCGACTTGAGCTTGGCGATTCGGGCAGCGTCGAGACGCTGGCGACCGCAGACGAGCCTCGCACCCTTCTTGGTCATGTTCAGGACGATGGGCTGGATGAGCGTGCCCAACTTCTTCACCGACTCGACGAGCTCCTTGAACTTCGCGTCGGTACGCGACACCTCCGGGCGGACGAGAATCTTGGGGTCCAGGATGACCGCCCCCGGCGCGATGAAGCGGAAGCCCGCTTCGTTGACCTTCGCGCCCTTGATTGGCTTCCCCTTCGCGTCCTTCGCGACCTTCATGCCTTTCTTGGCGGCCTTCTTCGCCTTCTTCGCCTTCGTACCCTTCTTCGCCTTCTTCCCCTTTGCTTTTGCCTTCGCGGTCATGACGACCTCCTGATAAAAGAACGAAAGAAACAACTATAACTACAAGCATATTCTATATCTACAACATCTATAGACCTACCGAAATACGCGCAAACTCTCAGATTTTCCCACTTTTTCTGGCCCTGTCATATCGGAGCGCATGGGCTAGTATGCTCACCTTCTGATGGGGGTACCCTGTCAAAATCCAGGGAGTATGGGGGGAATCTCTACCCGAATTAGGCAGGCTAGCAAAGGGCTGTTTCGCTTGAAGTCTGCTGGTACCAGCAGACGGCCCGTATAGCGCGTATGCGCTACTATTGCGATACCCGCTAGATTCGGCAGGTAACAGCATGATAGCCCTGGATGAACATCTGCTGGTACCAGCAGACTGACAGAGCCTCTGCGTATAGGTATCTTCTATGGTATTTTCGCCCCGTCCCTATACGCGGGCAGCGGTAGCACAAGCCAAAAAGAAAGGGGCAGGGTTACCCCTGCCCCTTGCGGTGCGGTGAGAGGAAGAACCTAGTCGAGGTCGGCGAGCGCCTTCTTGACCTTCTTGATTTCGGCGTCGGTCAGCTTGGTCTTTTTCTTGAAAGCCGCCGTCTTCTTGACGCCCTTCTTGACTTCCCCGATAGCCTCGATACCGGCCTTCTCCAGCTTGTTCTTGATGGACTTGGTCAGACCGAGGTTGTCGATGTGATACTCGTCCCAATCTTCCTGGGCCTCTTCTTCCTCCTCTTCTTCCTCCTCTTCTTCCTCTTCTTCCTCCTCTTCTTCCTCTTCCTCTTCCTCTTCCTCTTCTTCCTCTTCCTCTTCTTCCTCTTCTTCCTCGGGCTCCTCTTCCTCCTCCTCTTCCTCAGTCTCTTCCTCTTCCTCTTCCGGCTCCTCTTCCTCCTCGTCGTCTTCAGGGGCGCCGACGTTGATGTTCACGTCGACATCCCCCGGCACGACGACCGGCGTGAGATTCCGGCGGCGCATCTCCTCCAGCAACTCTTCGAGAGTCAGGCTGGCGAGGTCTGCACCCTTCTTCTTGGTTCCCTTCTTGGTCTTCTTGGCCATGACTGCAACTCCTGTAAAAACAGAACATCAGAGAACGGACAAACCGGCGCCCGCGCGGATGCGCCGGTTACTTCTTCGACTTCTTTTTCTTTGCCGCCTTCTTTTTCTTTTTGCTAGCCTTCTCCGCGGCCTGCTCCTCCCACACCTCTTCGGATTTGGGGTTGTCAGGTTGCGCCTTCATTTTCTCGGTCCCCTGGTAGGCTTCGAGGAGAGCGTCCACCTTCTTGTCGAGTTCAGCCTCGTCAGCCTTGATAGCCTTCGACATCATAACCTTCTGTTCCTTGCTCTGTGGCAGTTTGATTGTGAACCGAGGCGACCTGCCTGCGGAGAGAACCTTAGAGAAGTCCCGGTCCTCGAAGGCGCGAGAAAGGAAGACCTGCTTCTCCTTGTTGACCGTAGCACCGGCCAGCAGGGCTGCCATTGTTCGCACATCGAAGTGCTCCATCACCTCCTTCGGTGTCGAAGGCATCTTGATGGAAGTGGACTGCGAGAAAAGGGCGTTCCCGCCGTTGGCTCCGTCCAGGTTCACGATGCCTTCATCCTCCATGCTCTTTTGCAGAGAGGCTGACAGCGCTGCGGTTGCCTTTTCGTACTCTTTGACAACTGCTCGCCGGAGCAGTATCTTGTCGAGCAACGCGCGTAGCTTCACTTCTTTTTTGCTGCCCATGTGACGTATCTCCTTAATGGGTAGGGGTTAGCGGCTTTTATTCTATTTCCCTTATGCCAATTCCTCAAGCCTGACTGCGTGGTAATTTCCCTTTGTTTCCTCGACCACTTCTTCCTGCGTTTTACCCCTCACAGTGTCAAACAGTCGCTTGAAGGCTTCGGTCCATATCATCACCTTCGCGTTCGGATGCACACGCAGCATGGCGATACGGCGCATGAGGGATTCCGGCGTCTTGGATGTCTTGATTAACTGCCCAAACAATTCCTCGACACACTCCAGCACCTTGTCGGACACTGCCTTGCGCGGCCAATAGAGTTCCTTGACCTGGACATATGTTGGCGTAGCGCCTTCAGGAATAACATCCATGACGTACTCCGAAAGTATTTCGGTGCGGTTTTTTCGTTCCGCAGCGTCAATCAGCGATTCAGGCTTCTGTTCTTCAGGCATACTGTCCTCCTCACTTGAGTTTGAAAAGTGCAAGCGATTGCGGTTAAATGTCGCCTGCGGCTTGTGCGGCTAGAATTAACGCAGCCGCATCGACGATGTGATTGCGTTCACTGTCGGGAAGTTGCGCCCAAAGCGGAGAGGGCCACCTGCGGCGCACGGCAAGTTCCATCAACTCCTTGGATGCGTGTATGTCGCCTGTCGCAGTTTTCTTATTTCGCTCGGGGGTATAGTAGACCATCGGTTTTCCGTAAGCAGTCGCCCACCCAATGACTGTGCCGCTGACCTGACTCAACATTTTCACCGCCCGGAAACTCTGACCGCCGTGCGGCAACTCCAAGAAGACTTTCTCCGGCTTGTGCTTCTTGTTGAACTTGGTAAGGAACTTTGCGACCTGCTCCATGAACTCTGCGTCAGCTTTCGACGCTCCTAATGCCGCTTTTGCAGTCGCGTAGTCCTTGGGGTCCGACAACAGAGCGCCGTGGTCTTGAATACTGTTGCCGACCGCATCGTAGATAACTACACCCAGCGCCCGAAAACCAGGGTCTATGAATATGTGACTCATTTGCAGGCACCAGCAGACCTACTTCTGCCAAGGGTTAACCAACTTACCTTTCACCCGATGGCGAGGTTTGCTTTCCTTCAAATTGGCCAGGGCGCGTACCATCGACTCCCGCTTCGGCAGTTTTGCTCTGCGCCGCTCAACCTCTTTCAGTGTCGCCTGTCGAACCACCAGCTTGTGCCGACAGTTGGTTAAACAGGGAGTCGCCCCGCTCCGGGGTACTGCGGGTAGTGTATCCTTGGTGAACGGTTGCCGCTCGACGATGTAGGCGCACCCTCGACAGATGCCCTTCTCGCCAGGTTTCGGACCGAACCAGTAAAACAGCAAGTTATTCGGCATCCCGCTTACCCTACCGTTCTCAAAAACAGCCTGCAACCCCTCGAGGTACATCGCCAGGCGTTCTTCTACAGTGTAGCGGCGTTGAGGCGGCCGCACGGTTGCTTGGTCCGTAGCCAGGTCATCCTTGAACGGAACATCACCTGCTTTGACTTCCTTGAGGAAACTCTGCCAGAACTGCAACTCTTCGCGCGTAGCAGAGCGTAGCCATTCCTTCTCTTTGCGCGTGGGGTTGGCTTCAGGAACGTACAGGTCAAGCCCGCTAGCCTTTCGCCCCGCTTCCCAGATACGCGCGTAAAAGTGCTCGAAGAAGTCAGCCGAATCACGTTGGAGTTCTGCAAAAGACTTGGAGCCGTCGTGAAACTGCCGAAGCATTCTCCGTAGCTCTGTCTTTGCTTCCTTTGCCAACCGCTCGTACTGTTTCATCCCTTGAGTCTTCTGCGTACGAAGGTTTCGCTGGTAGTTCGGGCTCGACTTGAGACGCGAAAGGAAAACGCTGTCACGGGTTCCTGTGCGGGCCTGGGAGGACCCTATAGCCTTGCCTTCACGCAGCGTGCAAAGGCGCATGTCAACCAGCCAGGTATCAAAGTCCCGCAATAGCCGGGGCAGGTTTGTGTCGTGGAGCAAGTTTGAGAACGGTTCCTCTACCGAAGAGATGCCGGCGTCGTCTTTGTGAAACCAATAGGTTCCATCGAGTTCAACAATACCTGACCGTCTGCTGGTACCAGCAGACTCTACCTGCGTCGAAGGGAAGAGTTTTAAGTATGCAATCGCCCGACCAAAATTTTTCGTCAACTTCTCTTTGAAGGCATTGAAGTGCGCGAGGCTCATTTCCGCGTATTCCCAAGTGCTAGTCGGGAAGAACACACGGGTCACCCATCGGTCGGCATCGTAGTCGTATTGAATGTTCGGGGTCCGTTTAGCCATCAGACATATCCTCAACCGACCAGCACGTCTTCGCTGGTCATGTAGTCACAGTATTTACAAATCCACTGCCCGTGATAAACCTCCCATTTGTGCTTCCCAGTGGGAGACTTCCGGCAGAACGAGTTCCGCTTCACCAGAATACGAGTGTCAGGTTCCTGGTAGGGCTGTTGCTCGTCGCTCATGACTGCCTCATTTTGTTCAAAAAAGACCTGGCGGCACGGAAATGGATGACGTTCGCAGGTTTCGGCTTGCAGCCGTTCAGAGGTTTGCCCCGTGGCGCGACTACACCTCGTTGGAATCGGCCGATGTTTCGCATGTGGATGTCGTGCCCGGCGATAAGGTTTCGCTGGAGAACATCCGCAAGGGCCTGCATTACTCGCTTGGCTTCTTTGCGAGGAATGCGGGCTTCCAGCGACAGCTCGATTATCAAGTCCTGGTACTTCATCCGATGCTACAGGCCATGGCGTTCAAGCGGTCTAACCGCGCCTTGGCCCGTTCCTCCTGCATTTTCCGAACCGTTGCCGCGCCCCCGCTTTTTGCATCGAAGAGGTTGTCGGGAATCTCCTTGTCTTTGCCAACCTGTACGAACTCCTTCACCCTATCCTCAGTCAGGCCGAGTTGGGGACCAGAGAAGTGCCGGCAGGCTTGCAGGGAACGCTCGACTTCGTTTAGGTTCTCGACCAGCTCCTTGTTCTCTTTTAACGCCGCTGCCATCTCTGCCGCCTGTGGCGATTCCAGGCTCTCTTCCTGCTGCTGTGCCATCAGCGAATCTACTAAGTCAGAAGGCAACTTGCCGACGTTAATGAGAACGTAGCGAATCCAGGTAACAGGATTAAGGCGCAGGTCTTCTGCAACCCGCGCCATGCGGTCTACCAGGTCCCACCGCATCTGGAGCAATTCGTTGTATTCGATTTCCATGAAGTTGGAAATCGGCATCCCATGAACCTCGAAGCGGTTGGTTTTACGGAACGGGTCCATGTTAACCAGCGCCAAGTGAATCATCCCGAGGCGTGTCATGGATTGCAGGAACGAGAACTGTCCGCGCTGGGCACGCTTGGCGAACCTTGGGTCCTGCTTCGCCAGCGTCATGTCAGAGCGGTAGTCCCCTCCCTCAAATCCGAAGTATCCCTTCGGAACCCCGTTCGTTCCGAGATACTTTGATAACACGATGTCCCAGTCACGGTAGAGGTCATTGTTTGCAGACGCGGGGAAATTCTCGATAGTAGTCCCGTTGTTCGGCCCCTTCGGAATAATGAGGTCGCGGTTCTCCGTCATGGGTATCCCGCGCGATTCCAGGATACGCTGACCAGTGTTCACGTTGATTTCCTTGTAGAGGTACGACTCCCAAACTTTGATGGCCTCGAATGCCTCCTGGAGAGACATACCAGTCGAATCCATCAAAATCATGAGGCGGTCAGGTCGCCGTAGCAGACGCTGGAGAACAATCTGGTCCATCATAGACTGAAGGTCTTCCCAATCCTCCCACGACGAATCGAAGAGACCTGTGCCATACTCGGTATCCTGGTCCTTCGACAGGAGACGTTGGTGCAGGATGTCGTAGGGTGGAACGGCATCACTGTCTATCTTGGATGGCTCACCTGACCCGTCCGCGGGAGCGAAGCCTGACAGGCGATTCAGTTCGTCTTGAATCCGCGCGACTTTCCACGGTTCGTAATGCCGGAGTGCAACAATGCCCGAAGACCGTTCGGTATATTTCAACCCAAGGAAATTGTCGCCGTGCTTCAACATCGCCCGCACCTGTGCGAACGCCTTTTCCTGCGCACCTACGGAAGCGTACATATCCGTCAGGATTCTCTGCACATCTTCGTTCTCTGCAACCACCCAAAAGACTACGCCTTTGTCGTAGTTCAGAGCGGTAATGGCTTCGGCGTAGGCATTGAGGATTTCGTCGTTCAGCGGGTCGCGGTCCATCTCCTCATAAATGGCGTACTTTTCGATTCGGTTCAGGTGGGCGCGCCGCTTGATGGAATCCGCAATGGTTTGTGAAGGCCGCTGGAAGGGGTCCTTCTGCTGTTCCCTGGACGGGGGCCGTGCGCCGTAGGGGTCTCGGGGGTCGGATGTCGGCCGAGGGGGAACAGGCCCAGGCGTGACGCGGTGCAAGTTGAACAGGCTGAGAAGAGAGGGGATGGGGTTCTTCAGGTACTCCAGCAAGTTTGCCATTGGAGTCTCCTTTCGTTACGGCATGTCGAAGTCACGCCGGATGTTCTCGAGGTCAGGCAAATAGTCGTCATATTTAGACGAGAAACTAGCAGAGGCGTCCAAGGGGCCATCAGCAGGCGTGAGTTTGTCTATCACGCATTCGTACACTGACCCTGCCAACGCATCTGCACAGTCCTTGCTACCGGGCTGGCCATCTGACGACGTTTCAGGGTGGTCCACTTTCTCCTGCCCAGGCCCGGACTTGAACAGAAGTTCACCCAACTCCTTCTTCAGATACTCATGGTTCGGGCACGAAATCTTCCTGTCGTGCATAATCCTACTCAAGATTCTATACGGCATAATGGTCTTGTCAACGGACCTTACGCCAGCGTCGATGCCGAAAGTCTTTAACGCTTGAATACTGCCCGCCGACTGCCAGCTGTCGTAAGTCGCTCGACGAATCCAGAAGCCGTTGTTCTTGAGCCAGATGATGAACTCCTCAATCTTGTTAAAGTCCACATCCTCACCCGAGTCGTCTGTCCTCACCCGGATGACGAAATCAACCTCGAGAAACTTGAGCACCGATTGTTCCTCAGTGCCGTGTACGTCGTCACCCTTCTGCACGATGAACTCACTGGGATGAACCATGACGATGCCCACTGAGTCCTTGTTGCGTGCAAGGTCAACATGAACATACCGAGGAGCATTGGGATGCCGGTAGGGCGTACGCCGCGACATACTCACCGCGCAGGCTAAGTCGAGGTCGAATAGTTCCGTCAGTTTTATCGGTGACCGGATGACCATCTTGATGGTTTCAGAGCGGAAATACTTAGGTAGGTGTGTACCCGTATCGAACATCTCCTGGATGATTTTCTTCCTGGGAAAGAAGTTCACGGTAGCCGACGTAGCAATACCGGCTACGTCTCGAATGGCTCCGATAATGTCTTCCATGAATGCTTTGTAATGCTCAACAGGCACGTCGATGATTTTACCTTCGATACGGGCTTCCTCATACTGAGACAATCCAGCCCGCACACGCACTCCTCCCGCATCCAGAAAAGTTACCTCGTCTAAAATCTGCGGGTCGTGTGTAGCATCGCCTAGCAGAACTCGAAAAGATTCTCCGCAGTAGTTGATTTTGTCCCCCGCGAGAAACTCCCACTGAGGGCCATCCACAACATGCACACCTGGCGTTCCTTTGACTTTCATAATTCGCTGGTCCAGATAGTCTGTCTCTGCCTTCTTTGAGGAAATGAAGATACAAATACCAGGTACATCCCTCGCTCCGATACCCGTCATGAATCTGGATTCAAGACGACGACTAACTGCGTTAGCGAGTTCATGCGCCTTGGCTGCCGTCGCCTTGCCTTTCGCCATGAAGTTGATTTCGTCGATGGCGATGGCGAACAAATCCTTCCCGATAGCGTGCAGGGCGCTCGACCCTGTAATGACCTTTAGACTTTTTTGCGGCCACTCGATTGTGTCTGTCCCATACGGCCGACGCGGGAATACTTCCTTGAAGTATGGTGATTCGTCAATGAACTGGTCACGGAGCTTGTAGAAGCCGACATCTTCTGCGTGCGAGAGGGTGAGAGAGTAGACCCCGAAGACTATCTGTGACTTCTTGGCAAGCCCAAAGAACCGGGCGGGGTCTCGCAGTTTGGAAATACGGTATATCTTGTAAGCCATCAGGAGCATGGCGACGAAACTTTTCCCATTTCCAATCGGTCCCGTCAGGATTACTTCATAAATTCCGTTCGCAGGGTCGGCACACTTGAGTAGATGGCCCCACCACGCTTTGTAAATGTCGCGTCCGATATGCCCCATGTAATCGGACTCGGAAAAGAAGATGTCCGGTTCCACAGGGACACCTTCATAGTCTACAGCGTAAAGGGCTTCGAGGAGAGAGGTATCACCCTTGTCTAGTGATTCAACCAGGTCAAGAACGAACTGACGCTCAGAGGCATTGAGACTTTGGAAAAGTTCGATGTCTCCCTTGTTGAGCGAATCAAGCACTGAACCCAGCGCGTCGTCGTCAAGAGGAATGGGAGCATCACTTTTCCACGGCTTCGACTTCGGTAACTTCTTCGTCATCGTTTTGCTTCGCTTTCGTAATTAAGGCCCGCACTGTTTTCGGATTGCGGACCAACCGGGTACCCAGGCGCCGCAACGCTTCCCTCTGCTTCGGGTCAAAGGACTGAGGGATGGCGATACGTTCATGTGCGCCCGTGAAGTTCTGCTGGAGGTTCACATTCACTCCTTGCGTTTTTCTGTCGTCGATAGCCGACTTCAGCAGACGCAGTAGAGTATCCTCCGAGTCTCGAACTCGCTTGTTGGTGTACTTGGCCATCTGGAGCAGCGTGAGCGTATCGGTTGGCTCGCCGCCAGGACCGCCTGCTTCGATTCGCTCCGGCCGGAAGATTTCGGAATCAAGAGTCTGGAGGTGCTCCAGCATCTTGCGGTAGGTTGCGCTCCGCTCGGCAAGCAACATCATGGCTGTTCCCATGATTTTGCCGCGAGCCTCGTCAGAGAAAAGGTGCTGACCGACGCGGGTAGCGATGTCGGTCAGAAGAGTGTCGTCCTTGTTGATGGCTTCGACAACCATCTCTGCGATGTCACCTGCGTAGGCTGACAACGCCGACTTGCTCAGACCGCCGGGAGAGGTAGCGCCGTAGATTCGACGATACTCCGTCAGGTTCAAACCCGGCGAGCATAGGTCCAAATGGCTTTGTGTAATGCGGGTAAACTCCCGCCCGCATATCTGACACTGGATTTTGCTCTTTGCCATCTACCTACGGCCTTCCAAATCCAATTACAGTATCGTCATCGTCGTCATCATCGTCGCTCAATTCAGGCGGCAAACCAGAAACCTTTCCTGCTTTGCCTTTCTCCTTCTTGGGCGACTTCTTGGTCGTAGCGTGAAGGGCGCTCAGGGTGATGTACTGCTCCAGCCACTTCGCGTAGGTGTTGTCGGGAAAGATTAGACGAAGCCGAATGATGCGGGAAGCGAGACGGGTGCCGTATCGGTAATCGACAACTCCAGCTAGGTCACACCACTCGATGACAGAGAACTCGTAATTCTTCCAAAGCCATGCCCACCGCTCTACAAGGTCTTTTGGCACCTTCGTCCCGCACACCTTCAACTTAGCAGGTACCTTGCTCCACGCAAGAATCATAGCCATCACGTCTCGGCTTGACTTGAACCAGAGAAGGGCAGCAGTGTCCTGCTCCTGAGCAGCCTTGAACAGGTCGAGGACATCCTCGACTTCACCGACCTGAGCCTGCGTTACCATGCTATCCCTTTCAGGTGCCGCAATCGCTTGCGTAGCGTGTCGTCAACCTTCCTAACCTCTTCCTCAGACCACCCCAAACGGTCTGCGACCTCTTTGCGGCTCCCAAGCCTGCGGCAGAGGAAGAAACACTGGACCCGCTCCACTGTCCCTAAGACTTCCCTAAAGCGAGGGAACCGGAGCCATCTGCTGGTACCAGCAGATGCCAGGGCCTCAGATTCGACCTCAAACACCCCTCTGTCTTTGCAGGAGAGCAGCGAGACAGCCTCTATATCGCGCGGAAGGCACAGAGTAAGACCGGAAAGACGTCTCAGCAGGGCGAAGGCTCTGAGGGGCGATATGCGGGCTGTGAGGAAGGTGACCGCCTCCCCGCCAGTGTTACCAGATAGTAACACTTGCGCCAATAGCAATTCCCGCTCCTTTTGGGACGTATTTTTGTTAAAAAATACGTCCGGCAAGGTCGCGGGCTTCGGCGCACTCTTCGAGTGTGTACTGTTCCTGGCGCCCATAGAGGTCCTCGAACAACAGCCGGGCCTTGAGGATGGCCCGGAAGATAATCAGCCGGCAGGCATCGACTGAGAGGCCAGAACGCACGGCTGCGTTCTTCTCGTTCTGAATAGTCCCGTAGTCGAGCAGCATATTGACTGCCCACCGCCAAACCTCCTGGTCAGGCGTGACAACGGGACCGGCTTTCAACGCTTTGGAACGTAAATGCTCAACCAAATTACCTTCCAGCAATCGAGCGTTCGCCTCAATAGGGATAGGCAACCCGTGAGCAGAATGTCGGGATACTTCCGGGTCACTGTCAAGCGACCGCTCCGGCAGGCACAGGATGTCTCGGCAGTATTCAGACCACACCGACTTGATGGCGTAGTAGAACCAAGAGTTCCAAGTGTACCCTTTGGGGATAGTCTTATGGCCAAGCAACCGAATGAACAGCGCCGATACGAGGTCGTCTACAAGAGTCGCCTCGAAGCGAACGCCCTTCTTGCGAAGGAAGCCCACCGTCATCTTGCGGAACAGTGCTTGTAGTTCAGAAGCCGCGCCGCCAATGACAGTCCGACCACCATTTCGTGCCGACCGGAGCATTTGATTGAACTTTGCAGTGTCCACTAGCCGACCTTCTTTTTCTTCTTTTTCTTCAGAGCCTTCGGTGTTGCCTTCCGGCTACCCTGCACCACCTTGAGCTTGACTCCGTAGATTTTCTCCAGCTGGTCGATTAGGTAGCCGAGTTCGATAACGGCTCCACCTTCATCGTCCCGAACGTGCGCAGACAGATACGCCAGCGCCATCATATTCAAACGCTCACCATCGGACTGTGACGGGAACCGCTTGGTGAGAATGTCGAGCGCCTTGTCCACCGTCTCGGCTTGCGACTCGTTCAGCTTGAACCGACGGTTGACTGTGTTCTCCACCATCGAGATGGCAACATCGTCATCCGTCTTACCCTTGCCCTCCTGCGCCTCATACTTGACCTTGCTGGTGAGTTCGCGAAGCGTCATGCCCTCCGCCTTCTTGACCCACTTCTTCAACTGGGGCACAGTCGAGACGATGCGAAGAACCTGTGACACCTTTGCCCATCCCAGGTCAAGCAGTCGGCGCTTGTAGACCGACGGGGGTTCCAGGTCCACGATTTTCTTGTGGATGGTGATTAGGTGTTGTGCTTTACGGGAGCGAAACTTAAGCACCTCCTCACACCACTCGTCGAAAAACTCGTACTCGACTCCATCCCAGTTGACAAACAGTCCCTCGTCCCGAACGCGAAGGAGCAGCGCCCCCAAGTTGTAGTAGCTGGTATGAATAGACGCAACGCACCCACGCACTGCGCGGGCCATCGCCTTCGGTCCCATCGCTTGAACGTCCTGGGACTCGAGTAGAGAACTGCCTTTCTTCATGTGCCACCTCCATACCTATTTTACCTTGTTAGGCGAGAAAATTCTCGGGAGCCTTTTTACCCCAACAGGCTTCCTGAAAGAAACACTCGCGTGATTTTGGGTGCCCAACATTCGGGCACACCCGGTAGTCTGCTTTCGCCTTCAAGTTACCCTTCCGCGCCCATTTCACCTTCTTCAGAATGTCAACCCAATAGGACCGATTGCGTTTCACGAACCGGTACTTCTGCTGGGAGTTGTCCTTGCAGTAGTAAATGATTAGCCCGAACTCAACATCAGCCAGGTTGAGGTAAGTCTGCATCTGAGGGACATGCTCCTGCTTAGGCAGCCCTCCCCCATACTTCTCCTCGAACCCGTTTTTGTTGATGGTCTTGTAATCCACGATAACGCGCACCCATACCACTTGCTTACCCACGCGCACCCGCACTTCCCAAAGACCGTCAATGTGCCCCGTTACCTTCAACATCTCAGGGACACCCTTCACTTTCTCCTGCACTTGCGGCTCAACATATAACCAGGGAGGAAACATATAAAGGTTCCCTCCTTTGCACTTCGGGCAAGGCGCAGGGTATTCGACATCAAGGTCCGTCAGTTTATCAAGCACTTCGACCATCGGCATGGCTACCTTGCGGTGGGTCAGGAATCCACAGGCGGGACAGCGCCACTGACCCTTGCGAACCTTGCGGGTAAGCCCTGCATAGTATTGCAACTGCTTGTGCACCACTGTCCCTGTATCCACGATGGGGATAACTTTGCCCGGCAACGTCTTGGTACGATTCCACTGCTGCACTTTGTCCCACGCCTTCTTTTTAATGAGCTTGATGGCGAAGGCTGACTCTACTGGACAGAAGGAGTGCATTGCCGACGCGCGAAAGACGCGCACCTTATTACCGGGAGTAGAAGTAGGCGTAGCATCATGGTAAGTGATTACCGCCTTATCTAAGCGAACCCGAGGCAGCAAATCCTCGTAGGAGATTTCCTCTAGCACAGCCGCTTCAACCATTCCTGAGCCTCCTCGAATTGGGAACCATTAACCGCAGTCAACACGCCGCACATGACATCAAACACATCAGCGGGTACGGCGAACCAATCACTAGAAAATTCCCCCGGCATCTTGTCGAAACCGAGTTGCAAAATAGGCACCTTGCCCTCTGCTCTTGCTTCTCGACATATCTTGCAAAGGACTTCCATTTTGATAGCCAGCGACCCCTTGCTAGTTGTCTTTGCTTCCTCTCTGGCGAAGAAGTTCTTTACATCGCCTTTGTCATTACCGCATCCACTCCCGCGCGTCTTCTCACCGCGAAGGATGCGGGCACCCTCGGCCTCTTGCCTGTCACACCCGCGGACCACCCGGTCTTTCCGCTTCGGAGGCAACTGTACTGGCCGGTTTCTCTTTTTCGGTCGAAGACTCATTTAGGAACCGTCGCTCACATAGAAGTCAGTGTTCTCTCCCTGAATTACCGCGCGACCGTCAGGCAGCGCGTTGCCTTTCTCGTCGCAGAGTTCATAGGTGTCGAAAAATGCCTGCGGCGCAACAGGGAATCGGCTCCCGTTGTGACCTGTGATGATGAAGTCACCGGGGCACACCATGTAGTGCGTCTCCCCTTTGCGCCGGTTCGGATGGTCTTTCGGCAAAGGCAACGCCCCGTGCTCTGACAAACCTTGCTGACAGATGCCGCATAGTAGCGGAGTGTTGCTGCCTAAGGGCAGCGCCGGGTTGACGGTTACACCTTCTGCGTCGCCTGCCTTGAACCACCGCTCCGCAGTTAGCACCTGCTTCACTCTCACATACGCTTTCATGTTTACCCCCGTTATCTGCTGGTACCCGCAGACTACACTACCTCGAACAGCTCCTCGTTCAGCGACTTCTTTTTCTTCTTGGCCTTCCGCTCCGCCTTCACCTCTGCGACGGTTTTCATTTTCTTTTTCTTCATCGCCTTTTCATCCTCCGCCGCAATTTTCTCTGACGGCAAGGTGATAGTGATGTCTTCTCCAATGAGGTGAGACAGCACTCGGTTGCGAAGGTCTAGATACACTGAAACATTCTCATTCAAGAACTGCCGCAGCGCCTTTTGGGTCTTGAAGTGCCCCACTCCCTCAGACAGAAACTCAGACTGAAGAAGGTAACCCTTCGCCTTGACGATGAAGCCGTGCTCCAGGCCGTGCTCCATCACCATCTCGACATCTTCCGTATCGCCTACCAGCTTACCCTTGCCGGGACGCAGCCAGAATCGAAAGATTCCCGATGACCGGGGAAAGCCGCCCACTTTCGATTTTGCTATCCGGCACCCGAAGTTGCCGAACAATGCACTCGCCCCTTTGTACTCATACTTCTTTGGCTCAAGTTTGACATCGAGGCTGATACCATGCCCCACCGCCCAGCCGCCTGACGGCGACAAGCTGGCCCAGGGCTTGCCAATGTCTTTCGCCCGAACCTGCGCGACGATAACGATGGTAGGCGTGTAGCGATTGAGTAGCCCACCTGCATTGATGGCGCTTGTCCACTTCTGCATGGCGCGAGTCATGACGTTCGCCTTACCCGCAACCTTCGGAGTTTGCGACAGCGCCTTTTCCAGTGTGTCGCCGGGAGTGAGCATATCGAGGGAATCGAGAATGACCAGGTCAACCTCATTCATGAGGATGATGTCTTCCGTTAAGTCGAGAACCTGCTCCGCCCAGTTGCCGCCCATGAGCAGCAACAGGTCTGTATCTACCCCATTCGCCTTCGCCCACGCTTCGTCGATGGAACCTTCTGTGTCGATGTAGAGGCAGCGGAAAGGCTCACAGCGGTCAGTGTGCATGAACTCGATATTCACTTTCTTCCCGGCATCGTTCTTTCCCGCCATCACCGCGAAACCGCCCGTTTTCTTCTTTGCCTTCTGCGGCAGCTGACCTGCCAGGAGATTGAAACTGGACTCATAGTCGAACTCTGACAGCGCGTTGAACTGCGTAGGGTCCATCATGGTCCAGCGAGGTTTGGGGCAGGCACAGTCCATGTCACCCGTCTCCGGATTCAAGACGATGGGCAACTTGCAGTGCCGGCAGTAGTGCTGCCCGGTGCGAACCACCCGAAGGCAAGTGGTGGACTTGAGACTCGATGGCTTTCCCCATATCCGACTGATACGGTTCATGGGAACCCCGCCTGCCGTGCGCCAATCGAGTTCGAGAATACCGAAGGGCAATCGAAGCACCCGCGCTACCGCCGCCTTGCTCAAAGGCAGCGTAACGTGCGACCCGAACTTCGTGTTGACGGAAGCGGAAATTTCCGCCAATCGTTTGCGCCCTTTGGTCGGAGAGCCTTTCTGGTCGTGCAACATAAATCCTCCTAGTGCCGTGCCAAAGTCTGCTGGTACCAGCAGATTAGTTGATGACCTCCTGTACGTCTTTCATGGCAGATTCCAGCAGCGCCCTACTGCCTTCTCTGCGAGGTTGACCGTTGCGGTCGGCAACCCACTTCCACTCACCACGAACAAGCGTCACCATGCCGTAGCCTGTGGGTCGAACGTACTGAACAACTTTGTCAGAGATGTGCGTCCATCCTTCCTTCTCTTTTTTCATGACGGCCCGCATCATTTCCTCGTTGTCCTTCTGCCTGTCCGCTTGCGACCGGTCCCGAAGGTTGACTTGCTCCTTCGGTTCGGCGTCAGGGGCGTTATCCAGGCCCGAAAGGTCGTACTTCTTTTTGTCTAGACTCATGCGTCCAAATCCTCCTTCCGTAATTCACGGTTGAACAAACGCGCGGCTGCCCGGTGCGCCAGTTTCGCGTTGAAGTCCAAAACCTCGGCTGTCAGCACATCGACCAGCGCTGACCTCGCTTGGGGATGCGAGATGGTACTGTCTTCGATTTCGACAGACGCTTGTACAGAATTGTAGTCCCCCATATTGAACGTCCCGTGCGTCTTGACGCGCACAGTTGACAGCGGCACTTCAATGGGAAATACGGAGACGCCCAGTTTCTTCTGAACCAGCTTCTCCGCGCCTGCCTTCGCCGCCTTGTTCACCGTCATTTTCAAAGTGACGGTTCGCTCAGTGATTTTCAAGCTAGCCTTCCCTTTGTCCACGCCCTTCTGCACAACCTTCTTTTTCTTTTTCTTTTTCTTTGCTGCCATTTGGCAGTACCTCCAATTTAGACGCCTGTACCTTTGCGGTAAGTATCTCTTTGAACCGGCGCGAGTTTCCCCGCAGATTCTCCTGTAACATTTCGTAGAAGGCTTCGACGATGACATTGCAGTAGTCCCGGTGAAACAGACGATAGCTGCCCCATCGTTCGGAATATCCCGGCAAAACTCCCTGCGCCAGCCACGCCTGCACAGTGTCGCGGGAGCGGTCGAGTACATACCCTAACCCTGTCGTCGTAAGCCCCACAGTTTCAGATGATACGATGCCTAACCTGGGCACAGACAGCGACCCGTCAAATGACTGGATAAGTCTCTGCTTCATCCCTGCTAACACGCCTTCGAGTTTCTCTTGACGAAGTTTCTGACGGCGAGCCTGGTCACGCTCCTTCTGCCGCTTGCGGAAAGCGGGGTCCTCCGCCCACTTCTTCTTCCGCTTGACAGACAGCGCCTTCTTGTTTTTCTCCCAGTAATTCATGCTACAGGTATCCCCGTCATGAATTTGAATCCTTCGCGTCGGTAGTAGGGAGCGCGACCGTCCCGCGCCCATTTCACTAGAGTCTTGTGTCGGTCTACAAAATCGGCAATCACAGGGCGCATCTTGTCTTCATGCTGTCGAAGGATTCTGCCAACAGGTTGCTCGACGTCTTTCACCGGAGTCGCCAGAGTCAGCATATCAATGTCAGGAACGTCCATGCCCTCATACGCCATTCCATAGGTTCCAAACAGGATTTGCTTACTCGCTGCCTTGTCGAGTTCCTCCTCCGAGCGGCCACCAATATAAAAACCCGCCCTCTTGCGTATGATGGGCGGGAGCATTTCAAACAGGTTCGCAAGATGGTCCCGCGTCGAGGCGATAACCAGGTTCTTGCGTCCTTGCTTATAGGCTTTGATGACGTGCTCTATTATAAGTTCATTTCGATAGTCTAGCGAGGCGAACGTCGTGCCTATCTTTGCCAAAGATAAGACACCCGCAGCCCGCAATCTGCCAGGTTGGATGATGAACGGAACGGGAATGAAAAACACTTTGCCCTGCACATCTTTTCTGACCATCGTGTAGAGGGTATCACCCAACGCCTGCGCGAATACTTTTTCAGTACCGTCTTTACGCCGCAGCGTTGCAGTAGTGCCTAGCAGGTACTTTGCTTTGAATTTGTATGCTACTGTCAGGAACGTAGTAGCGGGTAGATGATGGCATTCGTCAAACAACACGGTACGAAACGCTGAGTAAAGTTCTTCGGGGTAGTCCTTTTCTGCAAGCGATTGCACCGTCGCAATCACGAAGGGATAGCGAGGACCGAACTGACATTTGGGACCCCGAATGTAGCCTATCCTGGGCTTCTTGTTTCCCAAGCGAATCGTCCATACCTTTTTACCATCCACCTCAAAACCCTGGATGGAGTTGCGCCAATTTTTAATAAGGTCGGACTTGTGGACCACAATGAGCGTAGGCCCGCCTAGCAACGCGCCGATGTATGAGTTCATCAAGGTCTTGCCGGAGGCAGTAGGCGCTACCGCGAACCCTCCGAAACCGTTTTTCTTCGCCTTCTCTACTACCCGCTTCACCAGAATACTCTGGTCAGGCGGGTAAGGCGGCTGGTCGAGAAGACTCCAGTTCACCTTAAACGGTAGGTCCGGCCCCATCGCCCGCTTGTCTTGAAAGGTAAAACCTTTGCGGCGCAAGTGGCGGTAACCGAATACTCGAGGTAGCCACAGCCACTTGTCGTTCTCAACGAAAACCTCTACCTCATGAAACTCGCGGAACCCTTTGGTACGAATCGTCAGGTCCTTCTTGAGTTTATTCAAGGCAGTCTTCGTCAAGGCTGACTTCTTGACGGCTACCATCTCGTTTATCCAAGCCTTCTTCATTTCAAATCCTCGCTGGTCAGTCCAGTGTTCCAGTTGGCTATTTCCTCGTTTATCAACTGACCAGCAGCCTGCGCGATTCGGAGCGCAGGTTTGCGTCGAACGAACCGCCCACACTCAGTTACAAAACCAGACTCGGCTCGATTGACCATTAGTCGGTCAGCCTCTTCCGCGTGCCCGGCATCGAAAGCCTCCCGGTGGTTGGCTCCGGTGAATACCCTTCCGTCTTCGAGACGAATGGCTGCGCACTTGATACGCATACCTTTGATGTCGTCATTCATGGCTGCCTCCACTTCTGCTGGTACCAGCAGATAACTAACAGGGTTTCTCCCACCCGCAGTTCGAACACTTGGCGCGGCAAGCGTTGGGCATGGGAGTTCCACACTGGTCACACTTGTAATCGAGCGCCACAGTCGCAAGCACCTTTGGGAGCGATTCCATCTGTTGCCGTTCGCGGGTGTCCAAAGAGTCCAACAGGTCTGTGCAATACTTCGGGAAGGAGACTCCGCGAATCTGCTCCTCGGTGACAACCTGTTTCTGACAGCGCGGACAATACCCACCCTGTAGCTTAATTCCGCATTCGCAGTAGTCTGTCATTTTGCCTCCTGCCAGTTGGGTCCCGAATTTATGTCAGCCAGTACAGGCACAACTAGCTTGCCTGCCTGCTCCATCGTAGCCCGAATCCACACTTTGACTTTTTCTTCGTGTTCCTTCGGCGCTTCAAACACTAGTTCGTCGTGAACTTGCAGCAGTAAACGGCATCCGTATTTTTTCAGATACTTCCGCTTGCGCCACAACAGGAACATCGCAGTATTGATAATGACAGCAGTACCACCCTGTCCGGTGTTATTCATTATTTCACGCATAAGTGCGAACTTCTGCCGGTTATACCTTCGCCGTCCTTCCTCCCCTTGCGCCCGAGCAAGCACGTCCAGTTTCTCAAGGTCACGGTTGAACCTCCGCTTCTGTCCGTTCAACATTCTAAAGTATCCTTGAGCCTTCACTACCTCGAAGATGTGGTTGGCGTAGGCGCGTACCCCTGGATGCGTAGAATGGTAAGCGTTCAACACTTCAGAGGCTTCGTCATTCGACGTATCAATCTGCTTGGCAAGAGTGAAGGCTCCCATCAAGTAAATAGCACCGAAATTCACTTCCTTCGCATCCTGCCTACCCTGCTTGCTACCCCGCTTGGCTACCAAGCCAGTAGACTTAGCAGTTTGCATGTGGATGTCTGCACCCAATTTGAACTTACCGCCACCCTCCTTGTCAGGCTCACCGCAAACCGGACAAGCGTGATAAGGCTTGTTCGTCTCACCCTTCTTCTTGCACTTGGGGCATTTCCATGTCCGGTAAGACTTGACGAACGCAGGGTCGCGCGTAGCGTGCGCCATCACCCGCAAGTCACACTGGGAGTAGTCAGCAACCAGCAAGACGTGACCCTTCGGGGCGACAAAGCAGGCGCGAAGAGACGGGCAGTCAGGGATATACTTTTTCAGAGTATCCCACCGCGGAATGTTCTGAAGGTTAGGGTCAGAACTGCCCCACCGGGAAGTACGTTTAATAATACTGAACGAAGTGTGGATGCGCCCTTCCGGGTCGGCTTCAGCCTCTTCGATTAAGGGGAGCACATAAGTGCCCAATGTCTTTGACAACTTCCGTCGAACAAGCAAGTCGGTCAAAAAGGTATGACCTTGCTCAACTAGCCACTCTATGATTTCCTCACCCGACCCAGGCAAACCGTCCTTCCCATAGTCGCCGGGCTTCAGCCAGGGTGGAGGTTTTAGTTTCTTCACCTTCCACAGCAGGTTCTTCACTTGCGGAGCACTAGCAGGATTGAACTCCTGACCGAATTGCTTCCGAATCTTCTTTTCTATCTTCGCTAACTGTCCCTGCAACAGGTCGCGGATTTCCTTCAGTTTGGGTAAGTCTACCTTAACGCCGGCAATCTCCATCTGGATTGCTTGGCGCATGACATTCTGGTAGAGGTTCCAATAAATCTGACCGAAGCCTTCAGCCTGTATCAAGGGCAAGTAATACTTGTGCAACTGCAACGTCCACAGTGCATCTTTTCGAGCGTAATTGTGAAACCGGGCAATCGCCTTCTTCCGTGCACGGGAAAGAATCCGCTTACCAACCTCCTTCATGGCAACCGACATCACGTCGTCCTTCTTTGTCTTCTCAGGCAAGCGGGCTACCAGGTCGCGAATGTATCCTTCGGGCAAGTCGTCCAACGCGATTAGGTCTTTGTGGTAATCCCGATAGACTTCCCAGACTTCCTGCTGCACCTCCTTTACTCTCTTCTTTGCCTCTTTGAGGATGTTCGCGATTTCCTTCTGAGTAGCTGCGTGCGACTTCGCGCCCTCAGCGCCAAGATGGTCCTTCGCGCACGTTTTCAAGTCATGCGGTCGATTTTCGTCAAGCAGGAAATCCATAATCATCGTATCGGAGATTCGCTTCGTCTTGGGCCATAGCCCTCTCGCGTAGAAAACCTTTAGGTCATAGGAGGCATTGTGAAACGCCAACATCACTGCCTTGCGATTAAATAACGGCTGGAGCAATCTACGGCGAAACTTTTCCCACCGCGCGGCCGCTACGGTTTGCGGCATCTCTTCTGAGTTAAAGCTCCAATAGTGTGACCATTCGTGGCCTTCATGCGTCCAGGAAATAGACACTCCCTTTAGACGACAATTCAAAGGCGGCGGCACCTTTTTAATCGCCGGACCCTTGTGGCCTGTCTCAGTGTCAACTGACACTTCCGGCGACTTTAGAATAGCCTTTACTACTTTCGGACTTAACTTCACCACTCACCTCAAAAGAAGAGTGCAGGGGACCGACCGGAGCCGGTCCCCCGCTCTCTGTATTTCGACTAGAGGCTCTTTTTCTTCTTTTTCTTTCCCTTCTTGCCCTTCTTGACTTTCTTTTTCTTGGCCTTCTTTTTGGGCTTGGGCGGTGCCTCCTCTTCCTCGTCTTCGAAGTCAGTGAAGTCCTCCTCCTCTTCATCGTCGTCCACCGAAGCGTCCGCGCTGGAGGTTTCCTCCTCTTCATCGTCATCCGAGTAGTCGTAGGATTCCGATTCAGACTCTTCCACCTTCGGGGCGTCACCGAGGCCCAGGTAACCGAGGAAGAAGTCAATCCGCTTCTTGGTCGGCTCCAGTTCCTTCTCGTAGTCGAACGGCGCAATCAACATTTTTAGCGCCTCCTTCTCCGAGATGGTTTGCCCCTTCCGCTTGAAGTAGTCCTGAATCATTTTGATTCGGGGCGAGTTCGCGAAGAACTTGGGACGGTTGACTCGCTTAATCCACATCCAATCGTCCCCGACCGTAGGCGACGTCTTCTCGTTGCGGAAGATTTTGAACATCCCTCCCTTGAGGGAACCGAACTCCTCCCGCCTGGTGAGAAGCCGTTTGGCTGCCTGCGAGTTCAGGGGGACCAGCTTGCGCGTGTGCGTGTACTGCCGCCCCTCAATCTCAAACTTGGACAAGTCGATGCAGGACAGGTACGCGACGAACTTCCGCGCAATCCTTTCGTCCTTAATCATCGCGTTACAGATGCGGCACTTGCCCGGTACGGGGTCGGGTCCGGGAGACGTGCAGGTGACCTTCATCTTCATGGCGTTCTTATCGCCCTGAATGAAGACGGAGTGTTCGTACACCTGTACTGCCTCGTCATCCAGCAGAATGAGTTTAGTGCCCTTCCCGATAGGCAGGTACAACCTGTTTGCGAAGTCCGGTCGCACCGAAGTGCTGCCCGGCATCTTCTTGGCCGTTTCGAGACCCCGATTCATGTAAGAGGAACCCATCTGAACCTTCCTTTCTGGCTACTAACGAGCCGCCTTTTCGTCTCATAAACGAGACTCATTCGATGAACTATCAGGTCACTCCTTTTGACCCCCAGTCCACCAAGGACCAAAGTTTACGCTCCTCCATCGCCATCTTCCGTTCCTCGGCCGAGGCGTCGAAGGGGTCCAACCCTTCAGGGAGGAAACCGACGAACAGAACGAAATGCTTAAACAGGCGCAAGCCCACTTTGAACATCCCTGTTGACCCTGCCGAATCTGCGTCAAAGAGAAGAGTCAACGCCTGGAACCATCGCTTCAGTCGCTGCAATCGAGCGTCGGTCATAGTCGCCACACCGCTCATTCCGAGAACATTCGGATAATGTCGACTCGTTGCGATAGTGTCTAACGGACCTTCTACCAAAACACCTTCCGGTACAGTCGGGTCAAGAAACTGCTCGCCGTAAAACATCTTTGTCAGTGAGTCAGGATTCTTCCCGTAGTGGTAATACTTCGGGAGCTGTTCCGCATGAACGCGCCTTCCGCTGATGGCTATCAACTTGCCGCTGAAGTCGTACATGGGGAAGAGGTCCCGATGGTTTAGAGGGTCATACCGCAAGTTCCACTTCTTGACATCGCCAGGAGTGATGCCCCGCGCACGCAGGATAGGAGACACCTCTTTTGTGGAGGCTTGGAGAATATAGTTCAGTGTCGGGTCGAGCTTAATTGCCTTGGACTTTTTCTTTACCGCCTTCGTCACTTTCAGAGGGTCATACGGTCCCCCTTCGTTCTTTTTGACGAAAGCATACCCGACTTGGTACCGCTTCAGGTCAGATTCAGTTGCCAGCCGATAAGCAACTTGCTTAAGGGTGCCCCCATTCCCGCAGGCGAAGCAAAAGCATACCGACGGTCCCTGGTCAGGGGTGGTTATGCTGAAGTTAGGATTCTGGTCTACCGGGTTGCGGTGACCATGCCCTAGCGGCGCGAACGGGCACTGCATATAGACTTCCCGCTCAGTAATGCGGGAAACTTCTACTTCCCAAATCGTCGCCAATGTTTGTACGTCAGACCTGTCCATTTAACTGCGCCTTTGCAAACCTGTCCGCCATCTCATTAAAGAGAATCCCGGCGTGACCTTTTACCCACTTCAGTTTGAACGGAGACTTGAAGTACAGTTCCTTCGCCCTCCGCACAACACCCGGATGCGTCTTTGATGGAAACTCGCCTCGAATTGCAGAGAGGGAAAACTTGCTGTCTGAAAATACTGTAGCCCTCTTCGCTTTTAACCGATGCAGGTAATAGAGCGCCCAGTAGACTCCACTCAACTCTGCCGACTGACTCGATACCTTCGTCACTCCTATGAACATTGATGCGAACGGGTCTGTCTCAACATAACCGCTATACCAAGCGCTGACTTCTCCAGCGTTATGAACCTTAAGGTCAGGCTTCTCCACAATTACAATGGCCCATGCCGCGCAAGGTCCATACGCTTTTCGATGCCCTACAACTGCTCCATCGGTATAGACGGCTATCGTCATCTGCTGGTACCCGCAGACTATTCGTAGGCGTACTCGAGGTCGACTTCGGCGTCTATCTCCTCGTCCACCTTCGCGTCAGAACCTACCATCGAAGTGGAAATCTCACTGAAGTTTCCAGCGTCAATGTCCCACTTCAATAACAACTCGTTCAGTTCAATGCCCTCCCGCACCTTCAAAGACCGAAGTAGCATCTCCTTCATCAATTTCATGGAAGGTGTCTGAAACAGCGCAAAAACAAAGTCAGCATCGTGCAGAATCGAATCAGTGAAGGCTGCGGCGACCTGGTCCGCTTTGGTATGCGACTCGCGCACCTCTTTGTTGAACTGGGAAGTAACCATGATAGGTACCGCGGCGCGCGTAGCGACTTTCTTGATGTCGGCAATCAACTGCGCGAACTCTTCCCACTTCTTTTTCTTCGCAGCCAGGTAAAACGAATCCCACACCACAAAGCCGTATTTGCCAAGCTGGATGTTCAGCTCCAGGTCGAGCGGAGAGGAGATTTCATTCGGGCCACAGATGTCTACATATCCCCACTTCTTGCTTTTCTCCAACCGCTCGTACCACTTGTCCATTTTCTTCGACTCTGCCTTGGTCAACTTGCCTTTGCGGTAACGGTCTACGCTAACCTTGGCACCTACGCCATCAAAACGAATCCCCATCCGCTCTGAAAACATCTCCATCGAAGTGAGCAGTCCGTTCGTGCCGCTCTGCATCGCCGCCTGTTCATTCAAGATTGAAAAGAATGTCTTACCAATGCCGGCCCTGGACAGCACAACAATCAGGTCACCCGGCTGCCAGCCCTGCGTTACTGCATTCAAACTCTTCCAGGGTGAGGGCACCCCTAGCATTCCTTTCAGTTTCTTTCGCTTAAGGTACGCCTTCTTACGTTTGAGCGTTTGTCGATTCATCCGCAAGGGACCTTGCGCCTCTGCCCGCTGCAATCGCTCTACGGTAAGCACTATGCCTTTCAACGCATCCACACTGCCGTCGATATTATTTGCCGACCGCATCGGGGTGTACTTCGTTCTCAGTCCAGTCTCCAGCAAGTTGAATGCGTGACGGGTTCGCAGTTCTTTCGCGTAGAACGGCGTAGGCTCAATGGCTTTCAAAAAAGACATTTCCTTGAACCGGTCCTTGGTGGTGCCTAAGCGAGGCAACCGCCCATACTGCGAATTGAACTTCTGTATGAACTCGAATACCTCCTTCCAGTCCTCCTCGAAGTAATCGGCCTGCATTCCTTTCAGGAACTGCGGCTTCCTACTTTTGAGCAACGCGGAAAAATATAAAGAATCGGCATCCATTAGTTTCCGCCTCCTTTGCCCCACTGGGTTGACTTGATTTCCACGATGGCGACCGTTCGTTTGATGATGTTCACGATAGCTTCGGTATACACTTCAGTAAGTTTGGGCGGCGCGTAGTTAGACGTAACTACGATAGGCAAGCAGCGGTCGTACCTATCCCGAAAAACACCCTCAAGTTCAGCCCCGCCTCCTTTCTTGGAACTGAAACCTTCCGACCCCAGGTCATCCAGAACCAGGAGGTCTACTTGCTGCATCCTGTGACGAATTAAACCCAGGCCGTCCGGGGTCTCCTCATTGTCATAGACCGCGCGAAGCAGATGCCGCATCCGCATGAAAAACGGCTGGCCGCCTCGCCGGATAACTTCCTTGAGAATAGCGACGGCCGCTGAAGTCTTTCCTGTCTCGAAACCGCCGAAGACATAGAGGCCCTGACCCTTCTCCACTTGCAGGTGCAGCGTCTTCAGGTACCGAAACAGTTTTTTCTTGTGAGGAGAATCCTCAATTTGTTCAAGGGACACCCTCCAATACCGCTCAGGAACACCTGCGGAGTGCAGCGCCACTCGGGTAACTTTTGCTATTCGATTCGGGGATAGTCTTCGTCGCTTCATGGCTCTGCCTAGAACTGAACCCAATCCTCAATCGCTTCCGTAGCCATCGCAGTTTGCTTGCCCCTGTCGTGAATCGCGTTCTTGGATTGGGGCATCCCACGGTCCTTGACATCTTTGACGGTATGGAAGTAAGTCTTGAACAGCCCAGGATTCGGTAACCCGTACCACTTGAAGTGCAGTTTCAGCACGTCAAAATTCATCACAAAGAAGTCGGCTACCTCTTTTGCTGGACGCACACCTACTTCGGCTATTAGGCGTTGCATCTGCGCCCGCCCCTTCGCTTTCGCAGTCGAACATCCTTTCCCACGCTCTTTGAATTTGTCGAATATCATTTGCCAGAGCGTTGTACCTGACCATTTATCAAGAGGAAGCCAGCGCCATTCCACCAACTGCACTGACCCGTCCTTCTTCCGACGAGCTCCTCGAAACTTGCGTTCGAGTTCTTCCACCATGAAATACCTGCTGGGCTTCCCTACAACAAAAACAACCTTCTTGTCTTCCTTAAATTTTCGCGCCCATCGCAAGTTGAGCAGCCGATTGATTTCCCGCTCAACAGCGCCGACCTCAAGGTCAAGAGACTTCGCTATCCGTTTCGCAGTGGGCAGGCATACCCGCTCCCCGATAGGTAGCTGAATTGTCTTGGTAATCGGATTGGCACACTTTAGAAAAGCGAGTGAACCTCGCACCTCCTCAAAATAAGCAGAGCGTATAAATGTTTTTGTATCTATCATTATTTATTTGCCTCCTTAGCTTTTCTTCCCTTTTGCCTTCCCGTTGGGATGCACTTGCGTCAGGTGATGGCGGAACTGAATGAGAAAGGTTCGTTGCGCGAAAGACTCGACTTGAATACCGTTTACCTTTCGCTTGTCTCTGAACCGCACCCATTCCGCCAACAACCCAATAGCCAATCCTGTTCGACCTACCCCCGCCGAACAGTGAACCACTGCCTTCTTCGTCTTCTCCCGCAGAACATCGTCCATCGCCCTTGCGAGTTTGTACGCAAAGGTAAGGCGGGGAACGCCGAAGTCAGGAATTGGGAACCGATGAACCTTGAACCCGTGCACCCTGTAATATCCAACGAGGTCTTTGCCATAGTATTTGAAATACTCGCCGTCAGTCAGCAGGCAGAAAATGTCGGTAATACTATCTTCCTTGAACCCCAAAATGGCTTCTTTTAGCGTTTTAGGTCTTACTGTCTTCAACGGGTAACCTGGTCGCGATGCCTTATACAATCGTGGAAATCCCTCAACTGGTTGAATCGAGTAAACCGGGATTCCCCAATCCGGCTGCTCGATGCCTTCTAAGGCTGACTGTTCTTCCGCCATGACTTCCTCCGCTATTGCCCCAGTATGTCTTCTGCATCATTTTTGTTGATAAAGTCACTGTCGTCTTCGACCTCTTCCTCTTCGTCCTCAAAGTCGTCTTCCTCGTCGTCTTCGCCAACCTCTAGCAACTCCTCCATTGTCACGCCCGATTCATCATCGTCATCCTCGACCGCCTGAAGCACATCCTCTTCCTCTTCCGTTTCCTCGTCCTCCACCAGGTCCAACACTTCCTTCAGGGCATCTTCATTCTGCTGTTTCTTGGAAAACCAAGGCGAGACGCTTTTGGGGAACTTCTGGAGAATCGGATTTTCATGTTTGCTGTCGTCGCCCGGAGTAGCCTTGGGGGCTCCACCTCCTACCATCCAAGGTGTCGCACCCGCTGACGGCAGCAACCTAAACGTCAACTTGATGGTGCGGTTTGCAAACCTGTGAAAGATACGCTCCATGCCCTTCTCAGTCTGCTGGTACCAGCAGACTGCCCTTCTCTAGTTCTCGGCTCAATAGCGTTTCCGAATGCCCCAACCAGGACCAGTTACGAAACTTCTGCGGAACCCGTGACTCAACGGTCAACTCTCTGAACAACTTCAACGAGAATACTGCTTCCTCTAATTGTTCTTTCACCTTCTTGTTGTAAACCTTGCCGCTCGACTTAACGCCCTGCCGCAACCACCAGGCGGGGTGCCTGATGTGTAGGAATCTCATGCCGCCGAAGTTGACCGTGCGATTGCAGTTCACTGGCAAGTTCTTCTCCCCCTTCTGCGGGTCGGCAATCGGGAAGAAAGTTCTCGCCGCGTGCGCTCCGATAAGCACTACCCCTTTGGGCTTGGTGTTATCGAGAAAGGCAAGAAGACGAATGAGGCAACACGCCTTCTCCCAATGGTGAGGGTCGCGGTTATTCGGAGGACGGCAGAGGACTGTATTCGTTATCGCGTAGTCCTGCCCGAAGCCTGCATTGGCGAACATCCAATCGAGCAGTTTCCCTGACCGCCCGACGAAGGGTGTACCCGTCTCGGCTTCCTTCGCACCTGGAGCTTCGCCTATCGCGACAATAAGAGGTTTCTTACGGCCCCGGAAGAAGACAGGCCGCTCACCGTAAAGGGTGCAGACCTTTCCAGGGCAGAGGTCGTTGTTGACCTTTAGGAGGGATGCCTTGGCCCACGACTCATCCGGGTACGGAATAGTAGCGCAAGCGATTGCGGGCTTGCCGCCGACAGCGCCTTTGAAGTGCGCCCTCGCTGCCTGCTTGAGTCGTTTCCTAGTTGTGAGTTTATCGAGATACCGTCCACCCTCTCGGGCATACAAGACGGTATCTTCTCCCCGCGTAGCGCGGAGGAATAGAATACGCCTTCGCACGGTCTTGCTCCTGTCATGTGAACTCCTATGCCGCTTATATTTTATATTGGTGTGAAAGAATTATCAATCCCGAGACAAAAAGAGAGCCGGCACGCCAAGCACCGGCTCAAAGAGATACTACCACGAGGGCAGCAAAGGGCTGGTTAGGCTTTCGCCAGTTCTCCGACGACCAGAGAACGGAGGACGTTGACGGCCAGGTTGCCAAGCGTCTTGAGGAACTCAGTCGCCTGCGCCTCGAAGGTTGCCCGCTTGATGGTAGCTTCCTTCAGCGCCTCGTTGTTCTCCTTCATGGCCGCGATAAGGCCGTCGGGGCCGAGCTTGGTCCGGATGAAGTGGTCCCGAGCCTTCCCCTTCGCGCCGGAACTGAGAAGGTTCAGGAACTCGTCGAGACCAGCCTTGCCCAGGTCGAAGAGGTCTTCCTTGTGGTCCTTCAGGTAGTTGAGGGCGACCTTCGCGTGGCCCTTCAACTGCGGCGGAAGGTCTTCCGCCTTCTTCTCGCCTTCCTTCAGCATGGCGTCGTACCAGCCGGGGTCTTCCTTCTTCGCAGCCGGCTTCTCCTTCGGCTTCGACGCAGCCTTGGGCTTCTCCTTGGGCTTCTCCTCCTTCGGTTCGGACTTCGGCATCTCCTCCTTCGGTTCCTCGGGAAGGGCGTCAGCCGTGTCCTTTTTGGCAGACTTCTTTGCCATCGCTCACTCCTTTCAAACAATTGTGACGGTTGTGAATGGACAGGCTACCCGCCGTCCCCTCCGTCGGGTTTCTTTTCAGCCTCCTCCATCTTGTCGAGGAGTTTCTTGGCTTCCTCGTCATCGTTGAGGCCCCAGTCGAGAATGAGAAGTGTCTTGAGGCACTCGCGCACGACCTTCTGGTCCTGCTCTTGCGTCGTCTTTCCTTTGTCCATGAAGTTGAGAACGTAGGCTTCGACGGCGACCCGCTGTTCGTGGGTCTTGTTCTTCACCTCCGTCGAGACGCAGCACCCGGATACCAGAACGACTGAAACCAGGGCCATCAGCAGGATTGTTAGAAACTGTTTCATTGGGCATCTCCTTCAAACAGAAACTGGGAACTTACTTGTGAGGCTTGTTGTGGTCCATCGCCTTGAGGAAAGCGTCGAGCAGCGGCTTGTCGTCACCGACTTTCTCGAGGAGAGCGTCGATGTACTTCTTTGCCGCGTCGGGGTCCAGACCCTTGAGGTCGTCGAGTGTACCTGTGAGCCAGGTAGCAACTCGCTTGGACTCTTCGACCGTCTCGCGGTCCACCTTTCCCTGCTTCACCAAGTAGGCAACGATGCCGCCGCCTACCATAAGGATCACTTGTAGCGCCAGAATGATAATGGTTGCTGTCTGCCCGTCCATGCCTAACCTCCGTTTTTCTTTTTGATTTTCTCGTCTAAGTCTCTAGAGATTCTGTCGAGACGGTCGTGCGTTTCAGCCATCTTCTGCGACCGAAGGCTAATCGTCTCGTCCAGTTCTTGTTTCAAATGAGCCTGTGTCTGGGGACGTTTCGACGGAGAGGATGAACGAGAATTGTAGCTGTTGTGTCTTCCGACGGGAAACAGGCTTCCGGTTCCATATAGGTATCCGGAGTAGCTACCTTGACATCGTTATCCCGACCTAGGAAAAAGTCCACCATCTTGGCAAAGAAACTCATGGCGGTCCTCACTAGCGAAGAAGTTCCGTCACCTTCTCCATCACGCAGTTAACCTTGTCTAAGGTATTGACTGTCTGCCGATTGTAGACTGTCGCTTCCTGCATGATTTTGACAGACGTATCCTTCGCCTTTAGAAGTTCACGCACCAGGTACAGGATGAATCCTCCGAGGAAAGGATAACCGGCCACTGCGCCCACCAGAAGCCATTTGATTAGGTCTACTTGCTCGTTACCCATCGACGCTGTCCCCCAGTCAGTACAAGATGTAGCAGTCAGTCTTGTCCCCATAGAAAAGTCGAATCAACCGGTCTTCATCTCCGGGACGTCCTGACCCCAACACTCGAGAGTTCGATAGTAAATAAATGACTGTGGGAGACCCCTCCGGGTAAAACATGAGCATGGCGTGTGCTCGGTCCTCCTTTGATGAAACGGATACCCGTTTCGTCCTTCCCTTATATTTCAAAACAGCTTCCCACAGGCACATGAAGTCGTCACAGTCGCCTCGCTTCCTTGCGATAGTTACCCAAGCATAGGAAGTGAAGTCCACACTCTCCGCGTGCCAGTGAAAGCCGTCTGTTTGCAGTTGATTTGCAACGGCATAAGGGGAATCCATACCCCGCAGAGTTCGCAAATATGCGCGGGCCTCAGTTTCGTTTTCTTGATATTTTGCCGCCTCTGAGTCTGCCAGAACCCAGTTGTAAGTTTTCTTGATGTGCTGTCGCCAAAACTTACGAAACGGCTTCTGTTGTTGGCAGGTACACCCCACAGCCAGCAAAGAAAACAAAACAGCTAACAAGCTACGCAGCATTGGGGTACCTGACAAAACTTTTACTTCTGGTCCTCTGTTTCCATCTCCTGTAGAGCTTCGGTGAGGAGAGCTTTGGTTGCTGCCCTCGTATCTACCAGAGCGACTTTCCGAGGAAACTTCTTGCGATGGTCTTCCCGCAGTTTCTTCCACGCCGCTTTGCGTTTCTTGATAGTTTCACCGACCACGCCGTAGGCAAAGTCCGCGGTCTCCGTCTGCTTTGTGCAATCCTTCTTGGGCATGACTAACCTCCCCATGCCACGTTAGCCAGGTCGTAATCAGTCAACTCGATATAACCGATAACGCACATGGCGAACAACGCACTGTTAAGAATGGTGACTGTGAGATTGACCTTACGAGTCGCGTCAAGTTGCAACCAGAACCCGTCGTAATTGTGGTCTTCATCTCCAGACACAGTGGCTTCGTTGTAAATCTCTTTGATGAAGGCATCACAGTTAGCGCACTGCTCGAAAATACCCATGTTATTGCTAGTGTTCCACTCTAGTTCAGCGTTAACTGTTGAAGGACCGCCATCCTCCTGGGCCATAGAGTATGTATTGACAAAGGCACACATCGCAATGGGCGATACATGCTCTGACATATCAATCGCTGTAGTGACCAAGTTTGCAGTCCAAAGCAAGTCTTCCGCGTGCCCTGCACAATTACCCGTGGCTCCTTTGCTCTTTCCGCTGCCCGTGGGCTGAATCTTCTGAACGTAGTTGTCGTACTTGACCATCGGAACGGCTTTGGGCGTAGCGCTCCCGTCACCTTCGATGCAAGTGACAAGACGCCATACAGTGTAAACATCTGCGCCGCCGGTAAACGCCGGGTCGGTCAGTCCAGGCCCCACAGTGGGGTCATTCGTGGAATACACCAGCGCAACCGCACCGGTGTTCGGCGCACCAATCGCGTAGGCATATAACCAACCGTTCTGGAAATTGACTTGCAGTGCGTCAGTGTCGTCGGCTCCGCCTGGCCCGATATTGTTTCCAGTACCTCCTGCATCCACAGGAAATAACGTGAGCAACTCTGCCACTGACGGGTCAATGTCAAACCAAAATGTCGCATCGTTCCACGCCCGACCTTGAAACTGGTGTAACAGCCAATTGTAGTTGTTGTTGTTCGGAAGAACTGTCTGGTCGCGACACGCGAAGAGGCAAGTCGTAGACCGGGCGTGCGGTGTAGCCAGAGACGCCTGCGCTGCTGCACTGAGCTTGTGAATATGGTCCCGCCGCGAGTACACAAACAACGACCCTGGCGATTCTCCGCTGAGTTCGACGTCTTCCGGGTTCACCCCATCAACGTTGGGAACGTGCTGGTGGTCGATAGGGACACGATTCCAGTTCGTGCCTAGTACAGCTACTGCACCCGCAGTGTTGTCCGACTGAATTGAGCCCACTACGCCGCGCTGGAGATTGTTCATGTAGGCGCGAATGAGCGTAATGTCGGTGACAATGACGACTACACCACCTGCTTCGTCCACCTGCACCCAGGCAAGCGGAAAAACGGTAGCTGCCGTGAAAGGAGACCCGTTGCCCGGAGCCCCTGTGTAATCGGCGACAGGAGTGATTTGCTCCGCACCGGCCTCGACCTGTGCAACTCCCTGGTCGTCCAAGTACACCAAGTCCCACCGAACTCGCCCTGCCCCACTCACAGCTCCGAATGGTCCTGCGGTCTGAGCAGCCTTTTGATACACCTGACCGTCAGAATGGTTTGTGAAAAACCCTGCTCCGACGTTCACCAGGTTGTCAGCAGGAGCCCGTTCTGTTACCTCGAAACCATCGAGGTCCGGCCCTAGAGTGACCTGTCTTTTCTGAAGTTGCGGAGGTGATGCCATTGTCCGTTCTCCTTTAAGTCCTGCTTACCAGCGCAGGTGACGGAAGTACAGCACGTCGATGGCCGGTCCTTGCAGCGTAATCGACGTGAGTGCAATCCCCTTGAGTGCACCAATAGTGGTTTCGATGTAGTCCCGCGTGTAGTAAAGCCGCTGACCGTTCAGGTACACTTCCAGGCGCTTGGCCCCGACCACAAAGTCGATAGGAACCACTACCTGAGTCTCACCGCCTGCGGCGTCGTAGATGTAGTCTTCCACAGTGTATGACGAGCCCACCAGCGAAACTCCGTAGCAGGCTTCCTCGCAGGCATCCAGCACACTGAACGTCAGCATCCAAGTGAAGGTCATGCTGAACGCAGCGGTCTTGACGATGCTGAATCCTGTCTTCCGGGCGAACATCGTTCCGGCCCCGAACGGATTGGTGAACAGCCCTGCCTCTGTAAAGGTGAAACCATTGCCCTCGCCGACCGCCCAGGTTGCTACAAAGGTTGCAGTGTTGTTCAGCACTGTGGGTGCAACTGCCTTTTGTTGGCCGGTAGTTTGCTCCAGAGTGGTGTCCGACAACGAAGGCGGTGTCGCAGGGGCAGGGTCGCCAAGTTCGATGTACCCGATTTCCGAGTTGGCGATACCCGCAGCCATCGCAGCCATCAGGGAAGCGGCTTGCGAAACGACCAGGTTCTTGTCTTCGAGAACCACGGTCTCTTCGCCAGTTTCGGCGTCCTTCAGGACAACCTTCACCGACCCTCTTACGAGAGGGCCAGGGTCACCGAGAGCAATACTGGACTGTCCTTTCGCTCCCTTGTGCGCGAGACCGGGTATCGCAGGAGGCGTGCCTACCAATGAACGGTAGAGTTGCTTCCTGAGTTCTACGTCGCTTTTCTTCACCATTGGACACTCCTTGAAACATCTGCTGGTACCAGCAGACTAGCCGACCAGGATAACGTACCCCGCGATTGCCGCGGTATGTGTGACCACCACTCGCATCCACTGACCGGCTACCTGCACATGCTGAACATTGGCCGGCACCAGCTGGTTGTTCGCGCTGTCGAAACACTGCACCAAGGGCTTTACCCCCAGGTTGTGATTGATTACCCATGACACCGCCGCTACAGCTACAGGGATTTCCCTGCGACGAGCCAGCGTGATATACAACTCCATGTGTTCTACGAGCGTCCGCCACGACCCGTTGTGAAACCACTGCAACTTGATGTTGGTTCCCGCTCCTGCGTCATCGTAGAGCCGGGTCATCCCTGTCCGTGGAGTCAGCGGATAGGACGGATTCGTGGTGTAGTTTGTCGTGCCCAACGAATTGAGGTTCTTCCGAACCACTTCGGAGGCCAGGTTCGATTCTGTCTCCGGCTGGTCAGGCACGAACGGCGGTAGCGTGTCAGCCATGTATCTATGCCTTTAATACGAGCCGTCAGACGGCTGTGGCGGATTCGATGTTATCACAAGAGGGTCGCCCATTAAAGGGTGAATGAACGGTGTCAGGTCATCGAGGATGATGTTTTTCTGACCATTCGTGTCGATAGTTAGGTGAGTGTCCTGCGGCACCGGTCCCTTATCTCCGATGTAATACTTGTCTTCAGTCTCCCAGTGGTCCACCCCCACACTGGGGCCGCAACATCCACCATCCGTAACAGCATCGACGAGTTCTTCGTCTACCTCCATGATTAAATTAAACGTCCGAAGAACAACGTGAATGGGCCGCACCTCTTCCAGGTACCTCTTGATTTTGTTGACAAACTCAGGTGTTACACCAGGAGGAGCGCTACCATCCAGCGGCACTAGGAAGAAGTCAAAATCTACCCGTGCTGCGTGATAGGGATACTCGTCGTTGACTGTTTCGCCATCGAGAGTAATGGGTCCAACCGGACCAGGAGGATTAAACACTAGCTGCATGGCTCCTGTCAGGTAGTTCACCGTACCGTAACCCCCCAGGCTTCCGATGAAGTTACCTTTCCCGTCGTCCCGCAGCACCTCCGTACCGTCGGTCACTACTAGCGTATACGGCCGCAAAGGTGCCTGTGACAGTGAATTGACAAACACACCGGGAAGCGCAACGCCCGTAAAGGGAGTAGTAGTGACGTAGCGGTCCCGGTCATAACGGTCTTGTTCCTCGGCGTATTCCTTCTTCCACAAAGGATAGTAGAGTATCTTGAATCCAATCATTCGGTAGAACACTGTCCATGACAACGGAGTACCGTGATGGTGATACGTGTCCAGTATGCCTCGAATGGTTGCCCGCTGTGCGGCTTCGGAAAGGCTATCGTCCAGGTCATACCCCAATGAAGTTGCCATGTAAGGAAGGAACTGTGCCGGACACCTATCGGGGTCCGTCAGTTCATCCATATCTTTCAACTCCTCGAGAAGAGTTTCGTGCTGCGTTTCCAGGCACCAGAACAGCCGCTGGATAACGGGCCGCAACCCCAACCGGTCCCAAGTCGCTATGAACGGCTCGGTCTGGTCCCACTTGTAGACCTCCCCGTCCGGATTGTCCCATTGGTCTAGGTATGCCATTGTCCCCGTGCGCGAATCCTCGTCACGAATCGGGGGCAACAGCAGCCCGTACAAATCCGGACGCAAAGAGCCCGCTGTCTGTACTGCACAAGCGTTCCCGCCGTATGTCCAACTGCTGAAACTGGGCATCAATCCCTCCGAGCACGAACGCGGTAATAGAATACCCCATCCGTACCGTGCTGTACTTCGTAGAAGGTATTGGTTCCAACGTAGATAGTCTTCGGGCTACCAAAATTCGGGTCAGCGTCCTCCTCTAGCTCATAAGCGTCCGCGCCGATTGATGGCGTCCAGGTTACAGTGTAAATGCCCGTCTTGGATTCCGACGGTACCTGGAGCACCGTGGGAGGTGCTACCGGTAAAACCGCTGTGGGGTCAGTGCCCGCGAGGTATGCGCTAGTGCCGTAGATATTGCCCGCACGGACACGATAGTAGTAAGTTCCTTCCTCGCGGTCCTCCACAATGAAGCTGGTGTCCGGGCCGCTATATATCTGAACAGCATCTGAGAAGTCAGGCTGCGTTGCTTCTTCCAGTTCGTAATAGGTAGCTAGTGGTGATGACGCCCAGGAAATTTCGTAGGACCCCGACAACGACTCTTCCGGTACCGCAATACTCGCAGGTGGAGCGGGTAACGGACTGATATAAGCAAAACTGAACGGTCCCGCGATACCTTCGTCGTTTCCGAACGGAACTGAATTGATAGTCAGTCGAAACCAGACATCTCCAGTATAACTATCAGTAATCTCCACAGGTACGTTGAATGCTTGCCCTGCGGGCGTACCCGCTGCGGGAAATGAATACAGCGGGTCGCCACTGAGAATCGTCAAAGGCAGCCATGGTCCCGATTCACTTACCTGAGAATACTCAACATCCACTAAGGAAATGTTCGCCCCGTTGGTGTTGTAAATCTTACCGCTTAAATCACCCTCGTTGTTACCGGGTCGCTGTAAGTAATTTTCTACAATAGCAACAATCGTATTGGAAGAGTCTACCGTAACGAGCCCTAGCTCCCGTGCATAGGAGTGGTAGTCTTTCGCAAAAAAGC